AGATATGTCGGATATAAGATATTATTTATTCACAAGAAAAGACATTGCGCAAAAAAGATTAGAAACAAAGGATAAAGCTTTACAGAAAGAAATAGACACTACAATAGAATATATGAATAGTAGATTAAAAGAAATTATATTTTATGACGAGGTTTAAATACCCCTATAAAAGCCAACTTTAATTAAATGCACTAAAAACATCAATTATGACATATAAAGATACAGGAATGTTTAATATGCCTCATAGACGTGGATGCGATACCGTTAAGTTAGTGTTCTCCGCATATGAAATTACTAAGAAGCCTATAAAGTATTGGGCTAACATAGGAACCGTCAATAAAAAAGGATCTTTCTACAAAATAATATCCTTAGTTAAAAAGATAACAGGAGATTTTACAGGAAATGGAATTACATATTTGGCTTACTATGGAGGGTCTAGGCTTCTATTTCCCTTTCAATTAAATTATCATGGAAATAGCTTTGAATTATGTGTTTATAATTGTTTTGGGGAAAACCCTATAGTTATAAGCAGGAAAATAAAAAGTGATAATGAAAGACTTACTAAAGAAGATGAGGAACAAATAAATGACTTTTTGCGTTTACAGTACCATATTGTTTGGGATGGTTTTAATTTCATAAAAGAATATGTAAAGGAAGCTAAAAACTATACTGACGTAAGGCTAAGAATAAAGGAATTAAAAGAAAAGATAAATTCATGAAATACGGAGTAAGCATAAATAAAGAGTCTGCGGAAGGAACTTCGTTTAAAAAATGGGCGAATAAAATGTTAGAAGAATATAAACTAACAGATGAATATAAAGAAGAACAAAAGATATTCCAAAGAGAGTTTATAGATTACCACATCTTAGGTAAGCCTTTATATTGGTTAGATGGTGAAGTTGTAGATGATTTATTAAAGTGGCCAAAAACAGCTTTATTTACAGAAGAAATGACTTTAGAGCAGATTATAGAAAAGTGGAATCCTTCTGAAGATACGATAGCTAAAATAAAAAATATACAAGATGGAAAATCAATTTATAAGCCATAAAGAAGCTTACGGGCTACATTATGAAAGAATCAAAGATTTCATAAATCATGAAACAGGTTGGTGTAAAATAACTGAAGATACAACTCCAGGAATGTGTGGGCAGACAGCAGGAAGTTATTTAATAAATTCAAACATTTACGACAAAGGAAAATATATGGGCTGGTCTGAATGGATGCCTAAAGAGTTATATTACGAATTAAACAATATTTAGACAGATGGAAAATGAAATCATAAAAATACTTAAAGAGTATGGTTTAAGTGATTATCCAAATGCTCAACTCTGTGCTTTAGAGATTGCAGAATTAATTAATAACAATACAAAATGAAAAAATATTTATACTTACACAAATTCTTTATAGAAGAATCAAAGAGTTACATGAAAGGTACAAATAAGATTGAGTATTATACTAAATTTCCTTTTGCTTACATTAAATTTATGTATTATTCTTTTATATGAATATACCTGAAGGAGAAGATGGAGTAACTCATATAAACATTTACAGTAAGGGTAAGACTTTTTTGGGTAGGTGGCTTACGAATTTCGCTCATACAGAATTTGAATATAAGGCTATAAAGTTTGCATCGTTAGAAGCTTTCTGGTATTGGAGTCTTTGTAACGATCCATCATTATGTAAATTATATGGACATCAAGCAAAAATCGCGGGAAAAGAAATATTAAAACAGAAAGGAATACCACAGTACTTTATAAATGAAGAACTAATAAAAGAAGCAATAGACATTAAACTGAAAACTTATCCTGAAAAGATGAGAGAATTAGCTGAAAGTACTTTAAAATTTACGCACTATTACGAATATGGGGATAAAAGAGTTGAAGCGGGATATGAGTGGGTTACAGAACATTTTGAATTGAGGCGAAAACAATTGAAAGAATATTATAATATATGAAAAAATTTATAAAAAAGATTTTAGAGGAAAATGTACTACTAGAAAAGGATCAAGAAGTTTTTGACAAAGATGGTGAGTTAAAGATAATAAAGCTATATTATAATCCTCAGACTTATGATTGGACTCCTATTAAAGATTTTGCACTAAAAGGCTTGGTATTTAGCAACATCAGTCCAATTATCGAAGATGTATTAAAAACTTAAAGATAAAATATGAACAAAGGACTATGGGCACCATTAAAAAGACCTCTTAAATTTCATTACATGACCTATAGAGATTTAATAGAATTTCATTTAAGATGGTGTAACTATGAACAAGATGACGAATTTTTTGTAGAATATTTACATTATAAACTTTTAAAGAGGTGGGGAATTAATAAAGGAAATTAAATATATAAAACATGCCGCCGAAAAAAATAATGATTGATGGGAAAGTAAAATGCACTACCTGTAAAGATTTTAAGGTACCAGAAGAATTTTTCAAATGTAAAAATAAAACTTTTGGAATCGAATCTTCTTGTAAAGTATGCAATACCGCAAAAAAGAAAGCTAAAAATCCACCCAAAGAAGAGAAGAATTAACTCAATTAGCTACAATAGAATATAAGAATATTATTGAAAACGATACTGATAGTGAAATTTGGAGAGATATCCCTCATTATAATGGAAAGTATCAGGCTTCAAATTTAGGGAGGGTTAGATGTATGCCGATGGTTTATACAACTAAAGGTAATAAGTTCTATAAAACAAAATTTTACCACCCTGTTCAAGTAGATGTTAGGGGCTATAAACATATTCCTTTAACTGGATTTGACGGTGTCATAATTAACAGAGGTGTCCATAGATGGGTCATGTACGCATTTCATGGAGAATCAGAATTACAAGTAGATCACATAAATGGGATAAAAGACGATAACCGATTAGAAAACCTAAGGTATTGTACACCTAGGGAGAATAATCACTATGAAAAACAACTAAATGGTCACAAATACTCATCCCCTTTAGTTGGAGCTTATTGGCAAAAGACAGCTTGGAGTAGTTATATCTCAATAAATAAAATTGAGTATTATTTAGGGATGTATGATACCGATATAGAAGCTTCATCTAAATTCCATGAAGCTTTAAAAAATTGGGAAGAAAAGGGAGAAGTTCCTCAAAAATATATTAACCCTAATAGGACAAGTCAATATGAGGGCATCGATTTTCACGGAGCGAGTCAAAAATGGAGAGTTAGATTAAAAGATTCAGGACTATATATTGGTATTTTTAACACGGAACAAAGAGCTCTGAGAGTTTTAAACATTGTAAAATACCTTATAAGCAGAAATGTTGAGTTGAATAAAGACTTAATAAAAAAGATAAGAAGAAAATACGGAAAAGATAACAGGTTTAATAGGTTAATTTTAGATAAACAAACAGGTAAAATATTTTATGGATTAACAGAGGCTTCTGCATATACAGGGCTTCCCGTAACGACACTTTATAGTCAATTAGAAGGTGTTAGGTGTAAAAATAAATCAGGCTTAGAATATATAAACTATGATTAAAAGTTCAAAAGAATCTACGAAAGAAAGTTTCAATAGAATAAAAGATGGGCAAACAGGTGCTTATAAACCTATTAAAACAAGATATGAGCACTTTAACACTCTATCTCACGGTGGTATAACGAAACAGAAAATATACTCTCTAGGAGCATTAAGTTCTTTTGGTAAAAGTCATATCTTAAGAAATATAGAAGAGGATATATTTAATGAACAATTAAATCCAAATTCCAAAGAAGAAGTTGTACTCTGTAAAGTGGACTGGGAGATGCAAAAAGAGGAAATGATTCTGGCAAGAGTACATTCTAAAACAGGGGTGGATTATTCAGAATTAATGTTTAGTACTCCTACCGAAGATGTCAAAAATGCATTTAATGAGGTCTATCTTGAATTGAATTCAGATCATATTTATGAGACTTTTGACACATATAAGCCAGATAACTTTTATAATGATGTAAGAGAATTTACCGATCAACATCAAGATAAAAAACAGATAGTTCTGACAATAGACAATATAAATTTAGTAGATACTGAAAATAGCGATGAGTCCACTGCCATAGCTAAACTTATTACCCACCTTATCCGACTGAAAAGAGAAGTTAAAAATCTTAGTATAATAATATTATGTCAATTAAACAGGCAACTGAAAGAAAGAATTAATCCTAAAGAACATTTCCCAAGGACATCCGATTTCTACTTTTCCAGTAAAATAGAGCATGCATCAGATATTCAAATTGTAGTACATAACCCTTATTTGCTGGGGATTGATTCTTACGGTGCTGTTAATTATCAACGATACGAATATTTAAGTCAATATTTAGAGGAAAAGAACAAGTATGCTGTGTTCAGGACTAAAGGGCTTACCTTTTGGCATTATGTAAAAATAAGACTTAAGAACTCCCTTAAAGATTTTAGAGACCTATACATAGAAGAGGTTTTTGAAGTCGATAAAGATGATACTGAAATAAATAAAAATGTCTCAGCCGCTCCATCATTCCCCAACTTTAATTCCACTAGCACAATTCCTGTATTTGAAGACACTCCTGTAAAAGTAACACCTTATAGTAATTTGAAGGATGCTTTTGATAGTCCTAATAAAGAAGATCAGGAGCCGTTTTGATAAAAAGCTCGTATATTATCTACTTTGATAGTTTTAAGATCTTTATGCCTAATATTTTATCTATTTTAAAGCATATTTTATTTAGCTTTTTAGTCGATTTTTAAATGAAATGTATAATATAATTAGCCGAAAAAGGATAGTCAGTAGTAGGCAAATAACAAACCAGTGACCCTAATCCCAAAGTTGTAATAATTAGAAAGCTGTTAGGTTATTTATTTCCCTTTGATTAATTAATTTTATTCAAGGGGATTTTTGTTAAAATATAGTTAATGGATATTGTTTTTCAGTTTTTTATGCGGAAATTTGCTTTAAACAAATAAAGTAAAGATCATGAATACAATACATCTCATTGATGGAACATCGGTTTTAGATGTTGTTAAAATTACATTTGGAGACCACGAAATAACAGTTCGCTCATTAACAAGCAGTGAAGATATAATAATTGAGTATGCAGATATTAATTTTATACAATAAAATATGGGATTTAATTATAAATGGACTTGTCCTCAAATTGATAGAGCTATAGATTATATAAGAGGGCAATTAGGTGAGAACATATATAGTATGATAGAAAATTATATAGAGGAGATTAGAGAGAGTAATTCTCATATAAGGGATGCCGCCAATAAACAAATAGATGATTTGGAAGATGAATATACAAGACAGATTGAAGCCCTCAAAGAAGAAATACAAGACTTAATAGATAAATTAGAAAACCAATAAATTATGGAATGGATAAGTATAAAAGATAAGTTGCCTGAATTTAGAGTTGAAGTTCTTTGCTTTAGTGATAGAGAGAATTATACAATATACAATGTAGACACTTTAAAGGAAATAACAACAGATGAGAGTGGTGTTATAGTAGAATTTTGGAACACATCCGACGTCAGCTATTGGATGCCATTACCCGAACGCCCAAAAAATAAATAAATTATGACAGAAGTAGCACAAGCCTATTTGTTGGGTGTGATAGTAGGTATAATATTATCTTGGATATTTAGAAATTTAATAAAACAAGGAAATGAATAAGTTACCAGAAAGCATAGAAGAAATGTTTGAAAATACGCCAGAAAATTATCGTTATTTTTCTTATGAAAGTATGGACAATTTTTGGTCAATGGACTGGTTTATAAAGAACTTTGAATTGCAAGATTTTGTGTATATTAATGACGGAACTCAGATAATTCTAGAACATCCCGATTATGAATTTAAACTACAAGTTGATGCGGGAGGTCTAGGGGATTTTTATTCTCACAGTTTTAATACACAAAAAATATGAAACATTTGGAAGTACGTGACATAATTCAAAGGGTATCAGTAAATATTCACACAGATAGAAAAGAAACTGTATTATATGAAAAAGTTATAGATAGAGTCACTAAGAGATATGCCTTTGCAGATAACTGGAAGTTTAAAAGAGAACCTTACATGGATGATTATGAAAGAATTGACAGTTATGATTCCCATTCTATCTTTTATAAATTAAAATTAATAAAGTAATCTCAATAATCCCGCCCGCAAAAGATTTAAACGGAATATTCACTTCAGAATTATGGAAATAAAATGGTAACAAAAGAAATTAAAGTACAAATAAGTCTTTATGATTTTAAAGAAGAAGATATAGTGAGCTACGCTAAAAATGAGTTAGGAATGTTTTCAGATTTGACAGAACTTGAAACCTCAGATTTATTAGAAGAACTGTCTTTTAGAGGTATACAAAATTTTGATATTTATGACTCTAATATTCTTTATTCCGCCGCTCTAGGAAATATATTAGCTAATCTAGAAGATATTCCAGTTGAAGAGTTTCAGAATTTAATTAAGAAATATAATTTGTAAAAGAAAGGATTTTTATGGAACAAACATTTAAAATTTACGGAGGCGAAGGAGAAGTTAAATATCAAACTTCAGAAGCTAATAATGAGCTTGTAGTGGAAGCTATAATAAAGTGGTGTGAGAAATATAATGTATGGGGAGCAGAAAAGATTCATGGAAACGATGATTGTCTTATAGAAGCTCCTTCTCTAATATCCTATATAGTAGATAATATTTTAAAGTTTGAAACAGTTAATAATGAAGATGATTTTTAATTATGACAGTAGAACAGTTTAAAAAAGAATATCCTCAGTACTCAAACCTACATGGCCAACAGCTTTGGGATAAAATGTATAAAGAATTACATTCTTCAGGATATAAGTTTACAAGTGATGGCATTAAAGATAATTTTCATCAGTTTACTTTAACTCAGCGTAAGGGAATGGAACCTCGAGGTGATTTCGAAGAGCCTATGACAGGTTTAGAATCATTGCGGCGAGAAGAATACATAAGACAAGCTCAGGAAGATGACACTTATGGAGATTTATATGACACTAAAATAGAAATAGAGCACGATGATTCTTTGCCAACGAGGCCTTTAAACACAAATAAACCAACTGAAAGCTATTCTTTTGTAATTTGGGATGGAAATAAAGATAAGTTTAAACCAGAAATGAAAAAATACGAAATTTGGATTGGATTTGTGTCAGCGTGGGGGCAAGGAGACCATGATTCAACATCACCTACAAAATTAGGAGAAGTAGAAGCAACTTCATTTAAAATAGCTTGTTGTATCTATGAACATCAAAGTGCAATAGACAGCTTAAAAGCAAGGATGGAAAGAGGTGATACATATATTGAAGATACATGGTTTGGTAAATGGGGGTATAATCCAGAAGATAATAGCACTTTCTATCTAGGTAAATACTATGAAACAGAAGAAGAGGCTTGGTCAACATTTAACAAAAAATAAAATGACAAAATATTATAAAGAGGTATTAAGACCAAAAGGAGGAGAAATAGAAACTATGTACTGGAAAGTAGATGAAACTACAACTGTAAAATTATATAACAGCTTATCAGAATTTGGATGGGAAGTATATAGAACTGATACGGAAGACTTTGATTGGGATGAAGTAAGTGAGATAACAGGAGATAAGTTTAAAATAGCTAATAAAGAAGTCTTAGACAGAATTAATAATTTTCGAGCATGAAAATAGAAAGAGAGATTAACGTAAAACAGACTAAAGAGCTAGATTTACCACAAGGAGAGTATTATTATAAAATAAGTGAGAATCAATCTCCTGACGATAATTATTTTCATTTATTTGTTAATGATCAAGATGAAAGTTTCAGTTGGATTAAGGTTTCTATGAGCTATGCAGAAACTGTAATATCTAGGCGTGAGGAAGTGTTTGAACCACATTATCTTATAACTTATCATTTGTTTGGAGTTCCTGCGGCAAAAGGAGAAAATATAACTAAAGAAGAATTTCAATCAAAGCTTAAAGAAGCTATAACTTTAATAAATGGTGAACTTTAATGGAATTAACAATAAAACAAATAATTTCTAAAGAGAATATAGAGGCTAGAAGAAAAGCTGAATTAATATATTACAATTTATTCGGCGCGCCAAAAACTCATAAAGAAGTGGCAGAAAGTTTCAATATAATACATGACATTAAATGAATAATTTATGGATAACTTAATAATCTTACACTTACAAGAGCACACTGTATCCATAAATGATAAACCTGTATTCAATCATATATTCGAAGTTTTTGAAAATCTGGGAGACTTAAAAGCATTTAAGAAATCTTATATTCCGCCCCATAAAAGTGAATACAATAAACAAAAAGTTTATAAAGATGTTTTTAAACTAGGGAACTTTACTGTTGGAATTTCTATATGTAATGAAACAGAATGGAGATGGATAAGAGGATTGACAAATATAAAAGATTCTTTTGGTAATTATGTTTATATAGATCAAGGGTATTAAAATGAAATATATAAATTAGCTTTTAATGTTGTACTATTATTAGCTTATATCGCGCGAAAAAAGAAAGCGTCAGCAAGCTATAAAAACAGAAAGAAAAAACAAGCTAAATCATTGATATGAAAGCATTAGAAGAAACACATCAATCACCTATATTTATTACATATGATATAGAGACTTTCTATTCGATCTTTTGTGTTGTATTCAAATATAAAGACAGATATAAAATATTTGAAATCAGTGAAAGAATAGACCAAGAAAAAGAATTAAAAGCTTTTCTCAGGGAGGCGATAGAAAAAGGATGGTTTCTTTGTGGATTTAATAACTGTAGATTTGATGGTCAAGTATTACAATGGATTTTGAATGGTAAAAATGGTTTATCTAAATTATCTGGCGTAGAAAAAGCAAAAGCTATAATGGAATTTGCATCTGGAGTAATTACTAAAATTAACAACAGAGAATTTCCACCTTATTCGGAAGATAAAATTCAGTTCAAACAACTAGATTTATTTCTTCAGAACCATTACAATAACGCCGCTCGTTTTTCGGGATTAAAATGGATTGAATATAGTATGAATTTTGAGAAAATTCAAGATTTACCCTATAAATTTGATGAGTATTTAGAAAGTGATAAATTTGATGATGTAATAGATTATTGCAAAAACGATGTAAATGCAACAGAAACTTTCTTTTATAAATGTAAAGATTTATTACAACTACGATTTACTCAACAGTCGGAAAATCCACATTTATTATTACTGAATAAATCTGATAGTACAATAGGTGAAATGCTATTTTTAGATATGATGGCTAATAAGTTGGCAGTAGATAAAAATATACTAAAGAAAAAGCAGACTCATCATAAATCCATAAAGTTAAAAGATGTTATTCTGCCTTATATAAAATTTGAAACGGCTGAGTTTAATAGCGTTTTAGAATTCTTCAAAGAGCAGGAAATAACTAGTACAAAAGATGTTTTCAAACACATGATGGTATATGATGGATTGGAATATTTCTATGGATTGGGTGGTCTACACGCTGCAAGAGGTAATTCTATAGTAAAATCAGATAATGAAAATATTGTATTGTCAATAGATTTTCAAAGTTTCTATCCTAATATTTCAATTAAGAATCGCTTTTATCCAAAACATTTATCGGAATCTTTCTGCGATCTTTACGAAGAACTTTTTGAAAAAAGAAAATTAATACCTAAATCGAATCCTCAAAATACAGCAATTAAGCTACTTTTGAACGCAACATTTGGAAAAGGGGGTGATATTTATAGCTTCCTTTACGATAAATTTTTTCAAATGTCTATTACTGTAAATGGTCAATTGATATTATCAATGTTATGTGAGCAATTATCACAGATAGATGGTGTCAGAATGCATATGGTAAATACAGATGGGGCGGAGTTGATAGTACCAAGGAATAAAAAACGAGAGGTATACAACGTGTGTTTAGAAATTGAAAAACTTACTCAGCTTACTTTAGAATACAGTGTGTATGATAAATTATTTACTAGAGACATTAATAATTATCTAGGAATTGATATAAAAGGTAAAATTAAAACAAAAGGTGCATTTGAAATAGACGTAGAATATCATAAGAACAGGTCTTCTCGTATCACTCAGATAGCTGTAAAGCGTTATTTTGTAGACGGAGTAGCTGTGGAAGATACTATAAAAAATCATCTCTCTGGAGCTCTATATGAAGGTATAGAAAATCAGGGTATATATGATTTTTGTATTGGTAAGAAGATTAAAAGTAATCAGAATTATACTTTAGAAACAGAATCGGAAATTATTAAAAATATTGAAGATAAGGTTATCCGTTTTTATGTTTCCAATGATGGAGTATTCTTGTATAAGAATTACAACGATGGAAGAAAAGAAGTTACTGTTGGTAATAATAAAGTAACAATGTTTATGGATTATTATGAAAGTGAAGATTACCATATAAATTATGATTATTATATAGAACAAGCGAATAGAATTATTTTTGAAGTTGACGGTACTAATGATAGATTGGCAGTAGAGGCAAAAGAAAAGCGAGAAAAAGAAAAACTACAGAAAGAGGAAGAGAATTATTTAAAATATTGTATAAATAAAATCCCGACGCAGCTTCAGTATGATCAATACTGGAGATCGCATTGTGAAGATAAATACGGTAAGCCACAAGAAATAAAACCAAGTAAAGCAAAAGTATAATAAATTCTATTATTTATTTGTGAATGTCGATTATAATTCATAAGTTTGCTGGGTAGTTGAAAGGTCAAGCTCAGTTACAATGAAAAATATATTTAAATATCGGAACTGTCCGTCTATAGATCTTGCTTGACCCAAGTGATATAGACGGCTTTTCTGTTTTTACAAGCCATAGACATGCAAAACTTTAACACAGAAAAATTAAAAACACAAATTGGAGTTTATGAAATTAGGAATATTATAAATAATAAAGTTTACATAGGTTCCACCATTATGTCATTTCATAGAAGATGGGATCATCATCGGTCTTTATTAAGAGCAAATACTCATAAAAATGTCCATCTCCAAAGAGCTTGGAATAAACATGGTGAAGAGAACTTTATTTTCAACGTACTAGAAATAGTTGCTGAGTGCTGTACATTAGATGTGGAACAAACTTATTTGGATACAATTTCTGAAAAATATAATATAAATCCTCTTGCTTCTGGAACTCCAAACATGTCACAAGAGACTATTGATAAAAGAGCAGCCAGTTTTAAAATAACAACTTCTATTTCATTAAATTACTTGAAAAAAGTTAGAAGTGGAGAAATCAATATTGAAGATGTCCCTGATAAATATTTAAAGTTAGTTAGATATAGATTAGAATCGGTGCCTTGGAACAAAGGTCTAACTTTAGAAGATACAGATTACTCATATCTTAGGGTGCCGAAAACAACAACAGATAAATTAAAACAGGCACATAAAAATACATCTATAAGGCATAGAGAATCCGCTCCTGAAATATTTGTATACAATAAAGAAGGTTCGTTTTTAGGTAGTTGGAATTGTTCTCAGGATTTAGCAGATTGGTCTAAAACAGATGAAAATAATCTGCCTATAGTTTCGAGATTTAAAGGTGATATGAGAATGGGAATTCCAGTTAAACATTTACTAGCATCTGGTATAAATAAATCTGCAAATACAGGAGAACCTTACAAAGGAATTTACTTTTCTTATACTCCTCTCTCTGTTAAATCTTTCTTAAAGACAGTGGATTAGTTTGTAATTATTCTGTATCTTTGTTAATATCAGTTCTTTAGAGACTTGTTATTTCTTTTTACGCGGCGATTTTAAAAACAAAACAATTAATAAAATATAGGTATGAACAGATATATAATAACAAAACTTAAAAAAGACAGGACTGAAAGGTTTATTTTAGCATTAGATTTAAAAACATGGTTGCCATTATCTAAAAGTAAAAATGCAGCTTTCCTAAATATCAATGAAGCTCTTGATGTTATAAAGAAGTTAAATCCAGACGAAAATTATTATTATTTAAAAACTAACATATGAACGATTCGACACTAATTACAAAAGAAATATTACAAGAATACGGTTTTATCTGTGAAAGAGAAAGAAATACAGAAACAGAATTAGACGGAATATGGTATAATTGTTTTAATCTGTGTGAGGATTTTTATGATGGGGATTTTAATTTCGCCGTGTATGTCAGAGGATCAGGTTGCATGAAAAATGGGTATTCTATAAAAACAGTTGGGAGATTGAAAGAGTTATACAAAGGAATTACGGGTAAAAACTTAGAGAAAGCTGTTATTGAAGTACCTAATAAATTATAGTAATGAATTACACATCAGTAAGAAACGAAAATGGGAGTTATTCTCTAATAAAAGACGGAGACTTCTATTATGATTTAGGTAGAGAATTTAGCTACCCATCTATAACTAAATTCCTCAAAATATTGAATGAAATAAAGGATGTTAAATTACCTATAGTAGGAGAAATATATGAAGAAGAGATTTGAATATGTGAGCCGTTATTTTCGAGGTAATATTATGGATTTGGATGGTTATTTAAATGAATTAGGAAGGGATCAATGGGAATTAATATCATCTTTGAATATTGTTGAAGATAAAATAAACTTTTACCTTATTTTTAAACGGGAAATAAATATATGATACAGAATAGAATATACCAAGTAAAAGGAACAAATAAATATTGGGTTTATATTCACGAATTATTTGGGTTTTATACTTTAGATGGCGCACCATGTTGGTGGGAAGGAAATATAGAATTTATTGATACTGGCGTGAATTATGGAAAATAAATTAAAATACATTATAAAAGATTATGAACAAATAGATTTTATACATGAATTATTATCGTATGAAGATGTAGGAGAGGAAACTATAAAGCTTTATAATGGGGGTTTATATTTAGGGAATATATTTGTACAGACAGAAATAGACGGCAGAGAATTTATATGGCTTAATCAAAGAGTTGAATGGCTAGATCATATAACAAAACAATTATAGTGAAAAATATAAATGTACGTCCTAATTTTTCAATTTATAGTGATATTGAAATAGGAGATGAGTATATAATAGTTTCGTACGATGATTTTACAAATGAAATTATGAATGTCGGCTTTACTTATTGCAGTTTTCGGGAAATTTGGAAAAAACATAAAAGTGTAATAGGGAGATGGAAAATAAAATGAAAAAATCAATAGAGGATATATTTCCTATAGGTCAAAAAGTTTTCTTTCATAGTGGGAATTTTACAGGTTATGAAGGAGTTGTTAAAAGTGTAGACTACCAAGATCCAGAAGCAATATTTGGTTTTATTATAAATGTTGAGCTGGAAAATGGGAGAATAGTTAAAGTAGAAAAATCAGAACATATCACTAAATTATGAGCAACAAATTAGATATTACAAAGGGAGAGTGGAAAAGCCACCAACAGAATAGCGGCGATATGTATATATCAAGTGAAGATTGGTTTAACTTTATTAAAGTATCATTTGTTCACGATGCAAATACAGAAAATCATAGAGAGCAGTGTTTAAATAATTCAAAGCTTATTTGTGATGCAGGAAACACTTATAACCAAACACCATTATTACCTTCTGAGTTGCTTAGGCAGAGGAATGAGTTAATTGAGGTTTTAAACCATTTAGGTAGTTGCCTTTCAGGAACTATATATTATAAATTAAGTGAACTATGTTATGAAACGCTAACACAAATCGAAAATGAGTAAACTAACATTAGAGCACATTGCTCCATATTTACCGTATGGGCTAAAGGTACACACTGGATTTGATATAAGAACTATGGTTGATGAAATTACTTCAGTTAATCAAGTTAATAATAGCCTACTTATTCAATTTGTAACTTCTAAACAATGTAAACCTATTTTAAGAAAAATGGATTTGGCTAAGACTATAACAATAGATGAGAAAGAGGTTACGCCAATTTTAGAACTTGCTAACATTTGTTCTGGTTCATATGACTGGACTTTATTTTGTGGAAAAGCTGTAAGAGGAAGAGATGTAATATCTAAAGAGATTTTTAATTATGAAAATGGAGACTTTTATTTTTATGATAAAATAGAACAATACCATGTTAATAACCAACTCGCTTTATTCAAATGGCTATACGCAAATAAATTCGATGTGGAAGGACTTATTGACTCTGGTCTTGCTGTTGACGTGGAAACATTAGAAACTAATCCTTATGAATAAAAATATCTCTTAAAATAAATTATCTCTACAAGAATTACTTTGTTTTTTACCAGAGTGGAAACTATTTAATATGTATGGTTTGGAACACATATATAACGATACTTATTATATTGAAAAGATTTATGATTATTTTATAATAGGGTATGACCCCGGAGATAGGGTTTTTAAAATGATAGGTAGAGTGAATACTTTAACAGAATTATTATCAATAATAGAAAAATTATAAAAAATGGAATTAAGAAGCGAACAAAAATTTAACGGAGAATTCAGAGTGCATGTTATACCTTATGAGGAAGAAGTGGTATCGGAATGTATATCTGTCTTTAATAGGGATACTGTAGATTATACAGTTGAAGGAGATTTTAAGAAGAGTTTATTCACTGTTTTAAGAGATGTAGCTGATTTTGAACGTATTTCCTTAGCTGAATTGCTGTGTTCTTATTTATCCGCCGAGGAAAAAGAAGACTTGTTAGATGAATTAAATGTTATTTAGATTATGGAAAAAGCAATTGAAATAGTACAGAGTAAATTAAGCCAAGTAGAATATAATCTGTCTTTAACATTAGCAGATTCTGATTTTTATAAAACTATGTTTGCGAGAAAATTAGTATTAACGGATATCCTTAGAGATTTAAAGAAGGAGTTATGATGATTTACATAACTAAGAAATACTGCGACTTTACAGAAAAATATAAACCTCATAAAGTTTGGGAGGTTGATTGCGCAGATGTAGAAAATGAGTATAAATTATTTATGGTAAGTAGAGCTTATGAGTTAGGTCTTATTATTAGTATGAAACATTTAATTGTTGCAAATTATCCAGACCACCATGCCCATATGTTTAAATCTGAATATATTGCCGCCGAAAAGAAATGGAATAAGATTTTAAAACAGTGGAATATAGATAGGTTTATTGCAGATATATTAAAAGGTAAGAAATTAGAATTTAAAGAGATTAATAGGATATGAAAACAATTAGAGAAGTCTTAGAAGAAAGTATATGGGATTCAGGAGATGATTATATACTAAAAACTGATGAAGAGATTATTGATATCATATCTGATTTTGGAAATGGTTTATGCGAATTTCACACTTTAGATATAAATAGACTTGTAGTTGAGAACCAAAGAATGAAAAAATTACTAAATATAAAAGATATATAATGAGACCACAAGAAAAAGCTAATTATTTAGTTGACATATTCGCAGATATGGAGTCTACAGAAGTAGAATGCGGCAGTTATTGTCAAGGCGGTACAGTAAACAGGAAGAAATTAGGAATTGAAGCAGCTTTAATATGTGCAGAAGAGATACAAAATATAAAAAGTGTTGAAAAGGATATTGATCTTTATGATTATTGGGAAGAGGTTAAACTAGAATTGCAAAAGTTATAGAATGCGTATAAAATTGTGGCTGGAGCGTAAGTATCCTAAAGATTGTTCTAGATTGAGAGAGTTATTTACAGATGAACAGTTAGACTATTATTTGAAAATTAAAGAAGGAGATTTTGGTAATTTAGAATCTTTCGGTTTGTCTTTTTTGCGGCGAAAAAGGCGACTTAACAGATTTGAATATTTACTAAGAACAGGTGAAGTAATATTACTTAGTAAAGATAAAAATATTAACAATAGATTAACAGTAACTGATGAATTTAAATTGTAGATTTGTCTTAGTAAAACATACTGTATGAAAGACCAAGATAAAATAGATATTCTAACTAAAGGTTTATATAATATATTATTACAAGAAGATGTCAAATGTAAAAATATAGCTAATGAGGCTTTAAATAAAATTCAAGTAAAGAAAGTCTTAAGTAATAAATATGAAATTAACAAAATCTACATTACTAAATTACAAACAGGATGGGAGTTTCTACTAAAAGAGATAGTGTATAAAAATAATAAATCTAATATAGACCATTTTAAAGGTATTTGGATAGGTAGAGAACATTTAGGCATTTGTCCTTTAGGTGCTGATAGATTAATAAATGAATAAAGACATGAACAAAATAAAACAAAGAAGAGATGTTGGGGCAATATGTCCTAAGTGTAAAAGCCCAGACTATAAATATAATGATAGAGCCAATTCAGAATTCACTGATGATGGTAAGCATCAATTTGAATGTAATTCATGTGGTAAGACTTGGCAATATGGTAAGTCAGAATCTGTTTACACAAAATTTATTTAATTTATGATAAAAGAATATGTTTTAGGTTTTTGTTTTACGCGCGATAAAAAGAAGGTGGTTTTAATAAGTAAACTTCGCCCTGCGTGGCAAAATGGATCTCTGAATGGAATTGGCGGCAAGGTAGAAACTTATGATAACTCTCCTTTAGATGCTATGATAAGAGAATTTAAAGAAGAAACTGGAGTTGAGACTTTAATAGCAGATTGGGATTATTTTACTAAGATGATTTTCCCTAATGATATTATGGGCGGTGTGGCTGTAGTGCATTGTTATAGAATGTTTTCTAATTTGGCGTGGCAATGTAAAACAACTGAAGAGGAGGAGATTATCTTGGTAGATATTAATGAGTTAGATAAATTTGATAAAATTAGTAATCTTAATTTTCTTATTCCTTTAGCTTTAGATGAAAATGTAACTTTGGCTGAAATTGAAATAAAATAATTATGGAAAATCAAATATTAGAAATAGATAGTTTACAAGTTAATATAGAAATTTTTGAAAAATTATTTATTCAACATACAGGGTTAACAACGGAAGATTTTAAAATAAATTCTGCAAGAAATCAAAGAACAAGCATATGTGGTTACTATGAACTACATAAAGTTAATGATTTTAGATTAAGGGAATATAGGCAAGGTGTAAAAATGCTTTTAAAAGTATAATTTATTATGAGTGGTAGACCAAAACAAGAAATATATCTGTATGATTCAGATGGTAAATATCTGAGAAAGTTTGAGAGTTCCAGCGAGTTTTGTAGAACTTTTCAGTTTGATGATAACCTTTTTTCGCGCCTTGATGGTGTATTTGAATTTGAAGACCTCAGAGTAGCTGCAACTTATAGAATCGGCAGAGAAGGTATAGAAGCTTGGAGAAGATACAAGAAAAGCGTTTATACAAAGAAATATGTAGGTAGAAAGATTGCTGAGACTGTACTCAATAATAATAAAATCGGTAATCCTTTAGAACTTATTAATCTAGACGGTGAAGTTATTGCAACATTTAAAAACTTCTATTTCGCCAAAAAACTTTTGAAAATGACAGACAGTTCTGTTCCAAATACTAAGAACTTTAATGAAGACGGATTAAAATTTAGATATGTTAATTAGTGTAGATAATTGGAGTTTAAAATGGGAGCAAGATGGTAAGGTTTATTATATTGCTATACCTCCCGCCGCAAAGAATGAAAATAGAATTGATATAATAAGTCAACAACAGTTTGATAAGATGTCTAACTATCATTTAGATGTAGATTGTATAGTAATAGAAATAAAAGACGGAAAAATTAAAAATATAATTTATTAAGATGCACTACAATCAAATAAAATTCCCTTATTATCAAAATGGTATAAAAACTATAAAACCGTCAGGGCTTATTTCTTTAGAACAGTTTATGAATTCTGTAAGGAAACCAAGGGCTGAGATGCAGGAAGCTTTTAAATTAATTGAGAAAGCATCTAAAGAAGGTAATAAAGCCGAGAAAGATAGATTAAAGACTGAGAAATTATTCTTCACTACCCCTTCTGTTATAGTTGATCCTATAAGAAATTACGATTCGATAAGGCAATTTCTACCCTTTGTTGTTGCGGAATACGATAATGTTGAATATGCGGAAGATCTAAGAGATTATATATTTGATAAATTCCCTAGTTGTATATTTGCTTTTACCTCTCCTAGTAAATCAGGTGCAAAATTTCTGTTTCATGTAGAACCTCCGACCAGTATAAATCATTATAAGGAATTGTTTTTTGGTTTGGCGGCAGATTTAGATAAGTTTAAAGGACTAGATATGTCTAATGAAAGATGTACACAACCATTATTCAATAGTTGGGATGAGAATGCTAAATATAGAGACAATGCGATACCATCTACTAAGAGAGGCTTTAAAACTAATGCTTTCGATGCAGATAAAGAAATAGATTTTGATATGCCACAAGAAGTAGATGCAAAAATCGAAATAAAAGTGGTAGATTCTATAAAGTTTCTTATTGATAGGATTTTAGAATCAGCTCATCCTCAACTTTTAGGCTGCTCATTTTTGATTGGCGGCTGGGCAGCAGCAAATTATATTCATCAGGATTTGGCGTTCGATACAATGATTGAAGCTATAGAAAATAATGACTATATGAGTAAAAATGTGAATGGTTATAAATTAACCGCGAAACAAATGTTCGCAAAAGGATTAAATTTTCCAACAGAGTATAAATCATGACAACAGAAGAAAAATTAATTTCGATGCTTCAACCTAAAGACTATGTTTCCAAGGTAAAAAGTTATTGTAATAAATGTGAATATATAATTAATAAAACTAATAAGGAAAATGAAAACATATAAAGGATTAATCACAGAACTGCCAAAAAACGGTATTTTCGTATTTGGATCAAATACACAAGGGAGACATTCTCTCGGAGCTGCAAAAACAGCAAGAGATAAGTTTGGGGCTCAGTACGCTAACCCTATGGGCAGACAAGGACAATCTTATGCTATAATAACTAAAGACCTTACTAAGAATATGCATCCTTCTATACCTAGAAGTTTTATAGAGAATCAGATTAGTGGGCTTTACAACTATGCTTTAAAGAATCCTGACTTAGATTTTTATGTAGCTTATAGTGGTGTTGGTAAGAATTTGAATGCTTATTCTAATCAAGAAATGGCGGATATGTTCTCTCATATTCCAATAGTTGAAAATATAGTTTTTGAAGTTGAATTTAGTAAATTATTAAATAATGAATTATCCAGATAAAATATATTTAAATACAGGATATGAAGCCGATAGTGTGGATTTTCATGAACTGTTTGAAGTCACTTGGTCTGAAAATAAAGTTCACAGTAATGATATAGCTTATATTTCTAAGGATTCTCTTCTGTCTTTTTTATGCTCGCGAATAAAAGAAATAGAACACGAAAAATCTACTATAAATACGAATACAATGGCAGGAGGAAACAAAATCAATCGTCTTAGAGGTATTCAAAAAGAACTTAAACAAATAATAGAAACTTTTAAATAAAATTTTATGGCACAAATAAAAGCAGGAGATAAAGTTAAATTTTTAGCTATATCTTGGGACGAGCCTCATTGGGAATTTGACCACCCCACAGTTGTATTAAAACCTTTAATAAGATATTCACCTAATGGGGAAGGGTGTGAAGGATTAATAGAAGAATTAGCTATTGATATATGCGTAGAAGATGTAGAGGATGAGGATATTTCAGAAGAATTTGATTGGAGAAAATGGAAATTATCAACTTTAAATAAAGTAGCCAAAGAAAGGTTAGAAGGAAAAGACACATGGAAGTCTAAGATTATAGAAGTTGTAAAACAGACTTTAGAATTCTATGAAGGTGAAGATGGTTTAGAGTTTAGTGTGATAGAAACTGTAACTGTTTAAAAACTATGGAACATCACAAATATGGAATATTTTTAATTGAACTAAAAAAAGATGGAGAAGTCATAGGAATATATGAAAGTATGTCTACTATGGAATTTATTACAGAATTTGAAACATTACAAGAATGTAGAGAGTTTCAATCTGAATACTCTAATATTTATAGCTTGAAAACTATTATAATACCTGTTTACTAAAAATGAACGACACTTTAATTATATGCATTACCTTAGTAATTTTATCAGTTTTGTTTATTATCTTTCATTTTATTTCGCGGCAAATAAATAATCCTTATACAGAGGAAATTATAGGTGAAAGACATGAGCACATTTATAGCCAATTAAACCCTAACAGGCAGGTATTAATTTATACTATAAGACGATCATATAAAAACGGTAAAATAAAAGTATATACATCTACAATAGAGCATTAATAATATGGAAATTAAATCAATAACTTACGGATCTACTTGTTTCGGTAATTTAATGCGAGTTAACGGAGTTGATTATGAAGATATGTCTGAACAGGAACAGATTGATATAATAATGCTTGCGACAAAAGAAGATTATGGTAGAAGTACTTTATTTATGGAGGCTTTAAAGATATTGTCTTCCGAATATGATGGCGAGTATTCAACACACTATTGTAGTCAATGCGGAACAACAGAAAATATAATGAAAGTAAATTTAGAATAGATGATAACAGAAGATTCAAAAATATTAGCGGAATATTTAGATTGGAAATATATTCCTTTTAATGATTTGCAAAATTATCCTAAAGCAGGTTGGTGGAAAAAGTCAAAATCTTTAAATAAAAGAAGTTATTTTGTCAATGAGGGATATGCAGAGTATATAGTTAGAAAGCATTCAGAACTTAGATTCTATAATTCTTATGATTGGTTATTCAAAGTGATTAAAAAGCTTGAAAGTGAAGAGTTAGAAGATTATATGTACTCTTGGGAAGATGAAAGAGGAATGAACTATAATTTTAATGGTATAAGGGTAGATAGAATGGGAGATTGGGATGTTTCTATACATCTAGAATTAGATCCTGCTATAGTAATTGGAGAGGCTAGACTTATTAAAGATGATAAAGAACAATTGTTTTCAGTTCTTGTTGCGGCGGTTAAAAAAGTGAATGAAATTAAAACAGAAAGTAGATTATGAAATCATTTAAGTTAATAAAAGAATATCCAGGATGTAGTGAATTAGGAAGAATAGTCCACTTATTTGGAGATGTTTACAGGGAATCTAAAACTATTGGTGGATTTTTTGTGAAGAGTGATATAGAAACTTACCCTGAATTTTGGGAACAATTATAAAAATAAATTATGGAGGCACTAAAAGATTGGTCAGATTATCCTATAGGAACAAAAGCTCCTGCGATAATGGGAGGGTATTGGATTAAAAGAGTAAATGGCTGGCAATGGAATGAAACAGGTGGCACTTTTCCCAGACCTGGAGCTGATAATTCAGGAACAGTTATTTTACCACTTAATAAATAAGTAATGACTTTAGAAGAAAAACTTATAGATCTCGGATTTATAAGGCGGGATAGTAAAATATTAGACAGTTATATCCTAGACATTTCATATACACCGACCGAAATAAAAGAATTAAGCATAAGCACAGAATTAGGAAATCAATATGTTTATATAAGACAAGGTGATAAGGGTAAGGCTCATTGGGAAGTAGACTTAGTTTGCATTTATAATTCTGATTATATGGGAAATCTTACAGTAGAGTACATAGAAAAATTAGTTGAAGTAATTAAACCAAAAATAAAGGAAAGCTTGAGATATGACAAATAAAACTCTAAAATCAATTATAATTGAAGAACTTGTGGCAAGTGAGTATCAGGATAATTATTCTTATGAAGACATTGCAAATAGTATAATTTGGAAAATTCGCGCAAAATAAAATAAATAAGAATGGCAAGAGAAGCAGTACACACATTAAGACTAACATGGATTCCTGAAAAAGGAAGTGTATGTCATATATCTAATTTTAAAAATAATCTTATAGTTGGTGAGGGGTTTGGTGCAACATTTTTAGACATTGCTGCTGATGGAAAAGACATAGTCTTTAGATTTTGTAAGGAAATAGCCGAGGAAGATATAAAAATGCGGCGGAAAAAAGAACTGACAGATCAAATAAATAAGCTACAAGAAGAACTTAACTCACTATAAAACAATGACATATAAAGAACTATCTCCAGAACAAATAGAATATATAAGACATATTTATTATTCAGAAAGGAGTCATAAAGAAAAAACAGATCTTCTAGGAGAAAAGTTTGGAATAGCTGAACGCACTGTAAGAAAATGGTGGGAGTATATGGATTTGAATAAAATATCATCCGATCTCCCTCTACAACTGCAAAAAGCACAAAACAGAAATCTACATAAAGATACTAAAGTTGTTTTAGTTACTACAGCGCAAAATAAAACTTCAATAAATAGAGATTTCTTAAACAATTTAAAAGCTTATCAGTCCTATATTGAAACTGTATTAGGTAAGAAAACAGAACTAATCATCATCCCGTCTCGTTACAGAAATCCCTCTTCTAACATAGAAACTGAGGCTACTAAAGCTCAGGATTGGTGGGAGGATGAAATAGAAGATTATTTATTTTATGGCAAGGTTGATTTCGGAGATGTTTTGATTTCAGCGGACAGTAGAATAAGCCCAACAGCTAAGGAGCCAATCCTAGGGTATGAAATACTGGCAGATAATAAGCATTTGGTTTTAGGGCACAGTAAGACGCATTTTAAAACTCTTCCTAGATTTAGAGGAGAAGATTTGAGAACTATAGCAACTACAGGGTATCTAACCACAAAAAACTACTCTCAGAGTAAGAGTGGAGAAATTGGTAGTAATAACCATTGTTATGGATTTGTTGTCCTAGAAAAAATTGATGAAAAACGTTGCTATATACCTAGAAATGTAAAAGTAAAAAAAGACGGAAGTTTTACAGATCTTATACATTCAGTTGATAAAAAAGTATCTGTAATATCAGAATCTTTAGGTTTTATATGGGGCGACATACATACTAGAGTTGTAAATAGGGATTTTGTAAATGTAACTAAAGAGTTGCTTAAAAAATTAAAGCCTAAAAAGAACATTTTGCACGATATTTTTGATGGAAGTACTATAAACCCCCACGAGAGTAAAGACATGTTCATACAGCGTCTAAAAATAGTACAGAACAAACATCTATTAGAGGATGAAGTTAATGAATGCTTAGACTTCATAGAAGAAATTAAAGGTTGCTGTGGAGAAGTTTATATTTCAGAGTCAAACCATGATGTATTTTTACCAAGGCACATTAATGGAGAAAACTGGAAACGAGACTTACATAATAGCCCTGCATATTTGAAATATGCTCTAATTCAACAAACAGTTGACTTAACCCAATATGGAGACATACTAGGTTACCTTATACATCAACGATTTGGAGAAGACGTTACATATTTAAAAATGGGAGATTCTATGTATCTTGCTGATTATCAGGTGGCTAGCCATGGAGATTATTCTTCAAACGGCAGTCGAGGCGGCACAAGAGGATTTAGTAGATTGAATTTAAAACTGATACATGGACACAGCCATTCTCCGATGTTGCATAATAACGTCTCATGTGTCGGAGTAACGTGTAACATACATCAGTTTTATAATAGAAAAGGATTATCTTCATGGGCATATGGTCACTCTGTTGTACATAGCAATGGTAAAAATCAGTTACTAGTATTTACTGACGATTATAAACTATCAGGATTAATTTAAAAATGGAAAGAATAGTACAAGATTTCACATTAGCTCCTTTGTTGTATATAAACGACGAGGGAGTTGAATGTGTAGAAAGATGGCTTCCTGTAAAAGGATTTGAAGATTATTATGAAGTAAGTGATTTAGGAAGATTTAAAGCCTTAGATAGAGTTATTACGCGCCATAATGGAGTAAAGGAATCAAAACCGTCCAGAATATTAAAAAACTTATATTATAGTAACGGGTACTGTCAATTAATGTTTTATGTGGATAAAGTTAGAAGTACTTTTATAGCACATAGGGTTGTGGCGGAACACTTTATTCCTAACCCTCATAATTTACCTATAGTTAATCATAAAGATTTGTCTAGGGATAATAATAAAGTTTCTAACCTAGAATGGATGAATCACTCTCAAAATGCATTGCACGCTGTTAAGGGCGGAAAGAAACTAGGAGGTGCGTTACACGGAACAAACAATAAAAACGCAAAGGTCAATGATGATATTGTAAGAGAGATTAGAGCAAGCAAGGTAAAAGGGGTACACAATAAAGAACTTTTCAATAAATATTGCCACTTAATATCTAAAAGTACTTTCAGTAATATAGCTAATGGTCAGGGATGGAGTCATGTAAAATAAACATTATGTCAAAAACAACAAAAATAAATAAAGATGCTATTGTCTCTGTAAGACATTGGAAAACTAAAAAGTCTGATATAAGATGGGTAGATTTACCTGTAGAAACTATATTTTTTGGTTTAATAAGAACTAAGAAACCCCGTTCAGGATATTTTAAAAAGTCAGCTTTTAGTAGAGAGTTTGATGTATTTTTAACTGAGAAACAATTAGAAGAGTATAATGTGTATTTATATAAAGGGGAACTTTACACTAAACCTGAAATATGTATTGCTATGTCTAATAAAGAAGTTTTTAGAAAAGTCTTTGAAAGTGATGGAGAATGTGAAGAATGGCTATCTACTAATCTTGAAGGTGTAAACTTGATTGAAATGTAGCTTTGTTAAATTTTAGTTAATAGATGCCTCCTTAGTTGTGGGGCATTTTTATTTTTCTTTACTTTGTATCTGTGGAAGAGAATTTTTCAGTTTTGGCTTCCTGTTTTTATAGCTTGCTGACGCTTTCTTTTCCGCCGAAATTTAACAAAATTATTTTAAAAATATGTATAAACAACAAATATCATCTAGATCTCATGAAAAGGAATACTCTATAGATTTATTTATAGACTTTCTAAATAAAGAAAAGCAGAAAGGTGCAACACATTTTGAAGTCAAGTGGAGTGGAGACCCTGTTTGGTCTTTTCAATGGTTGAATACTTTTAGGATTAAGAGTAAAGATGAAGTTAAAGAAATTGAGATACAAAGACTGCAAAAAGAAATAGATAAATTAAAGAAATAATGTACTATTTAAAACTTATTTTTATTCTTTTGGGCTTTTTGGTTCCGCCGCATTAAGTCTTGGTTTTTCATGGACTAATAGTTTTAAGAAGAATTTTATCTGTCTTATTATATGTACAGTGTTTTTAGTAATCTTATGTAAATTTTTAAATTAATGAATAAAATTAAATCTGTAAACTTATTATGGCTTTCAGTCGGTGTTATTTTTTATTTAGCACTTTCTTTTGTTTTCAGTTCTTTTTCTCCCGCCGATTTTCCTTTAGCTCCAAAGGCGTTCTTTACCTTTGTTTGGATTTTTGTATCTACTGTGGCTACAGCGATGATTTTAAATAATAAAAGAGATTATGACGGAGAATAGAATAGTATTTATAGAAGATGCTCATGAGTATAATTACTTAAGAGAATATAACGACAATGAAGGTACTATAACGCATAGTTTAGTATACCCTATATCTTCTGAGTGGAGTGAGCATTTAAAAGGTACTGTAGCTTTATCTATAGTTGAGAATACAGGAGATTTGTCTTTTACTTTTTGTTCGCGGCCAAATAAAAGAATAACTTACTCAGATGCGGAAGAACTTATGTTATTATTAAGGCTAGCTTTAGAAAAACGGGAAATAAAAATAGGAACATTAGAAGAATTATGATAAGAATAACAACTGCAAATGGATTAAAGCAAAAACCTAAAGATTTTGATTTTGCTATATTCCCTAATATTATATTTAGTCAACCTCCAGAATCGGTAGGAGTAATAGATCGCTCATGTAGTTTCGCTATAGCTTTTGAATGGGGTTATTGGGCATTAATATTTTGGTTCATAAAAACTAAATAATATGAAAAAATTAGACAATCTATTAGACGTAATAATAGACAGAATTAAAAGAAATCTAGACTTTGAAGACGCTTTAGGATTTGATAGGAATATAGATGAGATATTAGCAAACTATAAAGACTCTCGTGCTATAAATGAAGGGGTTTTATTTTTATATGATAATCCACAAATAGAATATAAAGATGTATTATTATCTTGCGGAAATAAATTAACAATAAGCTTATCATGAAATTAACAGAAGAAAATAAAAGGAGAATTGACCACTATTTTGATAACAATTCTATACTACAAAGAAGTTTAGAACTTAATAGGAAATTTGTAGATGATATATCAACAGCAGAATTAAATGGTTTAATGAAACCCTTTGACGAATATGATATGGCTTCATTTAAGGCTACAGGAGAAAGAGTTAAGATTATCTAAAGGCAAACTAAGAGAGGTAGAGTAGAAGTGTCTTACAATCTAATCCTGCTTCAGGATTTTGGGTTAATGAAAATGAGTTAGAATAAAGAATTCCCCTTAGATTTCTCTTTGGGGATTTTGCTTTTTGTAATTTCTAAACTCTGTTGCAGTTCTAAATAGGCTCTTTTATAAGATTGTGCTTCTTTTGTATATCGCTTGCCGTCATCTATTTTATTTGATGTTTATTCATTACACTTTTTAGATCTTCTACTGTTATAAACTTACCTTGAGTTATCAGTATATCATTCTCTGTTATTATATAATTCTGTTGTATTAGATTGGCATGTAATTTTATTCTACCTTTTTGAAATATGTCTTTATCTTTTTTATCTCGGCGGACTTTTATATATTTCCACCCCATATACTCTAGTTATCTTGCTGTCATAATCTCAATTTAACCCATTTATTGTCTACAAATTCTTCTATACTTTCCTGACAGGGTAGATAAGATAAAAATCTATCATTCCTATCTCTAACTGTAATTAGATATTCGGAATCTTCTACATCAAAATGTAATCCTCCTTCAATCCACTCTGTGTAGTCTGATGTGTCTCCTAATATTAGACCTCTAAATTTTCTCATATAGCTTATTCTGTATTTCTTTTAATATTTGTATTTTTGCCTCTAGTTTTAAAACTTCCTCTGGATTAATTCTTTTGGCGAGTTTTGTTCTTGTAGCATCACTTAGTTTGCTCCTGTAACTATTCAATAAATCTAGAATTAGTTTTTTATCTTCTTTTAGGCGCGCGAAATAGCCTAGTCCATATTCAGAAAGGTTTTCTGTAGAAGGTTTTTTAATCATTATTTTCTAATTTCGTTTCTAAATATTGAAATGCTTTCTGGAACATAATAAATTCTGCTTCTTCTCTTGTTTCTAAGCCATGTTTAGACCAAATATGAGTCTTAGTCTCTTCTAAAGATTTATCATCTATTACAGGTACATATTTGAAGTGACGATCAGTTCTTACAGCGCATATTAATTGTTGCGCGTCGAAGAAATCATATAAATATATTGAGTATAGTCTGAAATTAGAAGCGGGTGTATAAATGTCAACCTCTCCTACCTCAATTACATATTCTAAAAATAATTTCTTTGCTTTATTCGAACCTTCTAGTAAAGCGTATAAACTGTAGTTGTTTTTCATTATTTCAGTAATCTTTTTAGTTCGTGATATTTCCTAGCATCTTCTTTTATCTTATCCCATTTCATAGTTTTCTCTTTTATACGATTATCTGTATATGAAGTTATTGCCGTTTTCACTTTTTCTCTGTTCTCTTTATTCCTTTTGTCCGCGCCTAAAACATCTAAAATATGTAAAACACAGCCATCTATGGTTTGAATATTTAAACGTTTTGGTAAAATCTTCGCTTCTCCTGAATCAATAAGTTGTTGCATGTTTTTTATTTGATTGCACGCACATTGCGTTATATTTCTGTTACATCCTGCACAAGTTCCTATAATTATATCTTTCATATTTTATTCTTCAAAAAATTCTAAGTCTGACCAAATTCCCATATTCCTTTTAAGTAAATATGAGCATACTGAGCTCGTATCAAAGACAGAGTAATTAATTCCTCCTATAGCCTTATAAAAATAACCTTTAAACTTTCTCCCATTTATAGACATATTTCTAGGATTTTCATTTATTAAAGATTCGGGTATCTCATTTATATCTTTTGTGTATATTTTCATTTCTTATTTAAACTATTAAAATGATTTATAATATCTTCGGCTGTAATTTCAAAACCTTCAACACAATTCCTATTGTAAATATCTATTTCTAACTTTAGTATTTGTAACCTATCTTTTAAGTCTTGATTAAGAATAATTTTTTCTTTTGGCAGGACATTAAATCTATTCCTAAACTGACAAATACAAGTGTTTATATAATTATCACACACTTCACATTTTGCTGCTATCATTTTTTATAAACTACTATTTTAGGAAATACTCCCTTGGTTGTTATTTCTAATCTATCCTCTGTTTGGTATATATCACACCTTGATTTTACAGTTCTGTTTTTGTAGGCTTCTTTTATTGCGGCACATAAATTATCAAACTTGTCATCACTATTCTCAATTACACTCAACAACTGATGGATAATTAAGCTGTCTTTAAAAGTTGCCCAGCTATATGCCTTAAAATAATCTCTTTCTATTTCTTTACTCGGTTGTCCTATTTCGTAAGTTATTTTCATACTAATTTATTCTCTCTTAAAAATTTATAATGATTTATAGCTATAATAAGTTCTTTCTCACATACTATAACCCCATCTGTTCCTTTTATATTTTCTGTAATTATCAGTTGTTTTATCCACTGTTGTAATTCTTCTATTGTTACTCCTTCATTTAGATATTCAAGACAGAGTTTTATTATTTGTTTGCGGCTTTTCATAACAGCCCTTTCTTAAACTCAAATTCTAAAATCTGCATGAATCTGTAATGATCTCTAAACTCATACACAGCGTCATTAATCTCTTTTCTGCAAGCATCGTATTTTAATAGCTCTTCTATGCTAAAGCTGGGGGCTTTCTCTTTTAAATTATCTTTGAAATATTTATAACGGTTAATAAAAGAATTATAGTCTCTGCCATCATTACCTATGTCATAATAATTAACTTCTCCATTTTTAGTTTCTATATCTAGTAGATCCTCTATAGAACTGCACTGACTTAGTATGTTGTTTCCTATTTTATTCATAAGTATTACCTCCTGTTTTAATTAATAATCCATCTCTTTGCGCCATATTACAAATAAGTTTTCCGAATTTAGAAGTTGGAGTAACCTTTGCTTCATCATCTACATATAATCCCATAGCCGAGAAAAAAAGAATGTACAGAATACAAAAGCTCTTCTTCGGTCATGTGCTGTATATCTATAAACCTTTTAACTCCTCTTAGTATAAGTGCTAATATGATTACTAAAGTGATTTCTACCATAATTTAAAAATTTTACGAAATATAAATATTCCTAATAAAAAGAAAATTATTGCTGATAACATCACAATCAGAACTACTTCCATAGTATGCTTCATGATATCTTTCTTATACAAATATTCTGAAATCCACTCGCAAAATATCGCCGATAAAACAATTCCCCATGAAATGTATAATCCTAATAAGGAAATAACCATTGAAGTTTTTAGATTTAATTCCATTTTATAGTTTGTTTATAATTTTAATCCCGTCTAAATTTTTTATATATTTTACAGGGCTTGCTTTAAATAAATAAGTTAAAAATTTTAAAGCAGATGTAAATAATATATTATATCCTAACTCTTTTGACAGATAGAGTATTACATTTTCTGGTTTAGAGTAATTGTAAACTTTTATATTTTTTATGTGAGTATTATTTCCCGCAAATTCGGCGAAAGTGTCTACTGTTGAGTCTACAAAAAATAAAATACCTTTACCATCTATGTATAAAGTACCATCTTCCTCTTTTTTAATAAAAATTTGTTTATTCATTTACTGTTTTTGTTTTAATATTTCTGTTAAGGCATTTAATTCGGCGATTTCGTAAGACAGGTATTTAGTAGATTCGTCCTTTTGTGTAGGTTTCCAAACTACTCCTTCCTTTGAAGTTACATAAACTCTATACCATTTTAATTCTTTTTCATAAACAGGAAATATGCATATGTGTAAATCATGTTTATCTCTATAATATTTTACCAAGTTTTCTTTCTTTGGCGGAAATAGTCTATTTTTTATATATTCTAGCATGCCTTCTCTATTAAATATCCTGTTAATACTTTTTCTGGTTGTGTGAAATGGCTTATAGATATATCATTTCCATCTTCATAATAAACTGCTTCTAAATTAGGTGTTCTGTATTTTGGTTCTATAGATACTTTAATTCCTAAGCTAAGTAGAGTATTAGTATATCTTTTATAATCTATTTCTGCGCCGACATTAGAAGAACATCCTGCGACAAGAAAAACAGATTTTCCTAATTCCAAAGTAAGCTTTATAGCTTTACATTGTTCTAATGTTTTATTTAGTTGCCTCATTTTTAATTATTGGTATTAAAGTTTCTTTTATAAAATTTTCAGGAAGACACTTATTTCTCTTTTGTTGATTGCAGTTGTTACATAAAGTCATTAGATTGTAATAAGTATTATCTTTACTTCTAGAATATGGATTTATGTGATCTACTGTAAGATTTTCTTCCGATTGACAAAGAACACATTTATTACCATCTCTTTCTTTAATTATTTGACGTTTTTGTTTGTTATTTAGTTTACCAGTTCTCTTTGAAGAATTTGTTTCCATAGAAGGTCTTACTTCATTGTACCATACATAATAATTTCTATCTTGGTGGAGATATTTGAATATTTCCTCATACTCTTTAAAATAATTTTCCAACATTTTAAATACATAAACGTATTGCTCTTCTGTGGTAGACTCTTTTATGAGATAATAATTTAATTTCTCACCACACTTAAGCATACAGTCTTGTAAATAATCTGGTCTTCTTATTTCTCTATATTTATTTAGAATATATTCTTTTACTTTCATTTGGTCTAGAATAAAAAACTTAAAAACAAATATACAACTTCACTTCTTAAAACAATGTTAATAGACTGTTAAAATAGAATTTTATACAATAAAAAAGAGCCCGAAGGCTCCTAGATTAATCTGCTAATGTGACGGTTGGTTTATCTATCTTAGCTTCATTTAGTTTATCCTGATGTAGTGCTACACCATTATGGACATTATCTTCATGTACTTTATTTAAAGCTAATGTAACACTCAGAGCTAGTAATGCATGGCTAGAAAGTACTGGCTTTGCTTTATTCTCAGGTGAGAACGTTGCTTCGAGAGTTTCTTTCTGTTCAAATCCTACAGTAGATTCTTTTTGTCCTATATACTGGACTAGAGTGCACAACTTTTCATAGAGATCACTGTCTATTGTTATAGCAGTTCCTTTTTGGTATCCGTATTCTGCATAATTTACTGTGTCGTCTTTAACTACTTTCATTTTTTATTTATTTTGATTTATTTAAGGCAAATATAGTTATAATAATTTTAAATTCCTAATTTTCTGGTTCAAAATATTCAAGAAATTCGTTAGTATTTTTTTCACTAGATAAATAATAAAGAGACTCTGCATTAAATCCCCTATATGTATCTCTTGTTCCTCTTATATCCTGCATATTATAAATTTGCTTTAGTACAGTATTTTTCATCACTAATGAAGTCAATTTATTCGTCCCTTCGTATTTACCAGATTGAACTTCTTCAAAGAATCCCCCTTTATATAACTCTTTAAGCATCCCTATAGCAATTACAGGCTTATCAATCACATCCATAACTTGCCCTACAACTCCTGTGGCTGTTGATGCCTTAGTTTCAGAGGTTGTCCTCAATAATATGTAAGAAGCTAACGTATATAAATATGCGTCATCCTCATCATCCCCCGCTAGTGTTAATGTAGTCACGGCTAACAGTGCAAGAAATAATCCAAACTCTGCCATAACTCTCTTCATATTTGTCTTACCCACATCATCTAAAGATCCCCATTCAGTTTTTACTGCTGATATGAGGTTTGTAACTCCTCTATCATCAATCATTTTCTTAATTATATTATTTAGATATCTGAATCCCGTAATATAAGACCCCTCTACGTTTTCATTGCTTTGTAGGAGATTTTTTTTGCCTTGAAGTCTAGAATTTACTGCTAAAAATAAAAATGAACGCATTCCAGTTACGAACCTTAAAAGATAATCTCTACTTGCTAAAGACTTCTCTTCTGTCGTAGTTTGCCCATCTATAATAGCAGATGTTTGAGCTGCCTTTTGTAAAGTGTTTTGATATATTCTGTCTAGTTCTTCTTGTCCGTATTGGTCTACGATTGATCGTCTAAATTTTATAGGCTCTGTCCCTTCATTCTCTAAGATATTCCAAAGAGAATTATCTCTAAATTCATTCCACTTATTTTTTATTTCAGTTTTTGTAAGCCCTGAGTTCTCTGGTCTTAGTTTATATTGATTATAAGTCATAAACCCTACACCCTCAACTGCTCTGATATCATCAAAAGTAGCTATGAATACTTTAGATTTAATAATCTGATCCGTAATTAAAAATCCCTCATAACCTAAATTGTTAAAAGCAACTGCAACCCTGCCTAGTCCTGAGTTTTGAAGTCTATTCCTGAAATCTATTACTCCTCCCGCTTCCAAAACTTTATATATTTTAGAGCTCCTGTTTATTTTTCCCGTTTCTTTTAGTAGGTTAGGTGCTTCTTTAAGGTCAAATTCCTTCTCAGCATATAAGTTAGAATCTGCCTGAATGAACTGTCCTAATCGCGCCTCAATAAAGTTTCTATTTACTGAACCTGTTAAAAAGTTGGTTAGAGTTACAGGAACTGAGAATGCTAAGCTTGAATATTGTACAAAACGGTGAATTACTAAGGCAAGCCTACTTACGTCAACTTTATATCTATTTAACAGGTTTATTTCTAATTTCTTAGATTGAGTTTTTCCATAGATATTAAAGTCTATAAAAGAATCTGCCATTTGTAAAGCATTTGAAGCATCTCCTGTTTTACCATTAGTGAATTTTTGTTCTTCTACCTGTTGTCTTAAAGCCATCACAGAGGCTAAACTATTCTTTTTTTCTCTGTAAAGATTTGATTCATAGAGAAGTTCGGCGAAAGTCATTCCTAAACTTAAACTTACATCTCCTCTTTCTTCAAGGTCATAAATATATTTCATTGGAATTATATTCTGAGAATCATTTTCATCTCTAACCCCATAATCTAAATCATCTACCCTGTTTAAAAATGTATCCTTATAGCTTCTTTTTATTGTTTCACCGATTCCAACTCTATAAGCATCTGATAACTTTTCAACTTTAGATTTAGATAATTGCGGTAATTTGTTTATATCTGTAATTATTCCGTAGTTAGCTGATACTTTCCTATTTGCTTCATGCATTAAAGTAAGCAACTGAAAATCTTCTAAATTTTGAGTTGGGTTACCTTGACCGTCGAAATTAAATCGGTTATAATAATTTTCATTTCTGTACTTACTCTGTTTTGGTTGATACTGACCACCTTCCCAATTTGCATCAAAATTTTCATTTCGTTCATTTTCTGTAGTATTTTCATTCCAAGTATAATTAGGAGTAATTTCTACATACTGAGTTACGGGATATTCTTCCTGTAAAGCTTGTCTATCGTTAACTAATCTACTAGGATTTATATCTCCGTTATTCAAAGCTTTTACAAATTCGGAATAACCTTTTGGCGCAAATCTTTTATAATAAGAATACAATTTTGTTCTTCCATAAGCTATTTCAAGTTTTGCAGTATTTTTAAATTCGGGAGAGTTTAATCTGTCTACTACTTCATCATAAAATTCATCTTCTGAAAGTTCTTCACTTAAACCAAAATAAGATTGAAAGAATCTTGCATATTTAGGCTCTATATTATCTGTAGTGCCACTTTGTAAGTCTTCTATCTTGCGAATAAATTTAGTTACATTTACTTGGTCGTCAGAAGATATATTCTTATAAAGAAAGTCGGCTTCTTTTATAGTACCTATCTCAGACTGTTTAATACCTGAATCTAATAAATCATCAAAATAAGATTGATTAACTGTATTCTCAGTCTCTACTTGTGCTTCCTGTACTTCTTCAACTCCGTTACGCCTTAATATCTGATTGGCTTGTTGAAAACCTTTCTGTATCTCTGTGTCTAATTCTTGTACTCTTTGTTTTGCGGCAAGGCTCATTACAGGTACATCTGTCTCTGCTGGATTTCCTAATTTCTGATATTTCCTTAAAATGTCTGAACGCTCATTTAAAGCATTTTCTAACTGAAAAGCTATTTCATCAACTACATACGAATCCTCTTCTGAAACTTCTGCGTCTCTTAACCTTCTTATAATTTTAGGCTCTTTTTTAGCGTCTGTATCTTCCGACTTATTACCTAAAGCGTCATAAAACTCCTTAGAAAACCTTATTCCACCATTAGTCTGAACCCATTTTAAAGCCTCCTTATTTCCACTGGCTTGTTCTATAGCTTGTAAAGTCTGAGTAAACTCCTCTCTCAGCTTAAATATCTTATCTTTATTTCTTTCTGCAAAGTTAGCATCTGCCTGAATTAAATCCTGAGCAATCTGCCATGCTATAGTACCGTCTTCTTTTGGATTACCATTCTCATCAGTTAAAGCTTTTGCAAATTTTCTTTCTCTTGCTAGAGCTTCCAGTTCTATACGATCCGCATCTGACATTATGTCTTGCGGGCTGTATTTCTTAGTTATTCTATATCTTTGAGAAGATAGATTTCTTAGAAAGTTTTTTGTTTCTGTATTCATCCAAGCAGTATCACTTTCTCTCTGTTCATAGTAAGCTTCTGTAAAAGGTCTTTCTATATTTTCATTTTTCCATGCATTTACTTCTTGCTCATACTGTTGCCTTTGAGCTTCTGTTAATGTTGGAATTCTTTTTAATAATTCTTTTCCGCCCTCTACATTTAGGATAGATTTTAAAATATTTATCTGAGTATTTTGCAAATCTTGGAGAAATTGCCCCATATTGATTCCAGAAATAAGGCTACCTGTATGATTTCCATCACTATCAGTTTCTACTATATTTCTAAACTTTCCTATATTATATCCATTATCTTCTATAAAATTTAATAAGCCTGTTACATCTGTTTGAGTTTCAATATTGGCTTTCGTTCTATTATCGGAGAATATCTTACCTAAAAGGTTTAAAAATATATTATTTGAAAGTCTTAATTGACCAAAAGTTCTTCCAAACCACGTTATATCTTTTGTTTCCTGAGTAATTTTTGTTCTTACTATGTCAGCATCGGCTTGGGACAATCCAGTTTTTGCAATTACAGCTTCTACTACACTATTAGCCCCTTCAGAATTAAGAAGTCTTTCATTTCCTTCTAATCTGTTTATATCTTCTATCTTCTGCCTTAAATCGGAAAGTATATCTTGTCTGTTAATCCCTTCAGAGTCTTTAATTACATTATTTTCTATAATAGAAATCATATCCTGAATTGACGATTTCACGTCTGAAAAACTTGCTATAGCCGTAATAGTCTCTGCATTCAAGTATAATTTATTCTGATTAGGGTCTCCCTCCTGAAATCTTTTTAGAGCAGCTTCTACCTTTCTTACAGTTGTGTTTAAAGGCTCTCTTAATCCTGCGTTTAATTGCTGAATAGCTATCCAAGCTTCTGCATTATTAAGCTGCTGAGTATTTTCTAGAAGTCCTTTAACACTTGATAAAGGTGCATCAATATTTGTACTTCTTTGCTTTTTTAAATTCGTATTAATCTTCTGTAAACTATTATAATAAGATTGGAGACGACTTGAAACTTTTTTATCAGCTAAAGAGTAAAATAAAAACTCACTTTTATCTAAAGTGCTTTCACTAAATACATCATCAAAATTATTATTTAATACATTATTTGCTACAGCATCTGTAAATGCATCAAGTTCTTGTCGAATAGAGGGTGTAATAAGGGCTCTGAAACGAGAAATTAAGTTATTCCATAGTTCTTGTAATAGATTTGTAAATCCTGCTTCTACGGGCGTATTTTGAGTTTCTACAAAATTCTCCTGAAACTTACGACCCAATATCTTTCCTAATATCTCTTTTCTTACAATTTCATCTAATTGTGCCCCTGAATAATTTTTAGAATAGATTTCTGTGTATCTTTGAGCGTCTTGTCTCCATTCATTAGTTAAATGGACATTTGTTAGCATTCTATTCAAAGTTTCTACATCCTGAAAAGCTTCAATAGCAAAATGCGCCACCTCTTCTGATAGATTTTCTACTGTATATTGACCATCTGCAAAAGCTACTACTCTATTTGATATGTCGGCTAAAGCTTCTGCTGTTGGCTCTACTCCGTTCTTTTCTGAATATCTTAGAATATAGTCATCTATAGAAGTTACATTTACTCCTATTTTACTTAGAAAAGATTTTAAACTATTCTTAAGTTGTTCTTCGGTTAAAGTCTGGATAGGTTCTGTAGTTACTTTACCATCTCTAAATAAGCTGTTCTTCTCTCTGTAAATATTATAAGCTGATTCCACTACAGCGACTTTACCCATTCGAGATTCAAGGGTTGGCTGTTTGCCTGATTTTAAATCTTTTATGAATTGTTCCTTGTTTATAGTTCCGCCATCAAACTCTATAGTATTCAGATTGTTAGGATTTATTTTGATTGCACTATTCGCATATCTCAAAACATTATCGTTTCCAAATTGCTTTATAGCATCCTGATAAACTGCTTCTGAATTAAGTCTCACCAAACCTTCGGAATGACCTGCTCCTTGTAGTTGATATTGCCCGTCTAATAAAACTTTGCTTTCGTTTAGATTTCCAAGTCTTATTTGTTTATTTATAAACCCTTCAACAGTATCTGGATTGCTATTTGAGTTTATAGAAAATAAAGTCTGAAAAGCTTCTTCATTATTAAGATTTATAGTATTCTCTACTATAACTAAATCTGATTTAGAGTCTGGATTATATGATACTTCATTTGAAGTAAATACACCTGCTTGTATATCTCCTGTTTGTGTTGCATCTAGTGCTTCTTTATAGGATTGAAATAAATTCGCTGCGGGTGTTTTATAGTATAGTGTGGGCTCTGCATTTTCATCTAATAAAGCAGGATGATTACTAAAAGTAAAATTAGGAGTAAAAATATTTTTATAAGAATCTAACGCTTGCTCTGTATTGATTAAAGCATTAGAAGCAATTGAATTAAATAATATAGAAGGTTGCCCATTTTCTGCCAGAACAGTTTCTATTTGATTTTGTGAATTTCTTACTATTGAACAAGCCATATTACTTTGTATATCCTACATCTTGTATACCTGTAGGTCGGGTTAGTATTTTTATTTTGGTTTTCTCTTTTAAAATCTCTTTGTCTATTTCTGACAAATCTAGATCGCATCTTTTGATTTTTATTTCATAGGTGGCGTATCCTGTAGTTTTTATTTGTTGCACTACCTTATAAGCAGATCCTGTTTTTGAAGTGTAGAATATCGTCCCCTCAGAAAAGGCATTACTTATGGTTAAATATCCATACATTGCCTTTATTTCTAAGCCCTTAATAATCTTAGCTTGTACTAACATTCTTTCTCCGAATTTATTTGTTCCAATTGTTTTTGAGTGTAAAGTCTTTCTATAGAAGATATATTTTCTAAAGTTTGAACTAATCCTTCAAATTGTTGAGGATTTACTGAAGTATTTATATTAACTTCTATATTATATTGACTAAACAAAGGATTATATATTTGAGGTAGCTTTTGATATATCGTTAAATTTTTATAATTTCTTGCCTTTTCCCATACTTCTCCGTTTACATTAATATAATTATCTTCAAGATTCTGGGTTGCTAGATATTCTCCATCTTCTGAAAGTTCTATTTGTACAGTTTTTTGTGAGAGCTGTTCTGGGTTATTTAAATAGAATTCTCTAACTAATTTTTCTTCTATAGGTTGTTCTTGGGTTTCTGCCGTAGTAAATAAAGTGTTTAGTTCAAAATCTTTGCTTATAATTGCATAATCTCTCAACGGGTGACTTTCAGGTGTAAAAAGATTAATTTCCTGTTTCGAATAAGGGTCAGAGTCTTTTAAAACTATACCTCTCTCATTAAACTTAAAATGATTATAAACCTTACTGAAAAGTTCACTATCTTCTATTTTCTGTTGTAAATATTCTCTGGAAAAGTCTGAAATAAAATCCCCTGTTAAATACTCATAACTTCTATTTACAGAATTGATTTTATTAAGCTCAACTTGTAAATCCTTTTGAACTGTGGAGAAATTTATAGCATGTCCAAAAGCTATTTTATATAAGGTTAAGTCTTCACTATATCCTTGTTGTTGGACATATCTTACAATATCTTCTCTTATAGATTCTCTATTATTTATATCTACTGCCTTTCTAAATAAAAATTTATTATTAGAATAAGCTGAAGGAAAAAGAGCTTGTTTATCTATTATATTAGGATTAAACTGTACCAAATCTGTTACATAATCATATAGCCCTTCCAAATCTTCTTGCCTATTCACTCTCTGATAGACTCCTTCATTATTTACTTTAACTAAAGAATTTTCATCGAATAATTGCTGCTCTGATTTTATAGAATCAACTAAAACTAGACTTTTACCTCTATTCGAAGGATTCATTTTTATAGCAGTGTATTCGGGCTGTAAGTTTTGGTTGAATATAAGATTGTAATTATTAGAAAAATCTTCTATCATAGCTTGTTCTACAGTGCCGTATTGAGCATTATAAGCTAAATTAGCAACTGAGTTAAGATAATTTTGAATATCTTCAAAAGAATAGCTTTGATTTGTTATTCCTACAGTATCTATGCCTAATTCAGATGATAAATCCTCTATTCTAAGTAATAAGTCTTCTATCTCCACTCCATTATCTTCCCAGACTGTTCTTGGAGTACTTTGTAATAAGTCTATGGCGTTAAGTAAGTCTGTTGCACTTTCTCCTATTATTAAAGACTGTTCTGTAAATTTTCTTATATTATTTGGGTAACTATACTCAAGACCTCCAAATCCACTGTCTTCTAGAATTTGCATTCTTTCCATAGAAGAGTAAGTTTCAAATATTTTATTTGCAAACTCATCATTAGTGAAGTACTGATCTACTATAGCTTCATTGGCTCCATCTAATAGGTTTTCAAATTGTTCTCTATTTTTAATACCACCAACTCTTTGCCTTAAATCTTTATCTATTAAAAAAGGATTAATTTGAGTAAATTTTCCTAGTCCTATGATGTTAGTAGTATCTTGTACGGAGAGTAAATCAGGAGTCTCATATGTTGCCATATTTTGATTAATCTGTCTTAAATCGATTTCATTTAAAGATACTTCGGCAATTATTTTATCTGCTGTTTCTTTTATATTTCTATGTAGTGAGCTATCTGCTAATAAAGCTTCTATTTCTGTTTCTGTGTATAATTCACTTTTTGTCAGTGTTGCCCTATTCACAGTAAATATACCTTGTGGGTATAAAGATGTGACTTTAGTGTACATCTCTTCTATTGAATTAAAAGGTATAGATAAAGTGTTATTTCTTAAATTATCAATGTCCTGTTTAGTTAAAGATTTATTCTGATTATTATTTCTTGATATAAAAGTCATCACTTCACTAAGAGTAGGATCTGTTGCTGTCACCCCATTAATATCTTGATACTGTTGAGTGTAGGGTACATAAGCTATTTCTAAAGCTTGTTGTTCATTGCCCACTACTTGTAAAGCTTGACTGTACAACTGTGATATTTCTCCTTGTGGATTCTCAACTCTCTCAATATTACCTTCACTATCTCTAATTATTCTACAAGCCATTAATTGGGATTTTTTACTATATTATATAAAGTCTCTCTAAAGAAATCTTTCTCTCTTCTGAATTTTTCTTGTAATAATTCTTGATGCCTGTCCATTAGTTCACGAACCAGCAAAGTATAAGGTTTAGAAATATCCAACCCCCACATATCCATTATAGCCATTTGTCGATTTATTTCTTCCATACTCTGCAAAGTTAATAAAATTATTTTTATGCGCAAGTATTATCTTGAATTTCTTTTTGAGCCATGTTTGTAGTCTCTTCCACTATCGTATTAGTTGGATTAGCTGTCTGTCCTATTATAACTCTCTCTTTTAATTTTAAAGCAAGTTTTGGACTATGAAAAGGCTTATCAGTGATGTCAATATTTATTGATGCTTGCTGTTGTAATAATTGTTTTGCGGTTTCTATTGTGGACTCATTCACCCAATCTTCAAAATTATTATAAGAGCTTTGGGATGATAGTTGATCTCTTATAGAGTCTAAATGGTCAGGGTCATTAAGATTAGTCTGCCCTGAAATATAATAAAATCCATTTTCCAGATTATTACTGTCTATATTATTTTCAGAAAGGTATTGATTAAGTCCTTTTACTTTTTCATTTATAGGCAGGTCAGCATTTAATAAATTATCAAATTCTCCAACTTTATCTATTTCAATCTCATTCATTGAAACTGGATAGGCTACTTTACTTCCATTATAATTAAAGACTACTATAGGAAATTTTCTACCTCTTGACATTCTCTTGACAAATGTAGTGTTTACCCCTTTTTCATTGACTTTTAGAGTTAACTTTTCATTTGATATATAACCTACATCAACTATCTTTTCTAAAGCTTTATTCGATATTGGTAGTAATTCAGTTGCTAATATCCCTGTTGATTTATCTAAGATAAGATTGAAATTAGGTTTTCCAAAATAAGAACTATTCCTGTCTATTGGGACAGATATTTGAACATCTATTAAATCATTCTCTAAATTTGATTCCAAAGCTCTTTGGGTAGCAATCTTTCTTATTTGTGACAACTCTAAATAATTCCCATCTTCAAATATTTCTCTAGGTACAGATTTTAAAACTCCTCCTACTTCTCCTTCCTCAGACATTACATAAATGGAAATATTATTTTGCAGCTCTTGCATTGAAATAGCTCCTGCTCGGAACTTCTGAATTAAATCTTTATTAAATTCATTTCTGTTAGAAACAAACAGAGAAGTTTCTGTGTCATCAGGTTTATTGGTAAAATCAGTGAATGTGAGTCCTGGCTCTAGTTCAAAATTAGAATTATTAATTTCCAAAGGAGTTACAGTAGCATTTCTGTTAAGCTCTATTAAAAGTGGTTGATAGTTAGTGCCTAAGTTTGTCGAAGGAATAGCTTTAAACCTTGTACTTTCATTTAGTATACTTATTCCCGCCGCATTTATTTCTAAACCTTTTGTTTGCCCAATTGTAACATTAATTTCTGTACCATCTTCAAACTGAATTATAAATCTGTCTCCAACATTATAATTTTCTCCTGTTAGTAATCCTGAAACTTGTTTTCTATTATTCCTCTTATTAGGTTTGTTGTTTAAAATGCCTACTAAATTATCTTTAGCTACAATATCAACTAGTCCTTGAAGATTAATACCTGTTATACTGTAAGTACCGTTCTCCAATACTCTAAATTCGGATTTTTCCCAATATTGCGTTTTATTGGCAGTATCTCTTCTGCCGCCTGCCAGAGTAAGGGAAGCTTGTATTTCCTCAGTATTAGTGTTATTTACAGGTAAAGACTCTGTTTGATTGTTGTTAACCTCGTCTAAGGTGGCAATTTGTTCTAAAATATCTGCCAAAACAACTCCGCCTTCAACTGTACCTACCGCTCTGCCATAAGTATTAAGTCTATCTTTTAACTGGTTAAATCTTTGACTATCTTTTTCTCTCAGTCCATTAACACTTCTACGGTTTCTGTCATAAAGCTTTTTATACTCATCCATCTCCTGCTGAGACGGTCTTTTAAGTGGAGTTGATAGTTCCTCTACGTCCCTTCTGTTTTGTAATATATCATCTACTATAGACTGAAGTCTTTCTCTTAAAGTTTGAGGAGTGTTTAAAGTTATGCCGCTATTTTGAAACAATTCTTCATCTCTTTGTTGTTCTAAAGCATTTAATTGCTGTATATGCCTTTCTTGAATTTGTGCATATTCTTCAGAATTTTCTAAAAGTCCTTCTGTCTGAGTTAGTTCTATTTGTTGCTGAGATAGTAATTCTTCTCTTCTTGTGTTATAAGTTTCTTCTATTTCCGCTGTTAATTCTGTAGGAACTTGTTGTTCTATAGGTGGTAAACTGTCCCCCTCTTCAGCTAAGTTTATTTTGGCTTGTGGAGACTGAATCTCAGTGTTTGCATTATCAACGATAACTTTGAATTCATTATATTGATTTCTTAATTGTTGATAAATTTCTTGTTCCGCTTTTTGATAGTCCGAAATATCCGCGCCTTTCTTTTTAAATTTATTAAGAATAGGTGAAAATATAGTTTTTATCTCGGCTTTTCTTAAAGCTGGATTTGATAATTTATTAAATGTTTCATTAGCGTTGACAAAAGCTTTTTGAGCTTTATCATATTGATCTATCATATAACCAACACCCTCGGCAGACGACTCTTGTCCATTTCTGCGCCACGCATCTAAAGTCTCAGACAAACTTCTAAGATTATTTGTAGCCTCTACTAATTTTTCAGCATTTACAGATTCGTCATCAAATATATTGGCAAACTCTTGATTTGCTATCCTTTTTGCCTTCCTTACTTGATTTATATCTTGAGCTATAGCCTCTAGCTCTGAGTTTATTTCATTTCTTCTTTTACTGTCTCTTTCTTCTGCTAAAAGTAATTCCTGCCTTCTATTTTCAAACGCTTGTAGTCTTGCATCACCTTGTTCTGTTCTCGGTCTGGAAGCTATTCTTATTAGTTCTTCATTTCGGCTATTTAAATCTCTATCAAGTATTTCTAATTGCCTAGTTAAGCTCTTAACTTCTTTGCTTTTATTAACTTCTTTTGCTTGTAAACTGTTTTCTAAAGAAAGTGCTGAGGCTGCTCCTTCATTACCTATTATGTCTGAAATACCTTTAGCGTAAGATCTTGCAAGTCTATCTGAATTTCTACCCATGTAAATATTTAAAGCTAAGACAGATTGAGCGTCTACATTAGGAATTATAGCTGTTGCTCCGTCAATATTTAGGGTTTGATTTTCAGGCATTAAGGCTTCTGCATACCTTTGAGCTTCTTTATAGTCTTTCAAAGCTGACGTATGAGCATCTAAAGCTTCCTGTTTTATTTGAGTAGCCTCTTCTACACTTACATTTAACTGTTCCGATAATTCATTAATATCTAATTCATTTATAGATGATATAAAGTTTTCAGATGAGTTATCTAAAAGCCCCATTTTATCATCTAATTGTAATTTAGAGAATACAGCTAGATTCAATTCCTGATTTGCTATTACCCCATCTTGTATACTATTAGCTATTTTTCCTCTAGCTGCTTTTTGTACATTTGCAGTTTTAAACTTTTCTAGTAAGTTATAATTTGAGTTTGTAGTTTGCCAAGTGGCTATGTCGGACTGAGCATCTACAGCTTTTTGATAATCTCTTATTCCAAAACCGCTTTTAACATTCGATAGTCCTCCTATAAGTGAGCCAATAAGAACTTCTTCTAGTCCTTCTTTAGTTCCATAAGTTTGTGCTAAAGATTTTTGTAAAGCGTCCATAGTAGAAAAACTATCCTGCACAGCATTTGCATCATACTTTGATTCTAAATACCTTTGTCCAAAATTACCTAAAACAGATTGTCCTCCCTCTTCTATTACACCTTCTCTAATTGGAGATTTTAAGACATTTAAACTTGTTCCTAGTATTCTCTGCACTCTTGTAGGATTTATTGCTCTATAAGTATCTACAACACCCTCTAAAACCCTTTCTGTACCTATGCCCAAAGTTCTATTAAACCCTCTTTGTAATCCTCTGGTAGACAAAAATGACCCTACTCCAAAGAGATTTCCAAACTGAGCAATATTTGATCCTCCCACTAAAGCTACATTCGCAGCAAATAAAGTATTTGAACTTACTGTTGCTTCATCTCTGAATCTTGCCATTTCTTCTCCTGAAGGTGTCCCTCCAAAAGTATTTGAATAATAATCTAAATAATTTTTTTCAGCTTCTTTAAGAAAATGTCTTGCTTCTACTCCTGCTTCATAACCTGCTGAAGTATATAAGAACCTTGCGTTGTTAAACGCTTTAAGAGCTCTACTTGTAGGAACAGTTCTTTGGTAGGCATTCATCATCGAAGTTATAGAATGAAGAACTTTATTTTCATTTCTTATGGCCGAAGCCCCTCCTCTCAAAAGTGCTCTTGATCCTGCTGTAGCTAAAGATGTACCTCCTGTAGCTGCTGCCCATATTCCTTCTGAGATTAAAGTACCTGTTACAAAAGACATACCCCCTAAGACTTTATCAGCCCAAAAGTTAGTTGTAGCTAAATTTGAAATTAAAGAGTTATTTTTTTCTTGTTCTGAATAGTAGTTAGGTAAATCTATGTCTAACTTAGTATTTACGTCATCTATCCATTTAGCAAAATCATTATTGTATATTGCATTGAACGTTCCTGTACTTATCCCCTCTAATAGTCCGTTAACTGTACCTACAGTAGCATCTAATACATTAACTCCTGTTTTGGTTACAAATTTACCTACGCCGTTCAAAAGTTTCTCTCCTGCTCCTTGTTGTAATGCTAATCTATTTTCATTATTAACTCCTGACATATAATTCTCAAATCGGGCTTTATAAGTACCGTCATTAAGCTGTACATAGGCTTGGTCAATATTTCTATCCCAAACTTCTAAAGCTGGTTTTTTAGTTGTGGTTGTATCCCACATACTTCCAGAGTCTGTAGAGAGAAGAGATTTTGATAAATCAATCTTATTTGGATTATACTTTCTTTGAATATCTTGCGCCACTCTTAAAGACCCATCGCCTAAAGGTGAGGCAATAGTGGCAGGTTCCACAGGATTTGTATTGAACTGAGTAGGAAAGTCGAAAGCAGGTATTCCTGCATTTAAGTTTTGGATTTCGTCCATATTTATTCTTGTAATGTGCTTAAAACATTATCTATTTGGTTTGGATTCTGTGACAAATACCTTAACATAGCATCGCTGGCAGTAATCTGAGGGAATTGTTTAACATATAAATTGACTTGTTCGTTGTTTTCTTCTGTTCCCCCATCATTTCGGTAAAGTTGTGTTTTACCTACCCCATTAAGATTTACAGCTACTTTCCATCTTCCTTTTTCTACATCTGCTCTCACTTCAATCTTATCTCCATTGGCTTCCATAAGATCAACTAATTGATTTATCTTTTGCGGAGCCACTCTTCCCTGTAATGCTGTATTGAAAATTTGTTTTGTAGTGGAGGTATTCAAATAATTAACTGGGTTAACTCCTGAGGTTAGAGGTGTTCCTCCTGTTCTTTGTTGTATATATTGAGCAGAATTTGTTAATATATCTGAGGAAGTTTCATCTATATACTCTATACCATTACTCTTAATAGTAGGTGTATCTGCGCTTAATGGACTTCTCCTTGCTGCCGCTAAATCTAATTTTCCTGCTATGTATCTATAAGCGTCTGAATCTGTTGAGATATCCACATATCTAGGAGCCCCTGCAAATATACCGCCTTCTTTTCTCCCCTCTGTTGCTTGAGTAACTCTTAGGCTTCCATCACTATTCTTATTAATAGTTATTGGATTTTTAGGGGTAAACACAAAACCTCCTGTATCTTGTGGTATCATACTCACAAAAGCTTCTCTTTCTTTTTCATTAGTTAGATTAGCTGAGTATGTTCTATTAAATCCTGCATACCCCCTATTCTTAAGATTTTGTTGTATAGTTGCCTGAGTATCTTCATACGGACTTCTTACAGTAGTTATTCCATTTCTGAAATCGAAATTTCTTCTTCTTCCTGTATTTATGTCAAAATTAATTAACCCTCTCTCTTCTTCTGATTCTCCTGCGAAATTAAATAGGTCGATATTTCTTGTTACAGTTGAATACTTTTGAAGTAAATCTGCGGCTCTTCTTTTAATTGCTATACTTGTGCCTGGACTTGCAAGGCTTTCAGGAGATATTTTATTGTTAGTAAGGAAAGTTCTAACATCTGGTTCATTTCTTAAAGAGTCTAATCCTCTATAATATTGGGATGCATTAGAGGCGAACGCTCCTGTTATTGCTTCATCTTTTGATTTCTGAATGTTGACAGCTATATTATCTTTTTCAGTTCTTAGGTTTTCTATTGTTCCTGCCTCTTGTGGGTTAGACTGTTTAAATATTTTATTGAATGCGAGATAATTTGCATTGGATTCCGTTTGACCTTGTTGTTTGTATTTAGCTTTTTCTGCATCAAATAATTGTCTTTGATCATCATTAGCTTGTCTATAAACTGCCGTTACAGTTTGATTAAGTCCTTGGGCTAAAGTATTGTACTCATTTGTTGCATCTGCTACAGGGTCTATTTCCTGAGCTATTGCCCCTACTGCTGGATTAACTGCTATTCCTAAAGTGGGGTCTGGATTAAGTTCAGATTGCATTTTAGCAATTTCAAGTTGTGTCTTAACCATTCCTAATTCGGACTCTCTTTGCTGTCTTGCTTCTCTACTATAGTCTAGCTCTAGATTTTTTTGCGCATAGAAGGCTGTATCTGTTTCATATTCTACACTCTCTCTCGCACCCGCTATCTGAGAGAAATTATTCATCCATCTATTGGTTTCTATAAATCCTCCTAAAGAAGCAGTATCATTAACATTTATTTGAGTTATCTCCGAATTGAAAGATTCTTTTTGATTCAATAAAGCTTGTTTTTGTCTGGAATACATTGCTCTTTGTTTTTTAGAAAGACCCGAAGTGCCTTCTCCTATAGTTGCTGTTTGTATTCCTCTGTCTAAGGCATTATTCCTATCTGTAACATAGGTGTCAAATACTGTTTGAGCTGTGGTTAATCCACCTTGTCCTTGATATTGCCCCCACCCATCTATTTGAAGTTGTTGTTTTACTTCTGTAGGTACTAAATTAGGTAAATAAGCTTGTATTTCTTCTGAAGTAAGTCCTTTTATACTTCTACGTTGTATTCTTCTGTTTCCTTGTGCGTCTGTTACAGGCACTTCTATTACTTGGTCTCCTTTAGTTTCCTTAAGATCTTTTACAATAGCTAACATAGCTTTGTTTTTATCAACATATGGTGTGTAAACTCCTCCTTGATATCCAACACCTGCATTTGGATTTGAAAGCCATTGTTGAGCTCCTCTTAAAGCAAATGCCTCATTTAAAGGATTATACTTATCAATCTCTTTTGTTCTGAAGTAGTCTATATTTGATTGCAGCTTTCTGAAGTTTTGGGTTGATGCTGCTGCTGTAATAACTTTATCGTCTATAGCTCTTTTGATATTACCCTGAATAAGCCCTGTAATATTTTGAGAAGAGTAGTCGGCACCTTCTAAAGAATTTATTTGATTAACCATATTAGTTAGATTATTAGCTAAATGTTCTTTATCAACATCTTTAGCCAAGTCTATCTGTGCGTACTGGTCTATTTGATTTTGTAATTTCTCTACGTTTTGATTTATTGCTCCTTGTTTAAATTCTAAAGCCTTAGAGACTAACTCAAAATTATAAGTCGGTAAGGGGTTTTGGTAGGTTAATGGAGTACTCAGATAATTTGCCATAGTTGTAATAAAAGATAAAACCTTCTCATACAAAAGTACAAAAAGGTTTTAAGTAATTAAAATAGTTAAGAATAGGTATTAATTAAGGTAACTATATAAATATTATTTTAATATGCCAAATAAAAAGCGTCTAAATTTTAAAATTTAACTATCTTTTAGCATCTGCTTTTCCTCTCGCTTGAGCATAAGACTTGTTATATGTACTTGCTTGAGTCGGAGCTACAGTGTTTGGTATTATTCCGTTTTGAACAAGTAACTGTGGGGTTACCCCATTAAGTACTACCTGACCATTTGAATCCAAAGTTACATTTTGAAATAGGCTTGATAGCGTTCTAGCCTGATTGTTTTGTTGAGTATTTAAAGCATTCACTTGATTATTATATTGATACCAATTATTTAAGCTTTGCTCTTGATTATTCAAGGCTTGAAATGCTCGTTGTTCGTACAAATCTCTTTCTTGATTATCTATAATACCATATTGATTGAACAATTGTGTATTCATATTTGAAGTCCTTGCTAATTCTTGTTGATTTTGAACATTTGTTTGTCCTATAACTTGCCCTACATTATCCTGAACAGAGGCTGATATTTGAGTTAAAGCTGCTGCTCTTTGTGCAGGAGAAAGCCCATTTAGTTGATTAACTGCGGCTGTTTCTTGATTGTATAAAGCTTGAACTTGTGACTCATATCCTAATAAAGTTGCTTCATAATTTCTATATTGTGCATCGGGCATTCTATTAGGTTGAAGGGGACTTGGAGCAGGAAGTGTCTGATCTATTAAGTCCAAACCTGCAAATTGATTAGTTGGTGTTCTAGGGATGTTTATTTGTGTATTATTAGCTTCTTCAGTTGTCTGATTTTGTCCTATGGCTGTAGTTGGCACCGCGCCTAAATAAAAATCACCTTTCAAATTATTACTTTCTACATATTTTTTATAAAGTTCTGGATTCTGAGCTCTTAATTGACTTGAAGTGTTTATACCTTGCTGTCTTAATCTTTGTAGCTCGTCTTGAGGGATTATATCCACAGAGAAGTTAGGTCTTGACAAAGTAAAGTTACCAGCTTTAGAGTCATACCCCCTTATAGTATCTCCTTCTACAAACATTTGATTTCTCACTTGTGAAGATAAATTTTGATATTCAGGAGAAGTTTCTCCATATAATTGAGCGTAGTTACTCAAAATATTTGCATAATTATCATTAACTGCTCTTTGATAGTCCGCCCAAGTTTTTCCTTCCCGAAGTTGTCCGTTAGAATCAAATATTTGAGCATAAATTTCAGGATGTAAATTTTGTATTTCAGCTACTCTTTCTCCATAATTAGCTGAACTCACATTTCCGTAGAGTCCTGGAGTAGTTTGAGGCTGGTTACCATACTCAGGAAGTCCGTATTGACTTGGGATTATACCTCCATCGGCATATTCTTTTAAGGAAGTTATAATTTCACTGGCTTGTTCCTCTGTAAGATTATGTTTCTTAGCTAAATCTTTTAGTTGATTTCCTGTGTATGTACCTCCATTTTCAAATTGAAGCTCTGTAGTATTCCCTTTAAGCTCCTCTTGTTTTTGGAAAAGTTCGTCTGTAAAAGATGCTAATTGTTCATTAAGAGGGTCTTTAGCTAATTCTGTCTCTTGTATTTGAGTTGCTAAATATTGCTCATTTATAGCATTGGTTTGCTGATCTTCAAGCCCTGTTTTATCTTCTAGTTTTTTAAATAGCCCTTCTTGTTCTTTGTCTAATTTATTAAGTCCTATTTTATTTTTGTATTTATCTATAGCATCAGCAAAAGTATTATTTGCTTTAACTTCTATACCAAACTGTCTTTTTATCTCTCTTGCGTTTTTTCCTCCCAGTTTAAGATTATCTGAAATAACTTTACTTCCCTGTTCTAATGCTAAATCCACTCCTCCTTGTTTGTGAGAGTCTCCTATAACTTGTTGAACATTACCTTGTGGAGATTGCACGTACTCTCCTCCTTCAACTTCTGCTGTAGGTCTTCCCTGAGATTGATTTTCTCCGATATAGCTGCCTGTTAAATATTGTTCTTGTGGGATAACTCCCCCATCTTCCATGAATACGTAATCTTCCCCTTCTTTTAAATTATTATAACTATCATTCCATACAGCATATCTTCCTGAGTTTTGCCTATTTATTCCTAAAGTGGCAGGATCTTTCAAAAATATCATTTGAACATCTTTATTCCATTCGGGATTGTTTCTGCGCTCATCTGTTGAAGTTATATTACCTTGTGCTCTTGCTATATTCTGAAATCTGTCTGTGCCAAATGTTTGAAAATCTGAACTTGGGTATTGATTTATTATATTAGATTGAGGTATACCCGAAGATTGTATTAAAGGTTGAGATATTAAATTAGTTGCTGTAACAGGTGGGGTTGTGTCTAAAACAACCCTTTGATTAGGTTTGGCATATACATTTACAGATTGTCTATCTATTCCAAAATAAGCCCCTATTGGTTTGACTCTTTGATCATTGGAAAAAACTCCAGAAATATATTCCCCTTTTCCTGTGGTGTTTATATACCTCTTAGCGTTTATTACATCTTTGGCTGTACTATTATATGCATTTAAGCTGTCTTGGTAGGCTCTATATCTTGGGTCGTTTCTGTCCGTCACTGTTATAACTGGGGGATCTATTTCTCCTCCATTTTCGAAAGAACTTAAAGGTACAAAGTCTTGTTGATTTTGACGGTTGAAATAATTTGTCATAGAATCATTCTGAACATTTTGATAAGCTGCTCCTTGTAAACCTGTTCTTAAAAGAGATGCTAAGGTTGCTCCACCTGCGGCTATTCCTCTAACAGTATTTGCATTTCTACTTTGTTGACTAGCGTAAGGATTGTTATTATTAAATGCTATAGACTGACCTAACTTAAAAGTTGAGGTTTCTGTACTCACTGGAGCAAAGGCTCTGCTAAATGCATTTAAGTAGCTCAGAGTATTATTATTGTTTGATTGCTGAGGATTAAACAAACTTGCATCAAAATTAACAACTTGTCCTGTTTGTGCATCACTATACATACCTGCGTTTTCAGGTATTTGAGACATGCTATTTTGTAAAGGATCCTGTTGTGGAGAATAAGAAAAGTCCTCAGAATTATTCCATTGATTTTGTTCAGGTGCTCGCCAAACTTGTTGAGTGAAAGGTTGCATCTGGTTATTAGGTAGAGTCGTATTAGTATTTATATTAAAAGGCTGATTTTGTTGCTGTTGCCACTGATATAGCATTTGAAGAAATTGTTCATTCATTTTTAAGTGTAGTTAATGTTTACTGGTAAACTTGTGTAAACCATTTTATTTAATATTTGTTCTAGTCCTCTATCATCAAATAATTCTATTAATTCGTCAATTTGAGGCTCTTTTCCATTATACTTCTCTAAATAGTTTTCAATATCTTCAGGTGTTACTTTCTGATTAGGCTTAAATCCTGCATCTCTTCTTAAAACTTGAAGACGTGAATGTACTTCATCGGGGTTGCTTAAGTAATTATAACTTTTTTGATAGTTTTCGGGTAAAAATTCTTTCTTTATGATATTATCCCTGACTACTTTGGAGTGTATTTTATTTATGTCTTCATTAAAATTCTGCAACTTGTGATTTGCTTCATGTAAATATATGTTAGGAGTGTCATTAATCATTAGTATCTCTCCTGTGTTTTTGTTATATCCTCCTCTTGCTCTTGGATTACCCGATATATCTTTCACCATAACAGGATCAGGCAGATTATTGGCAATTTTTACTATATTTTCTCTATCTATGTCATATTTGTCATTAACTTGCCTATTGACATACCAATTTCTTAACCATTCTTTTTCCGCTTTATACTTCGGTGGATCTATTTCTCCTCCATTTTCGAAATTAGGTAATAGCTCATTTATAAAATTGTACTTATTGATTTTTTCTTTAAGAGATTGAACAATTAAATCATCGCTGTAATCTATTTCTTTGTCTTTTATCTGATTTGCCATAAAAGGCTTTCCATTTTTAAAATCTTTATATCTCACGTTTACAAATTTAATGATTTGTTATATAGCCTCAAAAAAGTTAATAGTGTGTGTTATGGATATAACCTTTCATTATTTTTAGTAAATTTCATTACAGATTTTATTTGAGTATTTCCAGTTTTGTAGAACCTAACTAAAAACCAATTTCCTTTCATTCGTTCTGGTAGAGGTGATTTGTAGGTTATGTTTTCTATATTGACTTCTTTTTCTACGTCTACGTTATCTTTTAACCAGTTTACTATATTATTATTCTCAGAGTTTACTCTGTTATAAATATAATTTACATTGAATATATCATCATACTTTGTTACTAATATTTCTTGATTGTCGATATTAGTTTTTGGGTACTGTAGTTTCTGGTAAATGTTGTTTTTCTCTTCTTCTACAAGTTTTAATACTCCTGAGTTATTTGTCGCATTGTAAACAACCATAGAAGTAAATCCTATTTTTGGCAGAGGTGCACTGTCATACTCATTGTGATATCTTTCAGAATCTAAAATGAATTGGACATTCTCTAAAGTTTTTTTATCAAGACTAGGTTTTGTAGGTAATTCTATTGTCCAATCAAACGCATCTCCATAGAAAACTCTATATGACCTATTGGTTAATAGGTGTGACCAGATACCTTTATTGTCCCCATAATTTAACCCTGATTGAAAATAATCCTGATGTGCCACATAATAGTTAGGCTTAAAGCTATAGTAGCTTATCCATGATTCTGTCAGAGGTGAATACGCCATAGTCCAAGAAGCTTCCTCGAAATATTCTGTATCTGATAAGTCAACTGGAGTAAGTATGTCCTGCTGACTAGGCTCTACAGATATCGTACAAGTGCACAGTCCATTTTGAATACCACAATCTCCTATGCAAGGGAAAGGCGTAGTGCTCTCTACACAATTACATGTTAATTCTCCATTGTCATTTTCTAAATAACAAGGTTGCTCACATTGTTCACACTTAGGCGCATTCTGAACTGAAAGTATAATATTATTTATGTTAGGGTTTGTAAAAGCTACAGGAAAACCATTAACATCTGTCAAAGCTATATAAGGTATTGAATTTCCTGAGTAGCCTGTAAAGTTACCTCCTATTAAAATTTCACCTTCTTGGTCAGTATCAAAATCAAATATTGTCCTGTCTACAATTGAACTTCCTCCTGTTATTACTTTATTGTTATTGAAAGAACTGTCTAAACTTCCGTCTGGGTTAAGCCTTACTATTCCTACGGCTGGTTGACCTTTGTAAGTTTCAAATCTTCCTGCTGCTAGTATCTTATCTCCTTGCATCTGAACTCTATACAAGAAGAAATTAAATTCATCTTGTCCTGGGTAACCAAATCCTTCTCCAACATTAAAAGTTGTATCTAATTCTCCATTAGGAAAAAGCCTGACTATCTTTTTAGATACTATGCCATTATACTGAACATTTCTATTTCCTATTATGTATCTCCCCTGAGAATCCACTTCTATTGATTCGCATCTTTGAGAGCCATTAACCGTAGCTGCAAATCTAGTTCCTCCTCCAAAAGACGGATCGATCTGCCCATTAGGTAATAGCTTAAATAAACCTTTAGTGGGCTGTCCATTATATAGAGCATTTACAGTAGCTACTAATATTTTTTCATTCTCCACTATCCTTATGTCATAAGCTCCTTGAGATGAAAATCCCACTGTAGAGTCAAATGTAGCATCATAATCTCCATTAGACGTTAACCTAACTATACCGTTTGCTGTATTTCCATTATACGAAGTGAATTGTCCTCCTACCATAATCCTACCGTCTTCATAAATATCTATAGCATTTACAGACATTGAAGATATTGTATTTGAAAAACCTAATCCTATATCAAAAGTATTATCTATAGTTCCGTTGTAATTTATTCTAAACAGTCCATTTATAGTGTTTCCAGCTACTGTAGTGAAGTTACCTCCTATTAAGATTCTTCCTAGGCTATCTCTTTTAAAAGTGAGTATGCTGCCATTATTAACTGCGGGTGTTGCTACTTCTGAGTTAAACAATCTTTGATTTGGTGAAGTAAATACACCTCCTGCAAAATAACCCAAACTAGGTGGGCACGGTGCTATAGGTGTTGAATTTATTCTTTGGCAAACATTTAAGGCAGCGTTAAAAATATAACCTTCGGGACACACTTGAGTGGTTATTTCTTTCTCACACATTTGAGAAGTAGGGTTATAAATATAGCCTTCAGGACAAGTTATGATAGGTTCCGCTCCACATAAAGTTTCATTTTTAACATATCCTAACTCTTCATCATATTGTATGCAAGGTGTGGGAATATAGTCTTTTTTAGTTAAGAATACTCTTTTATACTTAGAATCCCAAACCATTGCCAAGCCAATTCCATTGCTTGCATTGTCTATTTCCGAATTTGGAATAGATTTTAACATTTTAAATGGAAGTTGTTCTTTAAACCATCTTGTTTTACCTTCTGTTATATCTTTTAATTGTTCTCCATTTTGATCTAGTTGAAATACCTGCCCTCTCTTAGCGTCTGCCCAAAAATGACCGAATTCACTGCTTACCATTGATACATGTTGTGTACCTGAATACCCTAATCCTGTTCTTTTAAATTCTATAGGTCTCTTAGCAAATATACCTCCCGTTCCTAACTCAACTGTTTCGGGGGTAATTCTTTCCGCTAAAACATCAATTGAATTATATCTTAACATTCCATTTTCAAACCTACCTATAATTTGAGCTGATTCTATATCTGCTAAATCTACTAAGCGTCCTAATTCTGCTTTGAAATTATAAAAATCTAAAGGTCTGTATCCCAGCCAAGGTTCAAATCTATCAATATCTGAATTGTCAGGGAGTGACCAAAATGTATTATTGGGTTGATAGGTTATTTTTCTGAAATAATCTGTATCATAATCTACGGGTAGGCTTCTGTTACCTATTTGAGTTGTTTTTTTAGAATATATAAAATTATAGAAAAATGTGTTATCTTGTCTTATGGGTACATTTTTTTCTTGTGTCCAGTTTATAAAATCTTCTGTATTAGGGTAGAAGTTATTTTCTTGCCCTTCTCTTGCATATCTATAATTATTATTTATCTCTGACTCTACTAGAAAATAAGGTATTCCATAATAAGCTGTATAAAACTTAGAAGGGTTTTTTACATATGTTTTATTAGATCCTGTTAAACAATCAAAATTATAATCTGTATTTATATTTGGAAACAATGCTGCACCTATCCCTCCTCCATCTCTTGTAGCATAAAAATCAGCATAAAATCTGGGTACACCTACATTAGCTTCTATACTATAATTAAATGGGGTTCTGTCAGCTAATCCTATAGCTGTTGTTTTAAATATAGGGTGTTTTATCTTTTTGGCAAACCTACTTATGAAAATATCTCCGCCAAATATTTGAGGGAATGATTTAGGAGAAGTTAAGTCTCCTGTGTATCCTGTATTTATCCACTTTACATCATTTATTCCGCCATATTGATCTACTATGTAATTCTTTATAGAAAAATAAGCACTTGCTATCTGTCTCTCTAAAGTTGAGGATACGTTTACATTTTCACAGCCGACTGATTCAGAGGCAATAGTTCTACTATTATCAAACTGAGAAAAATAAGAAGGATAAATTACAGGATAGTCTTCCCCTGTTGAAATAAACACTGATGATTCTCTATCTCTATTATTTATCTTTACAGTTTCACCTGTTGTTTCTTCTGTAAATTGGTAATTAGCTGGTTTTAAATACTTACTTGTTTTTATTGCCCGCATACTTTGACCTACCACTGTATTAGCAATAGCGTAGTTATACTTTCCAACAGATGTAAGATAAGACGCAAAGTTTTTAGGTTGTCCTAGACCATCTATAATGTCAAGCCATTGCTTTCTATATTGCCCCACAGTTAGAAATCCATTTAAAGCTGTAGCTGCTCCAAAAGCTACTGCTGCTAGAGTAGATGCACCTGCGGCATTATTTGTTCCTCCTCCTGTTGCTGTTCCTCCTATTACTATTACAAACTGATTACCTGCTGCTAAAATAAAATCAGATACTTTCAGAGCTGTTTCTAAAGCGACTTCTGCTAGGGCTAAAGTTGTAGCTAAAGTGTAAGCATCATCTCCTAACACAACCTCTTTAACATGGTCTTCTACGTTTACAAAATTTCCTTGCATATGCCCAAATTGATAAGCTTCTATTTTAAGCTCTGTTGGTAAAGTAGGTTTTGTAAAACTTGTCTCTGGAGAATGAAAAGTATAGTTATTATTAGAGGTTCCCTGATTAGGATGTTGAATAAAAGAATTCCTATTTATATCCGTATAAAGAAGTATATTCTCATGGTTATCATTATAAGGGAAATTAGGAAATAGCACAGGAGATGGATTAGTGGCTCCTGGTTCTGTATAAGAGAACATGTCATTAGCCAATCCCTTTGCTATAATAGACTTATTTAAAGTTCTATCACCTGCTTTTATTTTATAGCCTACAACCAAGTCTCTTTGCTGTTGTGTCATTAATCCGCTATCTACAGCAACATTTAAAAAATACTGTATAAGCTCTTCATCTAAACTTACACCTATAGGGTATATAATAGAATCCGAAAACGGGGTTAATTGTTCTGTACTCATAAAAGGGGATACAGAAAAATCAGGAAATTTATAATGTCTTATAGGTTGACATACAAAATTTGCACTTAATTGTCCATCACTTATATAATATTCTCTAAATTCATTTCTGTATTGCACAGGAATTTCACTCTCATTTATTATAAGAGAATTAGAGTTATATAGTTGTGGATTATCAGGATATGTTCTACTGGATTCTGTATAACCAAATTTTCCGTATTTATAAGGAAGTGGGTCACAATTGTTATTTATAGGCACTCTATATTCACATGTTGCTATAAAATCTTCTCTCTTAGAAAACACTGCATTTGTAATTTCTACTGTTTTTGACGCACAGTTATAGTTTCTAGCTGTAACAGAAAAACAACCACAAGGAGGTGATATAATATATCTAGTACCCTCTACGGTCACTTTAGTTTTTAAAGGGCTGTCAATGGCTATATAGGCTGTTCCTGACGGGTAGTCTGCTTTATCTAATTCCACTATCATACCCATAGCTAAATTTACTACGCCACTTTGAATATATGCGGTATCCGAACAAGAATTAAAAGTTGTGAATCTAACTCCATCGTTACTTGAAATATCATCATTGGCATCACACTCTGATTTCCCAGTTACTTCGAATGCCATTTTATCTTGATCTCCAAAAAGTACTTTATACCACAATGATCTAGTATGTATAAATGAAGTAAAGTCGCCTGATGCTAGAGACGTTTTATTTGTTTGAAGTTCTGCTACTGTTAATGCACCATCATACTGAAGAAATATTGAAGGATTTGGTAAGCCTTCTACGTAAGTTGTAGTAAGAGCATATTGACATAATGTATTAGAAGTAGTATCATTTCTCTTATAAACTTGTTCTCCAACAGGCATGTAAGCTTCTTCAAAAGCAGTGTCATTTTCATAGCCATCTTCATTTGTACCTGCTTTGTACATGTTACATAGGCTAGGTGGAGGGGTTGGCTCTAAAGAGCTTGTTTCCTCATATTCTACTTCTATAAGTTCTGCTTCTACTGAATCTAAATATACCTCCGTAGACCCATCAATAAGAGTAGGTGTTCCACAATTTTCTTCAAATAATGCCTCTACATCACAATTTTGTCCAGAATATGTATCTGAAAGTATAGTACATAATTCTGAATTGTAAAGTATGCTTTGGCTATTACATATTTCATCTCTATTATTTGCTATGTAATTAAAAAAATTGGTATAAGTGAAATCACACGGTAGAGTTAAAGTTAAGTTAGATAAATTTTCAACGGATTCAACTACACAACTTCTTTTTGTTTCTCTTTCTACAGTATTGTAATTATCTAGTTCTTCTGAGCCCCAAAATCCTAAGTCTTGCGCAGTGTTATAATATTGAAATCTTTTGGTTCTGTCTGCATCTGAGCAATTACTGCCGTAAGTATTTATAGATTGCGTATCTGTGTTATTTACTTCTTCTAGTTCAAAGCTGGTAGGCGGCCTATTTATAAGAGGAAAATCTGCGGATGTACCTCCATTACTGTAAAGAAGTTGTATTGAAAAAGGGTATACTTCGTCTCTTAAATAAGATTTATAAATAGAACTATTAACTCCATCTTTATATAAATCCTCTTTTGCTTCAACTGTAATCCATCTTAAAAATCCACCTAAAAGATTAGCACATGGTTGGAAATTTATCTCTTCCTGTTCTTTTGTTCCGTGCCAATAAAGTAAACCATTTGAAGATGTTAAGCCATCTGCTCTATCATATACTTTTTTGTATATTGAAAGTTTCTGTAGGCTTATAGCTCTTAGGTTATTAAGACTAGTGATTATAATTTCATTATCTGAGGTAGGCCTTACCTCACCTTCATAGTAGTTAACCCCACTAATACCTCCAGAATATATTATAGCTATTTTATAATAAGGATAATCCCTATCTAGATTTTCTATATTTAATTTTATACCAAAATTAGTCTCATATTCAAGTTCAGGTTGTGAAATTATAGTATTATTTTCGTCAAATATAGCTATAGGATTCGTATTATTATAATAAGAACTTAATTCATTTCCATTTATATCTGAATAAGCTATTAGTACTTCATATTCTCCTGCTTTTAATCTTCCGCCTTGTTGAATAGAAGTTGGTATAACTATAGGTTGATTAAAGTCCTTTGACACTTTTAACTTTTCGCAATCTAAGCAAGTTGGAGTAGTATTATCTTCTCCACAAGAATCTAAACCTGTTACTTTGTATTGGTCTAGTTCATCAACTTGTAAATAACGCATTGTATTTCTCCCATCAGTCCACCATAATGTGGTTCCACTAAATTCATACTTTACGATTATTTTTCTTATCGGATATTGTGTGGAAAAGTTTAAACAAAGATTGCAGCTATCATTAAGTAGTGTTGTGTAAGTACAAGTTGGAGTCTGCACTTGCCCTTCTAATGGTTCAGCTAATAAATTCTTAATATTGCAATTACATTCAGATTCTATATCATCGGCATTGATAACATTATTTATATTATCAATATATCCTATCTCAGAAACTTTTGTAAGAGGGTTAGTTAGAAAAAAATAAGTTCTATTGGAATTAACTTCATATTTTTCTCCTATAATAACAAATCCCTGCGGAAAATTGTTACAAAGAATATTTGAAGGTTCGTCCTGTAATAAAAACGTATCTCCCACATCAGAAGCTATATTACTGTTGAGGGAGAAAGTATATTCTGTCTCAGTTAAATCTATTGGAGACTTGTCAGTGTTCATACCTTTTCTTGGTGAAGAGATACTAATATTTTTTTCAGGCATTATAGCATAGGTATTTCAAAGACTCTTGTTCTTCTCTTGTTAAGTCTCTCTATATTTTTGAATCCTCCTAAAGTAAGAGTAGAGGCTTTTATATCAGTTAAAGCTAAAGAAAATTCGGCGTTTTCCTGATTTAAAGTATATTGGATTTTGTTTTGTAAATTTTCATCATCACCATTAAGCCACGCGTCTTCTAATATCTTTCTTTTAACATGATAGGTTAAGTATGTCTCTAATCTTTCTTGTGGGCTTTCTGGTATGTATAGCTTACCTTCTTCATCCGTTTCGAATCCATAATATCTTATGAATATTTCGCCATCTGGAAAATTTTGAGAGGTATGAAGGATATTACCTTGTATACTTATTTCATAAGGACTTTCAGCATAGATGTTTTTACAATTTCTTGTATAACTGTCTTTTGAAGTATGTCGTTTTAGTTTTAATATTGTGGGGTTTTTATAATGTAGATTTACAGTTCTGTCACTATAATATATTTTTTCAACTATTGTTTTTTCAGAATACTCTTTTTCACAATCTGCGCAAACATTCCAACTATCTATTTTTTCAACTCTTTCTTTCCAAAATAAAGCTTTCTGTAGAACATCGGTGGACAAATCTGTATGTATATGTGATTTATCTACTTTTATTGCTAAATCTAAGCTGTCAAAATTTCTTGGTAGCCACGCTCTTCCATTCTCTACTGTAATAAGTGTTTCTTGTTTGGTAGTTATTAGATTTCCAAATCTTCTCAAAGCTTTATAAACCCAATCTGTTATAGAGGTATCATCTATAAGAGCTGCTGTATCGTATTGTTTAAAACTACTCTTTATCTCTGCTATAAAGCTGTCTATATGGATTGATTTCATTTGTAAATATTTTTGACTTCTTTATAGTATAGCTTTTTACCTCTTCTATTCAATCTAAAATCTTCTGTTATAGGTCTGTAAAAGCTTCTATCCATGTACCAGCCTTTTAATTTATTTTGTGCAAAAATATCAGTAAACATAAAAGGATAGAAATTATAATACTCTGTTTCATGGAAGGGTCTTATTATGTTATCGGGAGTTCTTATGATTTCATTAAACCTTCTAAACATTGGCATATAAAAAGCAAAATAACCTATTCCCTCTAAGACCACTCCTCCATCTCTTTCTATTAATAACTTTCCCGCAACTTCAAATATCTTATTAACTGCTTCCTGAATTTCAGGTACAGTTTTTATTATATGTAGTTTTGTTTTCCTTTTTATCCAAGCTTTATAAGAATTATTAAAAGCAGTATTATTGAAATTTTTAGGTGTTACTAATTTTCTGCAAGTAGGTTTTATATCTTCTACTTTACTTTTTACTTTATAAATCATTGAATAGTAGCAGATTTTTGATTTGAATCTTTATTTGGGTTTTCATCTGTAGGTATAGTAATTACCGTTCCTGCTAACTCTTGTATTACCTCTCTCACTGCATATTCGGCAAGTTTATCACTATTTACTAATGGATAATCCCAATAACTTTTACAGCACTCTTCTTTTGAACAAGTTGATATGTCTTTTATCTTCTCAACTTCTAAAGTTAGCAAGTCTACATTTATTGCATAAACTTCATGATCAGGAATATATAACTTATTACCTCTTCTATAGTATTTAAGAGGACTAAGATGAGCATATCTTCTTTTTGAATTTAATATATAATCTCTTGTGGACATTGGAGTGAAAAGCTGTTGTCCATCTATAGAGGTTACATTTAATATATTATTGAAGAATTTTGAATCAACTGTTGATGGTAATTCTTCTTTTGTCACCATTAAAGTTTTACAGGTTCTGAATTCAACTATGTCGCATTTCACAGATTCAATCTTTTCTAATTCTAAACATGGAATGTGACTGAACAGCTCATTCTCCCTATAAAGTGAGTTGCGCTCCCCTAATTTTTGAGATAATAGAAATTTAACTTTATCTTCTAAAATTCCAAGTATAGCTCTTCTACTATAATAAGAGTCTTTATTTAAAAACTTTAATTCATTGCTAACTCTTGAAACTTCTCTGGCTCTAGTATTCTCCATGATACAAAAGTATGTATTATAATATTATTTATCAAAAAGTTAAGAATGGATATTATTAAAAAAGGCGGAAGATTGCTCAACCGCCAATTCAAAGAAAAATAAGGGAAACCAAAAACCCTTAAGTTGCTGCTGGTATAAATACTAGAGTACCCATAGAAGCTGTTATTTCATTGCTGGCTGCACTTGTACCTAAAAGCGATATAGTCATATTATTATTAAAATTCACTCCTGCACTATAAGTAGCTACATAGACATTTGATTGAGCTCCTGCATTAAAGGTCATCATAATTTTTGCAAATACTTGATCTGTTCTTATGATTTGACCGCTTATAGCAAAGCTACCATTATTTGAAGTACTAAAAGTAAAACTACTACTTCCAAATTGTACTCCTATCTGTTTGGTTACTCCTGGTGATTGTATTGAACCTGCAAATTTAAATTCCATTTTATCACCGTTAGTTATAGCTGTTAAAGCTGGTATAACCATCTGATAAAGTGTAGTCTGAGTAGAGCCGCTATTTGAAGCATCTATAAAATTTTCTTGAAGTGCTCTTGCACCTCCTCCGCTTGCTGCTGCTGTTACTCTTCCTTTACTGTCAACTGTAATATTAGCACTTATATAACTTCCTGCTGTAACCGCTGTATTTGATAAGGTAGTGGCGTTTCCTACAGAAGTTATGTCTCCTGTTAGATTAGGAATTGTTGTAACTGTTGCAGAATTTCCTGTAGTGTCTTGATTTAAGGTGGGAAAATCAGTTAAACTCGCTGCACTTCCTGTCGGGGTAAGATAATCTGTCCCTGCAATAGCTGCTGTTAAATCTCCTGACCCATTGGCTTTTAAGATGCTATTTATAACTGAACTCTGCCTTATTATTCCATTTACATCTAAAGGTCTTATAGGTTGATTAACACCTATTCCTATATTTCCTGTCCTGTGTATACTAACTGTTTTATTACCTCCTGCATCTGTATTTGAGTTTGACAAGAAGAATGGTGTCGTAGAAGGAGAAATATATGTTACATAAGCTGTTCCATTCCAAACCCAAAGAGAGTTATTAACTACACTGGTATAAACTATATCGTCATCTTGAGGAGTATTTGGAGTAAACACCGTTCCTCCTGTGTTAGGGTTGGCAGTGTTGAAAGTTACTATTGTCTGATTAGTCTCTGTAAATATTCTTTGTGCTAGCCAATCTTCGTCAACAGTAAAACCTAAACTTGTAGAAGTGCTGGAGACATTTATAGAATCAGTGTCTACTAAGCTCTTAATCTGTTTTTGTCCTATATTATTGTCTCCCGCATAAATAATTTCTCCTGCTCCTACATTTACAAGGCTAGAAGAACTTCCCCCTGAACCTGACTGATTTTTTAATTCGCATACTACATCGTCAATAGCTTCCAAAGTTTGAGTTAAAGGTGTATTTGAATTTACAGAGATACAATTTAAATCTATTCCGTCATAAACTATATTATCAGTGCTTACATCTCTGAAACAGTTAGATTTCTTTTTACAAGAACATTCTATTGGTTGGTTACATTTATTACACATAATTAAGATGTTTCGTTAAATAAATCCCCTGTTGCTGAATATGTTGTAGTCGTCACTCTTCTTATATTTACTCTCCCCCAAGTTTGAATAGCATCATTAGTATCTGTATTAACAGTTGGTACTACAAATAAAGGGGCTGTATCATACTCTTGTTCTATTTTAATTGTTTCCGCCATTTCTCCATTTACAAATAAATTACATTCAAAATTAGAAGGTAAGGCAGAGTTTATAGCAATTCTTGGAACATTTACAGCAGAGTTAATTATTATATTCTTTCTATTATCAATGGTTTGTAAATTATAAGTCCCATCAATATCTAAAGTCTTATCTGTGAATGCTTGTCCTGCTGCTTCTAAAGCTATTATTCTACTATTTTTATTTATTAAATCTAAAGTAATCGCTGAGTTAACTTCAGTTTGTGTAGATTCTGCTGACAAAGATAGGTATACTATAGCCGTAGGAGTTGATATGCAGTCTGTAGAAAAGTACATTCCATCACAAGGATCAGGAGTGTTATTTACTACTACGTTGGTGTTTTTTGGGCAGTCTATGGGCATTGATTCTCTTGTAATTGTTGAACTTGTGATTCTAAAATTGATACTCTTTCAGTTAGAGCTTCTATAGTAGTTTGCTGAGTGCAAATAAATGTCTGTATATTTTCCAGAGCTGTATTTACTTTTATTTCGCCCGAAGCGTAAGTTATACATCCGTCTCTTAAATTTTCTAAATCAGAATCTTCTTTTATTTCTTCTATTAAGGAATAAATATCTTCTGTTATCTCTTGCATATCTAAGCAATCATCTTCTGATAGACTTGATATTTCTGGTATTGTTCCTTGGTATTCTACACATGTTGCGTAGTTTTTAGAACAAGTATTTTTTGGTTTAAATTTACCTACGCACATCTTTTCTTTTTTATTATTTTTAATTTAAGGAGGGCATATTTCAACCCTCCTTTTTATAAATATTTGATTATTAAGCTTTTGGCTTCCTGGGTTTTGGTTTTGGTATACCAACTTCTAAAATAGCCTCCTGAGTAAAAGGTGTCCAATCTACCTCTTCAAAGTCAAGTGGATCAAGTTTGGTTATAGCATCATCTAAATTAGCAAGCCATTCTCCTGCTGGATTTTTCTTGATATCATAATCAAAATCTTTGTCTTGTAGTAAAGAACACGCTGTGTCTTCTGAAATTTTTGCAACTCTTTCTGCCATTTTTTATTTATTTGTGATTTAAATTATTAGTATTGTATTTCTTGTCCAACTGTAAATGCTGCACTTCCAGCACCACTAGTAACAGCCCTTAGTCTAACATACCATCCTGCTTGTACTTCCCCTTGAACATTGTTGGTAGAAGTTTTATTAAGAGCTACTGCAACTGCTACGGCATCTGAAAATCCTGCTTGACTTATACTTGTCCAAGTTGAGTTATTAGGACTAACTTCTAGGTATACCATTGAACTTCCTGACGATAAAAGTAATGTAAGAGCTATAGTGTGAGTTATTGTATAACTAACTCTAGTATTTCTAGTAGTTGATATCTGCACTCCTGCTGCATTAATAGTTTTTACAGCAGTATTGTTAAAACTAGGCGAACTTACTGTATAATTAGGAATATTTATGTTTCCTGTACTATTGTCATAAGTTGCCGCTCCTGAAGTGCCTGTAGTTGTTAAACTTATAGCTGCTCTAACTCCTGCTTGATTTATTCCATCTGTAATACCATATCCTGCTAAAGTTGTAGGTTTTCCTGTAAGTGAACTAAAACTCTGTGGAGGAACTGTTGTTAGAAATCCTGCTCCGTTAGTTAATTGATTAGTATTTGTTGGGATAGTTGGTGTACCTGTTAAAGTACTGTAAGGAATATTAGACCCTGTTGCTATTGCTCCTACATCAGAAGCATTCAAAGTAACTGCGCCTGTTTTTGTATTTACAGACGTAACAGGATAATTTACAGTTGGTATAGTTGGTTTATTTGCCAAATCTACATAGTTACCACTTGTAGCCACATTTGCTAGCCCTGATATCTTTGATGCATTTAAGGCTGTTATCCATGCAGGATTATTATAACTTTCATCTGTAGAGACATTTCCTACTTGCCAACTTATATTGGTCTCTAAAGTTTTTGTAATTCCATTAACCGTTATACTTCTATTAAGTGGAGCTTTTGTAGCTATTTCAGATTCCATATTAGCTATAGCTGTATTAGCTACAGGTACGCTCATAAACTGAGAATCATCCACACTCAATTCATTTGAACTCATTAATAACCCACTCCCTGCTGTTATCTTATTCTCTAAGTCATTGTAATCCCCCGTAAAAGCTACATCAGAAAATGCAGGTTTATTTAAAGTTGTACCCCAATCAGAAGATGTCATACTTTTAAGATATCTACCTGGATCTGTTTCTAAAAGTTCATTCGGCTTTAAGACGGTTGTGCCATTATCTTCTAACATAGAATTCTCATCAAAATACCAAGTTTCTAATGGTTTAGGGTTTTCGTAATCTACTGTCACTACGGCTACAGCTTGTCCGTGAGCTAACAGGTAATCTCTCATGTCAGTTAAATCATAAACATTAAGATAATCTCTAATCAATTTTATATTTGTTTTTGGGTTACTATTTGAAAACTTTTACTGTAAATGTTGCACTTGTAGGATTAATAGCTGCTACAGAAAAATTAATAAATCTTACTGTAACTGTGTTAGTTGCTGATACAAAAGCTGTGTATAAAGAAGCAGCTGCTGGAGTAGGAGAACCTAAACTCACTGCATCTCCTATTGATGCACCTGTAACTGCTATTGTTAAGTCTGACGAAGCATTTGCTGCCGTTGAAGGAAAATCTAAAGTTGCTGATCCTGTTAAAGTATTTCCTGCCAGTATTTGTAAAGCATTCTGAATACTTGTAGCTGCTGTAATTGTACCAACAGTAGGTGTCCAACCAACTAATGAAACATTTCCTCTTACAGCAGCTGAAAAGTTTACAGAACTTCCATCACCTCTTATATATGTGGCAGATGTGCCCGAACCAGTCCATGCTATAGAACTACCTGTAAAGTATGGAAGTCCATTTCCTGAAAGAGTGTCTTGTTTCGTACCTAATGCTGTGAAAACTCCGCCACTTGATACAGCATTCGGACTTCCAGATGTTGGCATATCATCAATAGTAACTCCACCTCCAGATATAGCTCCATCAACATATTCCTTTGTTACTAAAGTCTTAGCTCCATAAATATAAGTTGAACCAGAAGGATAATTAAGTCCTATATTATTATTGTCAGTAAATACTCTTGTGTTATCTACTATATTAGTTGAAGTTCCGCTAAATGGAGTTGTTAGACCATTATATATACCTGAATGAAGTATCGTTAAACCTCTATCATAAATATTACTTATCTCTACATTCCTCATACCTCCCGAAGAAGGGTTTAAATATATTGCAGGGAAAGTGTTATTCTTCGCTTTAGTAAAATTAGTAATTGTAGATTCTGCTAAAGTTCCTTGTAAATTAATTCCATATCTGGAATTATACATTTTTATATTATCAATACTGATATTCCTACAAGTACCCATAGGAGTAGCTCCTCCATAATCAGGATTAAATGATCCAAATATAGCAAAACCTCCTGTAATTTCACGCGTCAATTCAGAAGCTACAGAGCTATCAGTAATGTTTCTAAGACTTACATTGTATATTTCAGAGCCCATTGTATTTAAACATCTAAAAATACTGTTATAACAATATACATTAGCGTTTTCAATTATAATGTCATGAATATTATCATACTCAGGCATATATGTTTGTCCTGTAACAGTTGGAGTGTTTAAATTACCTGGTACATCGTCAGGAGAGGCTAGACCAGCTCCTAATATCCCTGCTGTAAATAAATTATCATCTGTATGACCTGTAATATTAATAAATCTACCAAAAGATCCTCCCATTACATTTTTAATACCATCGCAATTAGGAAATCTTTGAGGAATCCCGTTAATGTCGCGATCTCTAGGACTATCTAAATGAATGCGCATAGCGTCATAATAGGTACATCTTTCAAAGCTTATGGAATAACCATGAGCATTTCTAACAGTTACTCCCTCTATACTACAATTATCTGTAAAACAAAAGGCAACCATAATATTACGCCAATCTCCTGTCTGTTTTTCTGATGGGTTGGCTGCATCTGATCCATAGGCATAAACTACTCCAGAAGGTGGTGTTGCCGTAGAAGTAAGGCTTAAGGTTTTGTTATTGTCACCAGAAGATCTAGGATTATCAGCTCCTTCTAATATTGCACTGCCAATACCTATTATGTGTATATTTTCTTTTGGATTCAGCCAAGGCTCAGAAATACCTATACCTGTATTTACTGTCCTGAATAGATTATCTCTTGAAGTATCTGATAACTTTAATTTGCTGTCTACAATGTATATTACTGTATTTGTATCTAGTAAAATAGCGTTATCTATCATCCAAACATTAGAGCCTCTCTGTTCGTTATAGCCTATCCATACAACTTTACTGTTATTTTGAGAAACATAGTCGGCGGCTTGCTGTATTCTTTCAGTATCTGTTCCTTCAAAGTTTTCTGGATATACAAAATTAGAGCTATCTAAAAAAGACTGTAAAACTACGTCATTACCATCAAAAATTAAATTGCCTGCCGTAGTAGAATCTTGATTAGGTGTTTTAGAATAGGGCTCTAGCTCTATATTTGGAGTGATTTGAAAACCTGTGGCTCTAAAAGCTTTGCCTGAATTACCTGCAAATTGTATAATTCCATTTGATGTAAGAGATGTAGTTGGAGTGAAACTCGCACTAACTCTGTATATATCGTCTGATATTAATTCCACTACAGGATAAAGAGACGCATGAATATTACCTATCTTTAGACTAAAGTCTGCGTTTGATTGCGCCGATGTAAATCCTACCACAGGTTTAGAATTGTCATCCATTTTTACATAAACAGAAAGGTTATATGTAACTCCTGCTTGTAGCGTAGCACCGTACCAATTTTTATTTGTTCCTAAAGTTCCTCCAAACCTAACGGCTGTGGTGAAATCATTAATACCCCAATTAAAACTTTCATATGTTATGTTAGAGGCTGTACCTTCATTTTCAGTTGGCTCTGAATTTAGAAATAAATTAAACTGCTGCTTTCTTCTGGTTACAAGATTATAATTATTAATATATAATCCTCTGTATTCTAAACCACCTAATGCTGCCGATTGATCATTTTCAAAGACAGGTAGCCCTATAGCTGTAGCTTTATTATTTATTTCTAGAATCCCTGTACTACTTATCGTACCCGAAGTTTGTATATTTTTATCCTGATAATCTCCTGTATTATTAACTAAAAATTCCCCTTTATAAATAGCACTTCTTTCTAAATTTAGATATATTGCTTCAAGATTAGTATCAGAATTTACAAACATTACATCTTCAAAAGACCCATCGTTTTTAGAAATATAAGTCTCTAATATATCTTGCCAATTAATTAAATCTTGGGATACCAGCATTCCAGCTCTTGCGCCAGATGTCCCTGTAGGTGATGTCATTCCATGAACTGTCATGTAATACAATCCATTATGTACTTTTATGTCATCGGGTATAATTGCAGATCCCCAATCTATGGTAGCATTTGATATATTATATGAAGGTTTTGATTGATTAAATCCTGATCCCACAGCTACAGGATTTTCATTTTTAATAAAGCTTATGCCGTCCGTACTAGTTGCTAGCCCTATTGCTCCTGTTTGCCTTCTTGGTGCGTCAATCCCTTCATAGTATAAATAAAACGTTCCTTCATTATAATAAGTTAAAGGACTTCCCACTGAGTCAGCATCCCAATCTTCTCCACTACCGCTAGTTAAAACAATTCCTTGATTATCCCAATTTATTAAGTCTAAAGAGGTGTGTAATTGTATAGTTTTTATATTATTACTAGACTCTTCACTGTAGCAATAATAAGTCCCATCTACTTTTATAACATAAGGGTCTTCTGCGGGGGTATCAAATAGTAGTCCGTTTTTGATGAACGTTTTTCCCTCGTCCGTACTAATAGCCATTCCAACTCTTGAATCTATACCTGCTGTTCCATTTACACCTGTATAAAAAATATAGTGTTTTTTATCTTCATCAATAAAATAATTTCCTATCTCTCTAAGTGTAGAATCCCATTCACCCGTAGAGGCTTCTATTAAAGGGTCGGGGTAAGGAGCATTCGATATGTAGTTGAATGAAAGATTGTTTATTAAACTTTGGTTACTTATTAACTCTTTAACTGTACCTACATCTGGAATACTTCTCTCGTCTGTTATTTGTTTTGCACTGTAATCTTGGGCGTATCTTAGACCCTTACTTTCTTTTGTATCTAGTATTTCTATTCCTTCAGGACTTCCTGATGCTCCGCTTGGGTATTGAATACCTACATAACCTTCTGGGGCATTATTACCTATAGAAAATCCTTCTGGGTATAAAGATAGCATCCCTCCTTCACTTGTCTCACTACTTATCGATTGTAGTAAAATATTTGTAGGGACACTTCCGTCACTCCCTGTCTCTAAAACTTTTTGAAGGTTTGGACTTACACCCCCCCCTCCGTCTCCTATAAGATAGGGAATAGCATTAGCGTCTGTAACATACATTTGTATATCTTCACCAGACTTTATAAAATATATTGTGTGTGCTGTTAAATCTTTTTGTGCGGGAAGCCCTAACAAGAAGTTATGAGCCACGATTGGAATACAATGATTCAAATTATTATTTTTCATTTTCTTACCAGTCTGTTTTACCTAAGTTAGAGGTTATTTGACAAACGGCATGGGGTTTACATTCTTTAGTGTGATCTTTCTTTTTCGGTTTATTTTTCCTATGGCATTCGTACCCCCTTTCTCTTTTTATCATTTCAGAAACTTCGCAACTAGGAATCTTTAAAATATTATAATAAGCTAATAGCCACAAATATTTCTTCTTATCTCCTAAACAGTCTACTTTAAATTTATCATTTAAGAACATATTATCCCCTTCAGAAATTAATTGTTCTCTGAAGTCATTGTATAAGTTCTCTTGATTTATTTTTAGTATCTGTTGTTGTGACATTCTTTACAGTTTAATATATTTTGAGCTTCTTCAAAAAATCTTTGTGCTTCTTTTATTTCGCCAACAGTTGTGTGTGCTATTGCTTTTTCTAAGTAGAAGTCTGATTTTTGTATAAGTTCAAATTTTTGTTTAGTGACATCATTGTAATGAAATCCTATTTCTATAAGTTTTTTGGCGCGATTTAAATTATGAACATCTGTTTTTAGATAATATTTCTCTTCAAAGAATTCTGATTGAGCAGAGAAGACCCTTATTTTCCAAATTCCATCACTCAAATCCGACAACTCATCATCACAATCAGAACATCCTAAATAAAGTGTCTCACTGTTAAATTCACTTATAGTCTTCTTATTAAATGTGTAAGTTATAGCCTCGTTAGAACCTGGAGGTGTTATTGAAATATAGCTTGCGTCATCATAATATATTAACCAATTACTATAATCTCCAATAAGTAGAACCTTTGGATCTTTTGAATCAAATACTTGAAATCTTATTTCTACTTTTCCTGTTGGCATGATATTTATGCTTCTAATTCTTCAATCCTTGCTTCTAAGGCATCAATTTGAGCTTGCATTTGATTGATTACTAAATTTAATTTTTGTGGTAATCCGAACCAAGTAAATAATATTTCCATTTTTAAAATTCTATTATTGTTTTTATTCCTACTGTTTTATCTGTTGTCGCTGTTCCTAGTATACTTATTGTTCTGTATCTATATCCTATCCCTGCTTCATAATTAGTTTTTTGCGTATCCAGATTTCTATTTATTCCTCCCATTATAAGGATACCTGTAGTTTTATTTTTTACAGTTGTTACTTCTTTTAATGTTTCTTTAACTGTTGTTTTTATTTCTTTGCGCAGATATTTTATTTCATTATTATCAAGCTTTCCATAAACAGTTGTTTTTACATTTATCTTTACGTTTTCATCTTCAAAATCTGAACTATACTCTCTTTTTCTTGCGGCATCTGCTAAAACTTTATATCTTGAAATAGAATCTTTAGCTGATTTAAGCTCATCTAAGAGGCTTTCTTGTAGTGGGGAGGGCAAGTATATAGGTTTGCCTATAAAGACTGTGTCAGGCTCTGAAACAGGTATTTCTGACTGATTTGAAGGCTCTTTAAATTCTCCTGATACTTCAGGTATTTTTACTTCCTTATCTGTTATTGTAATTTTAGTTTCTTCGGTAGTGTCACAACTTTTAGTTAAAGATAAAATTATAAGTACTATAACTGCTATGCCTAATACATAATGCTTCCAATCTAGATTTTTCATGCGCCAAATATTTTTTTATTATCTGTTACAGCTTCTAATCTGTGTTTAAATCCATTGGCATCACCGTATTTTGAAGTTTTTCTGCCTATATTTATTAAATCACTTATACTGTCAATGTCATCTTTATCCGCTAATAAATTACCATTTATTTTAGTCCAGAAGTTTATGGCAGCGATTATAGAATCTGCTTCCGTCAATAGCAAATCAGGATTATTAACATAGTCTATTCCTGTATCTTTTGTCAACGCTTTGTAATTATCCTTACCTGTAGTCATGATAAAGCCTCTTCCTCTATACTTATAACCTTCCCCCGTAGATTCCAATCCATTTCCCATTCTACCTCCATAAACCCTATTACCTATAGCTTGAGGCTTTTTTTCGTAGTTTTTAGCTTCTTGTAATGTTTTAAAATACTTAGGAAAGATCTCTAGTAATCTTTTTGCGGAATAATTTAAATTTTCGGATATAGGTTTTAAGCCAGATTCAGCTTCAAGTTGCCCAAAGAAATGACTTAACCTCAAGGGTGTATTTATTTTGGCTTTATTCAGTATAGTTTTGTATTTCTTTGAAAGTTCTAGTGGTGTCATAAATCTTCTTCATTTTTAACTTGTGGCTCTTTTGATTGAAACTTCTTATCGAAAATTGTTCCTCCTACCATAGCTGATAAGAATAATAAAAGAGAATCGAAAACTGCTTTTCCTTCTCCATTAGGTGTTTGGTCATAAGCTACAAATCCACCCAATAAAAGAGTAAATATAAATGTAATTAATATTATAAAGCTTTTACGGCTGAATTTCCCTGATGGTGTCTGTAGTAGGTCTAATAGAAGCTTTTTCATGCGCTAAAGTTATTTTTTGTACTTCTAAGTGGAAGCTGTCTACTTCTTTTTCTATTTTTAAGTTTTTGCTGTATAAGGTAGTGTTTTTTATTAGTTGTTCTGTTCTTGCAACATCTACCATATATACTCTCCGCTCACTTAATTCTTCTGTTTTTGGATTTGTGTCGCCAAAATAAATAAAAGCAGAGATGACGCAAGATACTCCTGTTAAAATTGTACTCTTAATCATTTCTTTTTATACTGTTTAATGGTTTCATAATCTTTATAAAGGCGTTCTTGCAATTCGTCATACTTCTTACTCCAAAACTCATTAGATTTTTCCAAGTCTGCTTGCCTTTTGTCATTACATTCTTGGATCCGTAAGTTAAGAATAGATATAATACTATCATTTCTATTAGATCGGCTATCAGAAATATCAGTATCTCTTTCATTGTCAGAATGTAGTCTATAATTTTCGTAAAACATTGCGCCTAAAACTAAAAGTAAAAGAAATATCACAGCATTTTTTGGATTTTGTCTTGTTATCCATTGAGATAATTTAATCCATAACGAGATTGCTGTCATTTTTATCTTTGTTGAATATTGAAATTATTATTAATAAAATAAAGTGGTTCAATATTACGCTCTCATATAGTTCATAATATACTTCAATAGGATACCTTAAGTCAATCTCTGTAATAAGATTTAAAACTAATACAGTGGAGAGGGTCATTATAGATTCAAATCTCCAACTTTTAAAATAAAAAAGAACTCCTAATAAAGATATTACTAATAAAATCGTATCTATGAATGCAAACAATTTATGATTCAAATAGTAGAAATCATTTTCTACGAATATGTAAAGTGTCATGTACAATGTTAGCATCAAAAACGGTGCAAATTGCGTTACACTTTTCATGCTATTTTATTTTTTAGGTTTCTTGGGCTTATTTTTTGGCTTAGGTATGCCAACTTTATTTTTGTTATTCATTGTGTAGTAAGTTTGAAATTAAGGGGAAGTTGTTACGCCTCCCCTCTTTTTCTATTTAGTTGTTTGTCTATTTATACGCTAAAAGCCCTGATACCTTCCAAACCAGCCGCACCTGCAATACTATTCAGTAAGTTTTCTACTGGTTTGTGTTGTCCGACTTGTGCTAAGATGTGGTATATAAAAGTTTCTCCATGTTTAAGGGCTGGTTGTTGAGCAAATGTCGATCTACATACTTCTATAGAAAAATCTACATATTGAACCGATTGGTCTAATACTGATTCCTCGTCTGTGAATAGTACCCTTGTTAGTGGACTCATATGCGCCTCTTCACCTGTGAAATAAACTCTATCCCTAGCCTCTAACCATTGGAAGTTTCCTCCTAAGTGAGTTCTTGGTTTCCAAGTTGATAGGTAAGTAACTGCCATTGGTTCATCTTTTAATTCGCCAATACCTTCTCTTACTTCATCTAAATGTCCTCCGCTTACTCTAATCATTACAGAACTATCTGTAAATCCTATTTTGTCTCTAAGATATTCGTTAGATCTAATCTCTAATTTTTTACCTCTGAACCTGATACCCATTAAAGAAGTTGTAGGTTCTGGAGATTCTACTATTTTCCATTCATTACCTTCATAAGGTCTTGGCTCTTCTGAAACATAAAAGTCTTGGAAAATTGGTGAACATTCTTCGCAAACCATATTAGTAATAACCTCTGCTTGGTAACGTGTTTGACAGCCTCCTGTAACGGGTAAGTCTACAACTGCTACTGCACCTACTGTTCCTGCTAAGTTAGTTGTAGCATTAGCTATTGATATTGCTGGAAAAGCGGTAGTTGCATGAGTGAAAGTAAGTACTGCGCCGTTGGCGGTTACGGTTACCCCTTTATCTGCTAGAAGTGCCGCGCCGTGAGTTGATACAAAATTAGTAGCTGTTACTGCAAGAGATGTTGCAAATGTTGCTAGATAAGCTGTACCTGCCACTGTAATATTTGCTGTTCCAGAAGTTCCTGTTAGAGTTACTGTCTGTGCTGAATTAAGTGAAGGTGCATCTGCAATTACAATATTATTATCAGGATAATGTGCTTGAAGTTCCGCTAGTCTGTTTTCACCGCATTCATTATCAGCAAGTGTAATTGTGTAAAGTTGAACCGATACTTCACAAGTATCTCCTAATACCCAAGCAACTCCTGCTGGTGCAACTCCTGTACATACATCTGATACTTCTCCTAAAAGAGTAATTTCTGCTGTGCCTTTTACTGGTGTAGCTGTAAGGAAAGTAGTTTTTTGTGCGTCTGTAAGTTCTGCTGTCAGGATAAGTGTATAACTTCCTACTCCGCCATCTTGACCTACTTTTACTACTGTACCTGCTACAAAACCTGCTAAGTCATCTACAGTTGTTGATAAATCTGCACCATCATCTTCAATCTTTACACTGTAAAGGAATCCTCCTGCTACTTCTGTATAGCCTGCTGGACAGTCTTCACAATCTTTAATTAGAGTTGTTGTGAATGGTGCTACGTACGCTGTAAGAAGAGTATTAGTCTCAGTTACGGTTTCATAAATAGAGGTAAGTCCTTGACGTTCTTTTAAAACAATTTTATTTTCTGGGTAACGTGATTGAACTGAAGCTACAGAAGCTTGATCCCCCATATCTTGAATAGTAAGAGTCTGATAAAATCTATCTTCTGTCTCAGGTTCTGTACCTCCTGTTGAAAGTTCCACTGGAGTAATATCTACAACCTCTTGCATCTCAACTCCACCTCTTAATTGAAATCTTCTTAGTTGTTCAATTGCTTCAAGTACATATGGTCTAGCGTTTATTGCTTCACAGTTATCACCTGCTTCACATACTTCTGTACCATAGAACTTTTCTGGATCTAAATATACACTTGTAATAACCTTGTTATCAGGATAGCCATACATTCCTATAAGTTCTCCCGAAAGTTCCACCGTGATTTTTTTACGATCTGCTCTTATAAGAGTGATTGCTGTTTCAGGGTCAATTCCGTTATAACCTAAAATAACGTCATCCACTTCTTGTTCTGTTCTTTCTGGCACAGATACACTGACGCCTTTAACATCGTTAAGAGAGAAAGGTACTGAACTCATAGCTTTATTAGAATGAGAACGAGAATTAGAAAGATTTCCTCTACCTACTTTTATAACATAGTTTTCATTTTTATTTCTTCCCGCGAAAGATGAAATAGCTTTTTGACCATTTCCATTAGCGTCTGCCTCTTTCATAGAAAATACTCCCACTTGACCTTTTGCAAGATTCAAAGAACCTCCTGCTGTCATAGTAGCACCGTTCAATATGGCAAAGTAACGGTGGATTTGTGAATTGTTTGTTTGTGACATTGTCGTTTAATTGTAAATTAGTTGTTATTTTTAATTTTTACTGTTAATTCTGTCTTTATCAATGTCTATGGTAGACCTCCCCATCACCGCATTAAAGTCTTTTGCGGCAATTGAAATAATTCTATCCATTATCTTGTCATCAAATTCAGGATCAGAATTAATCGAAGGTGAGCCATCTGACATTATAAAACCTTCAAAATTTATTTGTTTTGGATATCTGTAATAAGAAAGGTATACTTCACTGATTTCAAAATCATCTTTATATACTTTTATATTATTACTGGAAAGATTGTAGAATGTTTCTCTCCATTCAAAAGACGGTTTATTATTATAATCAAACTCAAGTAAATGTTTGTTCTCGTCTTTTATTTCTATAGGTAGTAGTTTTGCATTTTTACATTTTTCTTTTGAAGCTTTTACTGTCAAATTAGAAAAATCAAAATAATTGGCTGGTAGTTTAAAATTTGTGTGATTTAGATGGGATTTTTCTACTTCAAGTCTTAAGTCGTCCACTAAAAGTATTTGTATATCTCTTAGAGTATCATCATTCCTCTTTTCTAAAGCCCACTCTGTAAATTTATTTTGTGCCTCGTTTATATGGTAAAAAGCTCTTCCTTTGTCTAAAGCTATATTGTCATTTGTAAAATTTTCATTGACTTTACTAAGGAGTTTTATATAAACGTTGTTTGCATTCAAAATTTACTTATTTTATAATTTTCCCCCGATTTTACTCAGGAGATTTTTTATTCTTATTTTGCAAATTCTTCGCAGATTTGAACTTTTACGTCTAGTAAATCTGGACTTTGCACTAATGATTTTGCCACTGTCTTCAAGTCTTTTCCTAAAGGAATACCATTGTAAACATAATCTCCCACTGAATTTTTTGAAATTTTTCCTGCTTCTGACATTTTTTTAATTGTAGAATGTAGGTAAATAACTTCTTCAAACCCTTTATCATTGGAAGATTCTACTAGTTCAATAAATATCTCTGGGTTTCTAACATCTCTATCTAACCACATATTAAACATAGTCTTAATTGTATCGCTTTCTACTTTGTCAGAAATATTTGCAACTCCAATATATTTAAGAATGTTTATTAGTTTTTGGGGATTTTCAGAAAGTAGTACGTAGAATTGTCCAATTGCATCTATAGTAGACACTGCTTTTTTCTGTTTAGTAGTCCTTTCTTTAGCTTTATCAACTACTACATATGCGGCGGCATTATACCTTGGATTACCTTTGTCATTTTCAGGGCAAATTTCTCCTGCCATCATAGCTAAGTAAAGTTGTAACATATCCTCAGGTTCTCCTGTATTTAGATATCTTCCTGCCCAAATCTCTACTTTATAGTCATTCCAGAAATCTTCATTATCTTGTGTAAGAATTCCTGATTTACCCATTTTCTTTTCAAATGGTTTAATTACGTGTTCTTGAAGCATTTTAAGTTTTTCCGTAACTATAGCTTGTGTCTCTCCTCTATAACAAGGGCTGAATTCATAAAGTCCTGTATCCCAAACATTTTCTGTATACGGGCAATAAACTGTATTACCTACGCTTGTTGAAGGAAGTTTTGTAGCTCCCTCTTTTTGAAATCCAGAAGGGGCTGTGGGGTCAAATCTATTTTCAATTTTATAGACCGCGTTTTTTTTGATTGACAAACCATTCACGTTGAATAGTTCCTCAGATTTATTAATGGGTTTTTTTGGTGGCATTCTTATTTTTTCTTTGGTTTTTATTTTAGGCTCCCCATTTTACCGAGGAGCCGTATTCTATATTAGTTCAAGCCTATTTTTTTAAGCTCTATAATTATTGTTCTTGAAGGGTCTGTATTAACAAACGCTGACATACCGTGTACCCAGAATGATCTTGACATTGTTTTAAGACTTGAAACGATATCTGAGGCTTTGGCTCCTGCATATCTACCGTTCTCATATCCCCAATACATATTGTCTCCTTCTGGCTTAACGTAGTAGATACTTCCTTTACGTCCACCTTCTACAAGAGTTGTACCTTGAGGTAGGTTTTGACGAGCATTTGAGTATTCTCCATCTGTTGCATCATAGATAACCATTGAATAAGTTGTATCTGCAAATCCATAGTCATTGAAGCCTTTACTAAATCTGTCAGATCCTTCCATAAAGTCTAAAGAAGCATCATGTTCAATCTGTACAATACCGATTCCTGGGATTGGTACTTGAGTAAATACTACTGGAGCTAATTTAAGATCTGTCAAACTTTGACCTGAAACTGGGTTCTGAGGAAGGATTCTATCTGCTCCTAAGAACGGACTCATTCCTGTAAGTTGTGCTACTACATATTTTTCGAAGATAGCTAACATATTTTGGTAAGCTTGCCATCCACATTTGAATTTAAGTCTGCGATCGTAATATTGAAGGTCTGGACGTGAAGCGAAAATATAAGAAGCTGCTTCTCTAATGTGGTTTACTGTTATTCCGTCTGGTTTGCTGTATTTGATTAGGCGACCTCGTCTCCATTGATGCCATAAACCTTCATTTATACGTTTAGTACCATTTTGCTCTGTTAAAACTGTAGCTCTACCAAATAAAAGTTGATTAGCTTCAATTTTAATATACTCTGCCAAAGCTAGGAATTCATAAACTGATCCTACTGAAGCACCTGCTCTACGAATATTCGGAGCTGTTGGATTTGGAGTTCCCTGAGCAACTTGTCCATAAACAAACATATCTCCACCTACTTTTTGTACTTGCTCATCTAAATACATCTGAGCAAAATCCGCAGCTTTCTTTTCAAGAGCTCCAAAAGATTTTTTGTCAGCATACATAGTCCAAGAAGTTTCAACACCTCTATGGTTACCAAGAATAAACTCATTAGTTATTGTTCCAACATTGTTAGGGCTTTCAATTCCAGAATAATGAACTGAATTTTCTCCCATTGAGTGACCTACTTTAAAGTATTGTACTCCTGGTTTAAGTTTATCTGCTGGGAAGTATTTAGAAGAATCCATTTCAGCAAGAAATACCCAATGTTTAAAGCTGTCTCCTACAGGCTCTACTTCATAATCTTCAGATACTACCACTTGCATACCATATTGCTTGCTGTAAGTAAGTACGTCACCTTTAGTATAAACTTGGTCTAATACGATTGGAAATACTGAGCCATCAATACCTGGAAGATCTGAGAAATCCGAAGTATCTTCTGTTGTATAAACTCCTGATTTTTTAGTTACTGGAAGGTCATAAGTAAAACGACCATTTGGGCCATTAACTTCAAGAATTTGTTTATTCCTGAATATCTCTGTATAAAGTGGTACTCTAAATTGAAGAGTATTAGAGAAAAGGTCTAGCAGTCCTAAATGGTTATTGTTAGGATCTTCTTGATACCATGTATAAAGAGATGGTAAGTCCGCATAACTGGACATTTTAATTTTTTTGGAGTCTGTGAAATGTATTACCCTGTCTCCGTTTACAGATAGGGGTACTCCTGCGATTAAGTTCTGATTCATTTATATTTGATAATTAGTTGTTTTTAGAGTTCGCTAAGATTTAATACTCCTGACTCTTTGTCGTTTTTAGATGTATTATAATCTACAGTTCCACTTCCTTTACCTTTATTTGTTAATTTAATTGAATTAAAGGTTTGCTGTTTCTCTGCATTAATTATTTTTGCGGCTTTGTTCTTTACATACTCTTCTTCATTTGTAAGGAACATAGCTAATTTTACTGCTTTTTCTGGATTTTTTCTCCACTCATCATAAAGAGCATCCACGGCATAAACTCCTTTTTCGTCTGGTTTAGATAATTTATCTACTATAGTTTTCCTAAAATTATCATTTAAGTCATACTTTTTAGCTTCGTCGGATAAAGATGTTCTGTAGTTTTTTAAAGCTTCTTGTTTTTGTATTTTAGCTTCCTGTGCTTGAACTGCTTGACTTTCTAAGTAACTGTTGAATACTGTATCTATGTCTTGTTTTGCTCTTCCTGCTGCTTTATCTAAAGTTAGATTTTTCTTATGACCATCTATAATGGAGTTTATTTCAAAATCTTCAAGACCTTTATTCTTATGGTAGAATCTAACTAAATTTTCCTGATCTGCTGGATTTTCCAAGTCTAAGTTTGAAATTGGATTTGAAGGGTTTTCATAAATATTTTTATAAGTTTCAAATACTTGTGAAACATTTCCTCCGTTTTTATCAATTTCCAAAGCCTTTAACATGATTGGGGAAAGACTGTCAGTTTTAACTGTGTCTACTTTAGCGTCCTCTTCCTTTTTAGCCATTTGGGCTTGAATAATCTCTTCAAAAACTTCTTCAGTTACATCTACTTCTTCAAATCCTTCAATGGCGTACCATTCTCCAGAATCTATTTTTCTTTGTACTAAAGCCTTATAATTAGAAGTACTTAATTCTTTTGGAATTTCGGTTGAACGTTCTTCTTTTTCGGGCTCTTCTGATTTAGGTGGGTCAGTAATATCTTCTTCCAGATTCAGAGGTATGTTTTCTTCTTGCGACTCCTCTTTAAATAGATCTTGTAAATCTAATACTTCGCCTTGGTCAATTGTTTGGTTTTCCGTTGACATTATTTATTGCAAATTTATTATTGTTTTGTTTATTTTCAAAAGAGTTAAAAATTATCTAATATGTTAAGAAAATTTCTTAGAGATGATATTTAGTTTTTATTAACTAATGCTATAGTCCTATCGTTTTGTTGTTTACTCTCTCTTAACTCTACTTCTCGTTCTTTAATAGCTAACATTCTTTCTCTATAATCTGATTCGCTTTCATCTTTTCCTCGTTTTCTATCTATTTCCTGTTGTTGTAGATTTTGCTGAGCTTCTGTTTGTTGCTGTTTATTTAATACGGTGGTAGCTTGAATAGTATTTTTATATAAATCGTTTTGGAAATTTTCATTTTGAGATTTTCCTAACTTACTTATCTGAGCCACTTCAATATCTACAAGTCTATCTTTATTTTTAGAAGTTTCTTGTCTGTCCCACTGTCTTTGATTTAATTGATCTGTGCTTTCTGCTTGAGCTTGTATTTGCTCCATAGTTCTAGCATGATCTTCTGATTGTTGTTGTTGTCTTCTTGATATTGACTGTCTTGCTATATCTAGTACTTCCTGTACTGTGTCTGACGTAATAAACTCAGCTAAAGCTAAAGTGTCATCACCTAAAGTATTTGTAGAAGTTATATAATTTTTAAAAGTTTCTAATTCTTTTCTTTTTTTAGAGTTAGAACTAGGCAGTACATTTAGTTTTCTAGCATAGAAATTTTCATCTGTAAATTCTAATAGAGCCGTTGTATTATCAGAATCTGTGTAGAATGAACGTATGTCTTTATTATTTTTCTTAGAGTATTGAGCAACGTTAAGATGCATTTCTAAAGCCCCTTTTTTGAATCTACTAAATACGTCTAAATATTTCTCTATCTGAGCGTAACTTGCACTTTGAGAAACTTGCACTCCTTCTGCTGTTTCATACTTAGTAGGTGCTCCGAGCATTTGAGGAGTGATTCCTATCTGTTCAAAAGCGGCTTGTTTGTATAATAAAGCTCTTTCAAAGCAGTTTTGTATTTGAGGGACTAATGTTAGATTTTGAGCTTGAAAAGGCACATTTCCTGTGGCAGAATTTGTGTTTTGGCGATTACTGTCAAATGGCATAAATCCTGTTTTTCTAGCTACATTAACTAGATTCTCTAAAACTTCATCTACGCTATCACCTAGATTTCTATATTCTGCTGGAAGCATAGCCATGTCAAACATGAATATAATTCCCATTTCTTTTTCTGATAGATTCTGCACTTGATTCATTGCAAAATTATATCCTATCTGATAAGGTCTGATTATGTTAGCAAGAGAAACATCTACTATTCCAGCAACAGGTCTTTTGTTATTGTATACATTACTATTACCCTTTAGCTGCATATCCATAGGAGTACATTTCAAATAAATATCTTCTGAAACATCTCTGTTAAATAATGATATTTTTACTCCTTCATAAGTTACAGGTACGTAAGTGTATATTATAGTGTTTACTCTGTCTTCTAAATTCTTTTTGGCGTGTTCTTCAAGAGAGATGCTTGTTATTTTTTTAATTTCATTATCTCTAAGGAAATCTTCTAGTAAATCTTCTGTAACTATAGCAATTTCAATTCTACCTGTTTCAGGTATTCTATAAGTAAGTTCGCCGACTCTCTTATATCCTTCCCAATAAGCTTCAGTTACTTGTAGTAAATCTGTTCTTATACTTAGATCATTTCTTAATTGTTGCGCTAGTTTTAGATTTGGACTATATCCTGAATTTGAATTTCTGTAAGGTAAATATCTTGGAACTTTTACGGAATTTCCTTCTTTATCGATAATTGTTGTTTCACCTGAAGGATTTCCTGTTAAGTCTTGAATTTCTAAAGCGTAATTATAATCTGCATAACTTTCATGTGGAGCAATAACAGAACCGTGTAAGTTACTTTCAAATAGATTTTTATAACTTGTATTTTTCTCAGAGTATCCACTAACTAAAGAAGCATTTCCATTAATAAGCTTTTTTATCTGTTTCTCACTTAATTGACTTCCATATTTGTTTATTACTTGAGAAGGAGTGTAGAAATGAACTCTGCCAACATATTCTGAGTCCTGTATATCTTTAGTATCTACATCCTGAGAAAAGAAAGTGTTTCTAGGATCCCAATTTTCAGGTTCGTAAAAATCCCATCCTATTCTATAATGCCTAAAACATCTGCCTGTTAAAAGTAAATGTTCTAAATTTTCTACATCTTTATGGCTAAGATTAAACGCTTCCGTATCTTGATCTATTGTTAAGTTAGCCCATCTTACAAAGTTGTTAGTGTAGTTGGTCATATGCCTATCAATATCGGCAGGAGCCATCTCATTTCTTCTTTGCTGTATTTGTTGTATATAAGCTTGTCTTTCTTCTTCTGAATTAAACTGTGTACCGTCTAGAGTTAAACCTTCTTCAATAAGCCTTATTTCAATCTCTTTCTGTATTTCTTCTCGAACATAATTGTTTATAAGGTCTTGCTTTCTTCTTTTATATTCATTTTTGGCAAAATCATCATCAGATGTTATTGTAAATTTATCTGAAGAAGTTTTGTAAACAGCTATAATTGCTTTAACTATAAGAGAAATAAGGTCAAAATGTTTTAACGAGTAAGGTAAATCAACTTCATCCATTAAATCTTCCAAACCTTTAAGTGCAGGTGGTAAATCTACCAGATCTGAATATATTAACTGCCCAGCCATCATCTTAAAATAATCGTTGAACTTTACGTTCTCTCTAAGTTGCTGCAATCCTATGTTTTCGAGGGCATTCATACAGCCTTCCTCCCACTTTTTATTCTTTAAGTGCATAGGAATAGCTTGTGGTGGCAAAGTCCCTACTAAAGAGTCAAAACCATTATTACCATAAAAATAGGGAACTTCATTCATTTGTAAACTTTATTATCAAGATGTTACAAAAATAATATATTTCCTTATAGGTAACAAAAGGTTAAGAATATCTCTTATATACCGTCAGCAAAAACAGGAACTGGTTTTGTAGCATAGTTTGTACAGTCTACTAATACAGCTTCGGTTGATAAGAATACTATGGCAACACTTAAAGCATTTCTTAAGGCGGATATAGTAACTCCTACAGGATCTAGTATTCCTGATTTATCTAAGTCTACTATTTTATCTTTTATTACATCGAATCCTTTTTTACCTTTTACTTTGGTTTTTAATTCTTCTATCTGTTCTTTTGAGTATCCTGCGTTTAATAGGATTTGTTGGAACGGGTATTGAATTGAATTTTGTATTACTGTCTGACCTTCATTCTTAATTTTCATTCTTTTTGCGGCGTTTAAAAGTGCTGTTCCACCTCCTAATACCACTCCGTCTTTATAAGCTACTGTAAGGGCGTTAACAGCGTCTACAATCCTATCTCTCTTCTCTTTCATCTCCATCTCTGAAGTTGCTCCTACATATATTCTAGCTACTCCTCCTTTCAGTCTTGCAACTCTTTCCTTCAACAGTTTTAAATCCGAAACATCTTCTGTGATATTTTGAAGTTCTAAAAGTGAAGTTACTTTTTCTTCAATTAAGTTATTTGTTTTACTATTTATAAAAGATGTGTAATCCTCGGTTAAAATTAATTTCTCTATCTCTCCTAAGTCTTCTACAGTAGCTTTGGAAATATCGTCATCCTTTTCTTGTAAGAACAGTTTAGAACCACAAACCAAAGCTATATCTTCCATAGCTTCCTCTCTAAATTGTCCAAATTCTGGACTTTGCATTACAGTAACCTTAATCTTATCAGCCATTCTTGTAGATATCAATCTTTGAAGTAGTAAAGGGGCTATTTCATTACATACTATAAGTAGATGGTCACCCTGTGTTTTTTCCAGAATAGGGAGTATCTCTTCTTCTCTTTCTATTCTACCTATATATAGTAGTATTTTTGATTTTTTATATTCCGCTGTCTTTTTTATTGTGTCCTGAAAAAAATATTGAGATTCAGGAGCCATTTTCATTTTAAGTCCTTTAGAAGTTTCTACATAAGTTTTAGAAGTCCTTGATTCTTCCACTGATATAAAACCATGTTCTCCTACCTCTTGAAATGTTTCTGCTATTAGCGTTCCTATTTCATCGTCATTGTTAGCAGATATAGTAGGTATAGCTTTCATTCTTGGGAAATCATCTTTTATGCTTATTGCGGATTTTTCTAAGTAGCTTATAACATCCTCTGTTGCATTTTCCATCTCTTTTTTAAGTTGATAAAATGATTTTCCTTCCTCTAAAACTTTTATACCTTCTTCTACAATGGCTTGAGTAAGTATGCAACTCGAACTCGTTCCGTCTCCTACAGCTTCATTAGTTTTTATTGCAGCAGAAATAATCATATTAGCCCCCATATTTAAATGAGGGTCTTCAAGTATTATACTATTTGCCACCGTAACTCCGTCCTTTGTGACTAAAGGTATTGAGTATGGTTGGTCTATAGCTACAGGTAATCCTTTTGCACCTGCTGTCACTTTAACCGCATTAGCTACTATGTCTAGTCCTTCTTTAAGTCCTTTTCTTGCCTCTTTACCGTAAATAATTTTCTTCATTATGCTCCTAAAATATCGTCTTCTCTAATTACTATTATTTCTTTTCCTTCAAGCTCTACGTTTAAACCTGTTTGTTTTTGTTTTATTATAGTTTGTCCTACAAGATCCCTATCTACTACTGAATCTCCTATAGCTATAACTTTAAACTTATAGTCTTCAAAATCAAATTCCTGATTAGAACTTGAAGTAAGTAGATTACTTTTCTTAATTTTTTCTAGAAACACTCTGTCTTTTTTTGGTTTTATCTCCATCTTGAAAATTTACTTGTATCTGTAAAGAATTGTTTTTGTTTATATTGTCTTGATTTTTCCTTTTTCTGTTGCTGCTCTCCACTTTCCACTTTTACACCTACTGCATCTAAATAATCTGCCCAAGCTAATGCGTGTGAAAAAGCAATCATTCTATCGAAGTTGCCTCCTGCCTTGTAATTAATAATTTCGTCTAGTAAATATATATCATTAATTCTTGTAATACCAAGAGCTTTTCTAGGGCTACCATCTTCATCAAATCCTATGATCAACTCCTCATTACAATAATTTAAAAGACTTTTCATCAAATGCGACTGATTCTTAGGTGTAGGATATAGTCCATAAGGAGTGTTAGCTGAAGCTTTTGGATTAATTCTTTTAGAGAAGTCTACTCCATCTGCTAGTAATAAATCTGCTTTTCCTTTTCTTTCCAAATATCTTATGAATCCGATATCCGCATTTTCCATAAGACACTGCGCATTAAACCCTTCTATTAACCATTCACAGTTTCTATCGAAATTATCAGGTATTGGAGGTCTTGAACAATAAGAAGCTAAAATACATCCTGCAAATGGATCGTCTAAAAGCCCTTCTCTTCTCAATATATAAAATGCACCTACAGATTCTGTTCCAGCTTTTGTCTGTTTATAAGGGTCAAGACCTGAAACATTTAAACCATAAGGAGGCATATCTGTAGGAATTTCATCAAATAATGTAACGGGAGCGTCATGTACTCCGCCTCCAAAAGGAAATTCAACTGGGCGTTTTGATGATAAAGTGTATTCTAACTTACTGCCTACTAAAGTTAAGTCTACTAGTTTGCCTGTTAATCCTTGTTCAACTAAATATTGTCTGTGTCTTTGAGCTTCTTTTATAGGAAATGGATTTCCATTATCTGACCTCAATATATCATCTACATCTAGAGGATAGTACATTACATACTTATCATACTCTGTAGGATCTTTTACTAGCTTTTTCCTATTATTAATAAATAAATCTTTTGCAAATCTCCAGTCAGTTTCACCTAGTTTTATCTTTTCTAAGTCTGGGGATGGAGTTTTTATTCTAAGATAGTCTTTAAGATTTGTTTCTTTTTTAAAATTGCCTTCTTCATATCCAAACTGGCCAGGAACAAATATTCCAAAACTTCTTCTCTTCCATGTAATTAAATCCTTCTCTTCTATTCTATTTTCTAATCTATCCCAGTTCATTGGCAATAAATCATAAGTCTCAGGATTCATCATCATCTTTATAGCGTCTGTTGAAAGTTCCGCGTTTCCAGATGTACCAGTTAGAATCGGTACGCATTTCCAACCATGAGGTGTTTTAAATGAAGGTAAGGCAGCAGTGTAAGGTGCAATGCAATCAAATTTTCCGCAATTATGGGTAACTATGTAATCTCCCGCTATAAAAAGTTTATCTTCATTGTCTACTTTTATACAATATGCATCATCAATTCTTGACTTTTCTATATTCGTTATATTAACTCTAGTTCTGTAAAAATCTGCCTTACCTCCTTCTCTTTTTTTAAATCTGTCTATTTTTCTTTCTAAATTAAATAGGCATTCATCTGCATAAAAATGTATTACATAAGATTTTTTACCTTGTTTATACTCTCCTTTGTATGTAAATTTGGGATACTTTATAGAAACTTTAACTCTTATACCTAGACTTCTAAGTATTCTGACTACTGAATCCTTTATTCTTTCTTCCGATGTAGATATAGACTGACCTCCTCTTTTATCTATTGTACCATCAGTATCTCCTAAGCCTTTTATAAATTGCTTTCTTTGTTCTATACTACCTCTCTCGTAGATTTCATTTATATTTTTCAGTTTAAAAGTACCTAAGGTTTTTAGATTTTGTATGTGAGAGTTAGTCTTTCCAGCTTTTTTCTTTACGTGTATTACATCACATACTGGAGATTGCTTAGGAGTATAACAGGAGTACTCTAGATCTATAGACTTAGCATAGTCTTTTATAGACTCTATTATTTGATTATCCATGCTTACAAAGCTCCCCCTATGGCAATTACCATCTCCTGTAAATAAGCCCATTATGTAGGGGTCTATTAATAAATCTCTTTCTTCATATTCTATAGCTTTAGATAAAGGTATACTGTAAATAGATTTTATTACTTTCTCATGTCCATATCTATGATCTTTTTGAAAATATCTAAATTTTTCTAGAAGTTCCTTTGTTGACTTTACTGAGTGTTCTTTACTATTATTATTTCTTACAGACCATAAATGATTTTCGCAGCACTCTATTTCTCTTCCGTCTGAAAAAGATATTTTATATAATTGTCTATTTTCAAATTTATGTTTTTCGAGCACTCTAGTTAACTTTCCATCTCCTCCATATATCTCATCACCAATTTCTATATCTTTTATTGGTATAGTCTTATCTTTAAGGTAAATCAAAGTATCTTTTTGTAAAGCTTCATCTAATATAAATACACTTGGTGCAGCACCTGCTGTTTTTTCAGACTTTTTAGTTTGTCCCTTCTCTAAGTTACGTATATAAATGTCTGAGTGAACAATAGGTGTATTAGCTTTGGTTTTCAATCCTAACTGAATGTGACTAGTCCAGTCGTTAGAATTATTCTCCATGTAGAAAGCATGGTTTATTTCCCCCATTGAAGTCTGAATAAGACGTGTTATCATCTCTAAGTCTTCTTTACTTCCCCCTGATACTGTAGCTTGAGAATTTGGCTTTATTAGTGCTTTCCAATGTGTTATTGAAGCTAAATCCGTCGATTTAGAGAACCTACGTGAGCCAAAAACTATCATTCCTTTATTACTTTTTTCAGCGTCATTATAATTTTCTGCTATAAAAAGTTCATTATCCCTCATTGGGGGTACTATGATCGGCTCCGTCCCATCTTCTTGAGGTATAGGTGTTTTAAAATAATTACAATGAAAATATAACCAAGGGTGTACCCAATATCCATTTATGTTGACACCATAAGTAATTTTCTTCTTTTCTTCTTCGTAGAATTCTAAGACATCTTTACTTTGCTCCCAATAGTTTTTAGAGTTATCATATATAGGAGGATTTTTCATGTTTATGAAAAACTCTGGACTAGTGCTTATTGACATGTTACCAACTTATACTTAAGACATTATATTGTGGCTTTGATTTTACTTCATAATCTAAGCCCTCAAGATAAACTCCTACTTCATTACAAATATGTACCGAATTAAATTTTAATGCTGTAGCATTACTACCCATTTCGCTTTTCTTTTTTATTTCAGAGATAGCATCTTGTTTTGCCTTTTGTATTAATTTCGGGCTATTTTGTTCAACCAATTCTCTTGCTTCTTTTGCTGTCATATTTTAACTAAATTGTTTTGGAAATCTTTTTTCTATAATTTCTTTCATTAAGAATGGGACTTTTTTATCTCCGTGAATTGGTATATTCTTAATTTCTCCTTTTGTCTCATCTAAATTAATTTTAGACATTACTTTTCTTAGAGTATTTATATTGGATAGCAAATCATCTTGGAATGTTATCTGCTCATCCATGTAAGTGTCATTATCTTCTATTTCCGCCCATCTATTAAGCTTTCTATAGATATTAGAACGCTCTATATAACCTTCCAGAAGTCCTTTTAATAACTTTATAAATTCTATTGCGAATTTTCTATGAAGATTTCCCTCGGCCTCTTTAATAAAATACTCTAACCTTGTGGCTATAGCTTTTACCAGTTTCCATTCTATGTTATGTTCATTTTTAAGAACTGTAAATAAAGCTTCTTCTGTCTTTCTTCCCCAGTTTCTTGATTCAATGTAAAATTGAGTACCTGTTATGTGCTCTTTATATTGAGTGATGAATCTTTGAAGAACTTCTGGAGTGGATTGACTGTCTTCTATTTCTTCTTCATCAAATGCCATTACTTTTTCTTATTTCGGCAAGATAAGAATGAATCATATCTTTTCTTTCAGATACCCTTTTCTTTATGATTTCATCAAGTCCCGCTACTTTAGAAGATAAATTACCATTACTGTCAATTACATATGAAGTTTGATTTTCCATAGCTAAAGCTTTGATAAACTTTGAATCCTCTTCTGATAACTCTAAATTAAATGACGTTCTTATAGAAGCCTCATTAATATATAAAAGCCTTTGAGATATTTTTTGAAGATCGCTTTGAATTAGATTTATTTTATAGACTTGGAACATATATTCTTCAACCATAGAATGTTTCTCTTTTGAGTCATTCTGTATTGCTATATCTTCTTTATCCTTTTCAATAATCTGCTTTCTTTTCTCTTCCGCGATTTCAGATTCTTTTTTTAAAGCATCTACATATGTATTATATGTATCTCTGTATTCGGAAAACTCTTTTTTTAAATTCACTATATTTCAATTTTATTCTGTTCTTCTTCTCTTAAAGCTTTTTCTACTGCTTGGTAGTACTCTTCGTCAGATATTTTCATCATCCAACCTGTACTTGACTCTTTAGGTTTAGATATTTTTCTGAACATGCTGTAAAGGACATCACCTAAAGTGTAATCATCTTTAGTTTCTTCTGTTAATTCCTTAAGTCTATGAAGGAATAGAGATTTGTAATTAGGATTTGACATTTCCTTTAATTGTTATTTTATTATTTAATAATTGCCCGTTTTGAGTGTAATAAACGGTGATTGGTTTGTTGAAACTTCCTAATAGATTAGAATTGTATCTAACTGTCAATAGTATCCCATTTTTCTCTGAATTGGCATTTACACTGAAACATCCGCAGTGACTTGCTCTTGCATAAATTACATCTAAATCTTCTAAAAGAAAGTTAACTGTAGTGTCTTCTCCCTTTTTAATATTTCCATAATCAAATGTACTTAAACCTGCCTCTTTTAATTTATGAGGTGTTAAATTATTTACTTTCATTTATTAAGAATTTGTAAATACTTGGGGTAAAAACTCTATTGAATTTTGAATATTTGACCTAGATAAATCTATAGGTATAACTTTAATATTAAAATCCTTTTCGTATAAATTTATACTTTCCTTAAGTGTTCTATCAGAAGCCTTATATTCATTAGGTAACTGATTAATGTCTAAAATAATTGTTGTCATTTTTTATTTGGTATATAAATTGATTTCCATTTTTCATTCCCGTAATCGGAACATTCCGTCTCTGGTTGTGCTGTCATAAATAGGGTGTCGCAGCCGCATATCGAACAAAATCCCCACTTCTTTGTAAGTTTTCCAAATAATAAGTTATATAAACTAGATAATATTGTTATGATTTTTACTTTCAAAGTCTTATTTTTAGTATTTGAAGAGTGATGTTCACAATTTAAGCACTTATTTATTCTTTCTATAACCCAAGACTCTTCGCTAGGCTTTTTAAATCTGGAACTTAATATGATCCATAGTTTATTCCATTTTTTCATTTAATATCATGTAAACTCTATTCTGTTCGTCTTGCATTTCTTCTATTTTCTTTCCGTAATTGAAACTTCGCTTAAGAATATTCTCCATCTTGTGGTGATGACTTGAGGAATTTGGTCTTCCTGTTTCTTTTAAGTAGTTGTCAAGTATGTCTTTTTTATATTGATAGGCTATTTTCCTTTTTTTCGAGGCTTTATCTTCAGGATTTCTCTCTAATTTAGCCTCGCATTCTGAAATAACTTCTTGTACATATTTATTTTTGATGTACATAGTCCCTAAGAAAGGTAACTTAAATGAGCAACAATCTGTTGCCTCTGTTTGTTTATGAATCCAATCTACACAAAACTTATATAAATATTCCATTTCTTTAGGAGTTCTTCCTAATTCTCTTGCCGATCTATTTATTACTTCATTTGTAAATGCTATATCATTCATTCTACTATCTTAATTGCAAATAACTTTTCTTTAGTTGTTTTATCTAAAAAGTAATCTTTTATCCTTTGTAATTCTGGAGATAAAAAATCGTTATGATAATTCTTATTATCCTTTATCAAATACCCTAATTTTCTAAGTTCTGAATTTATCTGATGTATATTAGCTCTGGAAAAACCTGCATCTTGCATTAAATCTTTAGTGCTTGAACTTACCCCAAATAAAATATAATAAGATATAACCTCAACTGCTTTTGGTCTAAGATGAAGTTTATTCAAATCACTCTTATTTGCCAAAGCATGGTTATTGTTTTTTATAATAGCGAATATAGAAACAATACGATTAATCTTGTCTAAATCGCTTGTGATTTGCATTTTATTCAGATAAACTTTACTCATGATTGCAAATATATCACCTTTATTTTAAATTTCCTAATTTTTTTAGTTAAATTTTACTTAATTATTTTGTTGTTAATTTTATTTTCACTATGGCAAAATTATAAAAGTTATTCTTATCTTTCAAAAGTCTGATAATTTTTCTTAGACATTTGCTTTATACTTTCAATTTTTATATCTTTGCACTAAACCAAATATTATGCTTAATTACGAAGAATTTTTTGAGGCTATGTGGGATTATGTCTCGACAAAGGTAGTTAATGACCACTATTTTTTTGAAAGAGAAGATATGATGAGGGCTATAACTAAAGATATTTATGATATTTATTGCAATGAAGATGCCTCTATAAATCCTAAATTCTATGGTAGAACAGTGGAATCAATATTCTTTCATTTGATTAAGCATGAAAATGAGAAAGAAGAAGTTGACTACAATAATTTTAATTAGTTGTTTTTATTTTAATATCTGCCCTCTGATTAAGCTTTCAGGGGGCTTTTGAATTTTATGGAAAGAAATATTTGTTCAATAGATGGTTTATCAGTTGTTAAACGGTATGGTGATAAAGAGATAAGTAAAACATTTAATTGCTATAAGGATTTATATGATTTTATTAAAGGCTGTGACATAGTTTTATTTGGCGGCATAGAAAAATTAATAGAAAGGCTTAGGTCTGAATTTATAACTTATGATTTTAGAGATGTCAAAGTTATAGACTTATTAAAAGTTGAGGAATATATAAAGCCTAGAAATTTCAGTACTGTCTGTCATTCTTATGGATGTGATAATACTATTTTCAGTCTTTTAGAGGCACAAACTTTTAAATTAAGTAAATCGATAAGAGAATTAGATTTAATATCGTCAGGAGAATCAAAAAGACTAGATGTTGCAGGATATTTAAAAATTAAGGATGGTATAGTAGTTTGGGCTAAAGGCGCACACGAAAATAAACCAATCGTTAAAAATATACCTTATACTCAGAAAATACTAAATTCTCTTCCTTATGAAACCCAAGAAGAAATAAAAAAAGTATTTAAAAGATAAAATTAACTCTTAGATATTTGGTAGTTAGAATATTAATTCTTATATTTGCTATTCAATATTCCCAGTATGCCCCTGAATTAATTTTCAAGCTATTGGGTTAATAACAGAATTTATGAAAGCATTTATATTTAAAGACTCATTAGAAGGTAAAGAGATTGCGCCAACATTAGTTATTTCTTTTAAAGAATTAGATTCACTTTTAGGTGGAATCGGAGTATAAAAATATTTAGTGAGTGTGAAAGGAGCTAGTCTCTGTAGTATATACTCCGTGGGTGTTTTAAAGTTCACCTTTTTATCAAAAACTTAAATTACTATCCTTTACCACTATTTCGGGTTAAAAATGTGGAATTTTATCGGAATTATATTCTAATGTGGATTGAAGGAGAACCTGAAGCATTGTGAAGTCAAAATATTTAAAATGCACCCCGTCTGATTGAGCCGTTTCTCCTCCTGAGCTCTTTCTTTCGGGGATTGTTAATTTAAATATGCACGATTTAATAAAAAAACCAGATGAGTTTACAATTACAACTTTTAAAAATTTATCGAATTGTCGAGTTACAGGCCAAATAAATTTTTCTGAATGGCTTCTTAAAATTAAAAATGGAGATTTTGCAGAAGAAATAAATCTTGCTCGAAATGATGATTCTCAGAAAGATTTTATAAAGGTAAATAAAGTACCTTGCGTAACTATAAATTTTAATTATAATAATTATAAGAATAGTAAAAATTGTAGTAGTGCTACTGGACTACTTTATATTGACATTGATGCGCCTGATTTTGATATATCTATTATAGATAAGTCTTTAGTTAGAGCTTACTACAAATCCTTTGGTAATAAAGGATATGGTATAGTAGTTAAAGTAGATGGACTTACTAGCGATAATTTTGAAAGTACTTATTTTAGTATTTGCGATAAATTAGGCATTTCTCAATATGTTGATTTAGGAGCTAAAAAGGCTAGCCAATTCAATGTAATGTCTTTTGACACAGATTTATTTGATAACCCTAACTCTAGGATATTTAGTAGTTTCTCTACCCCCCTTCTAGAGAATAATAGAAGAGAGAGAAGAGCATATAGCACAGAGTGGGGGGTAACTAATGTTAGATTTAGTAATAGACAGGACTATATAAAAGGAGATGATGAGTATTTCGTTGATTTTGGAAACATAGAAATTATAGAAGCAAAATTGCTTTACAAAAAAGTTTCAAAGAACAGAAATAATATTCTATTAGCATATTGTACAAACCTTTTATTCTTAAACCCTCAAATATATTATGACAGATTATATAAAATAATGCGTGCTGTAAATGAAAACAATTTTACAAATCCAGTAGATGATAATCAATTAAATAGAATTTTAAATAGTGTTATAGGTTATCATAATTCAGGAGAATTAATACCAATACCTCAAAAAAAGAAAGGCAGTATAATATTTAGTGAAAAAGTTAAAAACAAATATACGAAAGAAGAAAAATTTGCAATTGTTAGGAAATTGAATTGTGAAAACACAGCTAAAAAAACTAAATTAAAATTAGAAAATATAATAAAGAATTGGGATTATTCTTTACATGGTAAAATAACACAAGTAAATATCGTAAGAAATCACCCTATATCAAAAAAAACTGTTGAAAAATATTATAAATTTTTTATAGAAATTATAAAAATAAGTAACTCAAAATTTGGTAGTTAGCTTTAAAATTATTAAATTTGTTATTCACAATGATAGATATGGAGAAACTTCTAATAATAGAAAATAAAATAAATGCGCCAGAAGAAATAATTTATGGTGTAAGATTGGGTAAAGATAAAGGTAATTCTACAATAACAGATTTTTATATTAAATCCTGCTCAATGGAAGAAGAAGAAATTCAATTTAGAATTTACGGGTCTTTAGAAAGAAAAGCTTTAAGTAAAATATTCTTAGAATTATCAAATAAATTAAAATAATGAAAGAAAAAATAGAAACATTAATCGCCGAAAATAAATTATTAAAAGACCAATGTTGGGCGACAATAAACGAATTAAGAGAAAGCAGATTTAATAGGAGCTTAAAAACAGGAACTAAGATAGCTAAGTTAGAAACTGAATATGAAAATAGAAAAGAATTTATTGAACAGTTAGAAAGCTTAAAAAATTGTAATTATACAGAATTGAGTGCATTCACAGAATGGAACAGTAAAGAAGACGCACTAAACTTTGATGAAAAACAAGATAAATTTTAATGAAAATTGTAAAACTTTCTACCAAAGAAATAAATAATTTAATTTCTGTATTACATGGCCTTAATAATATAGAACATATAAAATATTTTGATTTTTTGACAAAGAATAAAAGAAAAATAAGGTTTATTAATTCAGATAAATTTTAAATTATGCACGCATTTATAAAATTGCAAAATATGGAGTCTTTAATAAAAAAGTTAGAAGAATATATAGAATTTTTAAATAAAGCTAATGAGAGTCCTATAAACATAGCTTCTGCTCATGGATGGAAATGTAGTCAACAAGATGTCGAAAAAGGACAAAGACTAAGAGATGAAATAGAAAGTATAAAATTTTATCTATGATAGACTTAACTAAATTTGGTTTTATAAAGACTGAGAAGAATACTTGGGTAGTATGGAAAGATTATATATACGATGATTTAAGAAGTGACTACGGATATTATTTAAGAGCATCTATTCATGAACCATTTGTTGGTAAAATTACAAGCCCAGATATTGATTGTTATATGTATCAAATTATTGTACATAGATATGAATATGATAGAACTCATATAGAACAATGGTTAGAAGAAGGAGAATCTCGTATATCATATCACGGACTTATACCATCAGAAGAGTTTTTTGAAGAACTGTTAGTTAACTTAGGTATAAAATATGCCGTCGAAAAAGAATAATCAACAAGACAAAATACAAGTTAGACAATTCAAAGATGGTTCCTTAAACTTTTGGTCGGAATTTCGTCATTATCATTTAACAGAAGATAAAGAAATTATACTTTGTGCAGGAGGCGGAGAAAGCGAAGAGCATTTAGAAAAACTAAAAGCTTATTTAAAGAGAAAAAAGTTGATATGAACTATAAGTTACAGCTTTGGAATGATTGTAAATGCGGTCAAAGAAATTACAGAGAGTTAGAAGATCTTAAAAATTATACTTCAAGTATACTATGTGTAAGTTGTAAAGAAGAAATAATAATTGGGTATGAGAGAATATAAAATAGAAACTGTACAAGATATGTTTGATGTAGTTACGACTGATAACATAGAAAGATTTTTAATGGATTTTTGCATGGCTTTTCATATGATGGCGGAAGCAAAAGAAAATTTACATAAAGATGGAATAGACTTATCTGAAATAAAAAATCCTTATTTTATTTGGAAAGATGATGGTAAGACAGATATAAGTTTTAAATTTAATGACAATGAAAGTCTTGAAATAAAAGGTAAATGAAAAGAAAGCCATTAAAATACTATCAAGCTAAAAACAATTTTGACTTTAGTACAGAAGATTATAATTCTCTGTCAATATCGCAGCTTAAAAAACAAGCAGATTATTGGATGAGACAACATCTGTTGAGAGAAACAGACAGTAGATATGGAAAGTATTTTTGCCCTCTAAAAAAGGCGTGGCTTCCAGCAAATCAGCTAGAAGTGGCTCATTTTATAGATCGAGCAAATATGAGTACAAGATACGATTTAAGAAACTGTCATTTAGTATCAAAACAGTCTAATACTTTCGATGCACAAACCCCTAAAGAAGGGTATAAATCACAGCATCATTTTGACTATGAATGTTTTTTATTACAAGAATATGGAGAAAATATACTAAAAGAGTTGGCAGATAAAAAGGAATTAACTATATTTGCAAGAGAAGATTACATAGAAAAAATTAAATTCTTTAGAAATGTCTGACATACACCCTTGGTTCAAATTAAATGACTTAATAGAAGACTACTCAGAGAATAGAGAAAGCTACAATGCAGAAAAATTACAAGAGCTTAGGGAGTCTATAAGCTTACAATTATTTTTCCTATCTGACTCTTTTTCTGTTGCAATATCTCTATACGATCAAAAAGAACATATAAGAAAGTCAAAAATGGCAGAAAGAGAGCAATTCTATAGGCAAGATAAAGGATCTGATGGGAAGTCAATGACTGTTGCTGAAGCAGCCAATCTCGCTAGAATAGACTGTTCTAAAGAAGTCGATGATTGTAAAGAAGCTCTTAGACAAAAGAAAAGGGCTGAAATAGTATTAATGGCTACCCAGCAAATATTAAATTCAATTAGCAGCCGCATTCATATGATAAAAAATTAAATATATAAAATGGCAAAAAAGCAGGTTACAGAAGATTCTACATTATCAGCAATTGATAAACTTTACGCAAAATATAAAAAAACAGATAATATTTTTGAAGCTCCAAAAAGTTTAGAGGATATAGATGTTTCAGTTGAAAGAATGATTAACCCGTTCTTATCATTTGATAGATATCTAGGAGGAGCTCCAGCTTACGGAAAAATTACAACATATTCGGCATTTGCAAGCTGCGGTAAAACTTCACTAGCGTTAGCCTTAGCTGGAGCAAACCCCGATAAAGTTATAGGTTTTAGTGATAATGAATTTAACTGGAGTGATTCTTCCTACTTATGGATTGACAAATATTTTGGCATAGAAAAAGAAAGAATACATATTTTACAGCCAACTTATTTAGAAGAAGGTGCGGAAATGGTTGAGGATTTATGTGAAGTTGCAGATATAGTTATTTTTGATGGATTTGACTCACTAGCTCCTAAAGGAGAATATCAGGCAACTATGGAAGAGCAACAAATGGGATTACAAGCCAGAGCATATAAGAAATTCTTTCGCAGGTCTATGGGTAAGATATATAAATCAAAAGCTGCTCTTATCATAACAAATCACTTATATGAAAATATAGGGAATGTATTTGAGCCGTTTAAAGAACCAGGTGGTAGATCTATCCATGACTTCGCATCACAAAAATTATATCTTACGAGAAGTAACGTAAAGGACGTAAAGACAGGAAAAACTGTAGGTCAAGATGTAAATGTAACTGTAAATAAGGATAAATTATCGGGCAATAGAGGTGCTAAGTTTACACTACCTTATGATAATGTAAATGGATTTGATGTTGAAATGGATATCATAAACAATGCAGTGGACTTAGGTGTAATTAAACAGTCAGGGGCATTTTTCAGTTATGAAGGTACTAATATAGGCCAAGGTAAAGTAGCAGCTAAAAATACACTTAAAGAGAATCCTGACCTTACGGTGGAAATAGTATTTAAATGTAAAGAGTTATTTTAATGAAAATCTGCACACTAGATAATAACGGAGAATGTACGATTTGTAATTGTAGTTTTCAAAACTGCGCATATGACAGAATGATAAATAAAGATTACAGATGGGAATCAAAAGAAGAATTAGAAGAAATGTTTAAATTTTTATTTTAATGCCGCCGAAAAAAGAAATAATAAATTGGACTTATAAAGGTAAAGAAGTCTTAACAGTTAAAGATATTCCTGAAAAAGCTCTAGGTTTCATATATAAAATAACATTGGAAGATTTTCGGTATTATATTGGACGCAAGACAGTTTTTAAGCCTAATTACACAAGTGGTAAATTAAAAGGGCAATGTAAAGGAGAGTACAGTTGGAAAACTTATTGTGGGTCTTCTAAGGAACTTCTAGCTTTAATTAAGTTGGGCGCAAAATATAAAAAAGAAATTATAAGATATTGTTATTCAAAGGCAGAAATAACATATGAGGAAACCAAGGAAATATTGTGCAGTGGAGCTTTAACAGACCCTAACTGCCTAAATTATTGGATCAAAGCAACAGTTTATAGTAAACATTTAAAAGAAAACAGTTAAAAATGGCAATATACCAAATAGAAGGACGTTTAGTTAGTGAACAAGAGTTTTGGCAGAATAATACAGGAGGTATAAGTTTTATTACTTTTGAGTCTACTCCGAAAAAACAGACAAGAGAGAATATAGAAAAAATAATTAGAGAAGCTGAAGCAGAGTGTAAAAAAGGAATATATCCTAAAGGCTATTGGGACACTTTTGAATATGACTATGACGTAAGAAAATTAATAGAAACACAAGAAAGAGTTTATCCCCAAAAAGAAGAATCAAAAAAAGGAATGAGTACTAGACATAAAGCAGGAGATAGTAATCCTTTAGAAGAGCTTAAAAATTCAAGGGTGCATTCAAAAACAGAAGAGCAAATACATGAACAGCTTGATATTAGTAAGGAAGATATTGATAATCTTAATATTAGATCATTATATAATGGTGTGAATGGTCAAATATTTACTCCTGTTGACTCGTTTAAAACTGAGGAAGATGAAAATATAAACAGCGAAATTAAACCTTGTCCATTAGTAAACAAAGGTAAAGTAACTTATTGGGGAGGAATCGGTATTCAGCCTCTTACAGTTGATGATAACGGTGATTTTGTTAAAGAAGCAGATTTAGGTGTGAAACAAAGCGAAGGAAAGCTGTTCTATGAATTTGATTGGGAGTTTATTGAGGCGGCGGCTAAAAGAATGCAGGAAAACAAAGGAGATAAGTATCCTCATTGGAATTGGAAAAAGCCTATAGAAATAGAATCTCTAAAGCAAGCTATTAATAGACATCACATAGAAGTAATGAAAAGCAATTATAGAGATGGAGAAGACCCTTTAGGACATGTAGTAAGTTATATGTGTAACGCTATGATGTTGTGGCACCAACTTAAAAATAGGAATGAAAGTCAACAAGATTATAGTAAAATATTTGCACAATAAATAAAAAAGAATTATATTTGCTATTATAAATCATTCAACTGAAGATAGGGAGTAATGTGCCACTAAAACTGGAAGCACAACTGGGAAAGGAAGTTACTCAGCCATTATAGTTAAGCTAAGTTAACGTTCTCTATTGTAAGATATTTTTGCTACTAACACAACAGTACTATCTGGTAAGCACTTTGATTAAGTTCATGAGGAGTCAGATTAAAAATAGTCTACTTAGAAATAGATTGAATGGTTTTAATATTTAAACAAAAAACGCCAATGAAGTTTTTATACTTAACTGCTCTAAGAAGAGAATTGAATGAAGCCGCGCAAAAAAGATTAGATGAATTTGAAGATGGAGAGGACAACTATGAAGCTCCTAAAGATCACAATGGAAACTCTTTAGAATTTTATATAGAAAATAATTTAAAAGCTCCCGACTACCTAAAAGAAGCAAGTAAGAATTCAGAATATATTCAGTTTGATTTAGATGAGGATTATGACGTGTATCAAGTAGATGTTATAGTGAAACTAGATCAATTTTCAATGGCTATTGACGATGCAGAAGGAGGTTGTGTAGTATATTTAGAAAACGCTACAAACGTTCAGGTTTTAGAAACGGCGGAAGAAGTAGAATTTCAAGTAAGATATCATTCAAGAAATAATTGGGAGATATTTAAAGATTATATAGAAGTAAAATACAATAGAATTAAAAATAAATTAAAATCAATAAATAAAAATGAGTAAGTATTTAAATGTAGAGTTTGGAACAGGAAAGGTTTATGAAAAATCAAATGACCCAAGAGAAGGATATGAAGAATTTGTTTCAAGTAAGGGTAATAAGACTTTTAGAAAATATTACACAAAGGGAGTTTATGGAACTCTAACTGCTGTAGAGAAAAGGGATTCCCCTATAGGAGAGCAAATTCAGTTAGTATTAAAAGATAAGTCAGGAGAATTTCAAAATCTTCAGTTTTCTTTATATGACACTAATGGTAATATTGATAATCGTTTTGCAGAAAATCTAATTAGAACGCTACCTAATGTTAAAATAGGCGAGAATTATAGAATTTTCCCTTATGTTATCGAGGCAGACGAAAAAAATAAATACGGTTCTTCAGGTGTATCAATTGTTAAAGCCAATATAGAAGCAGAAACGGTAAATAAAGAAGATAAAGTTGAATTAGCTTACAGATACCTTAAAAAAGACGAGGAAGCTAAAGATACGGATGTTCCTAAATTAATTTTTAAAGAGCAACGCGGAAAGAATAGACCTACGGCAGCATCATTAGAAGAAAAAACCAATTTCCTTTATGATGTTTTAATGGCTAATTCTACAAAAGGTGAATCACAAAGTCAGACTTCAAACACTCCTCCATCACCAAAAGTAGATGATACTAAAGGAGTAGCGGCTCAATATGAGAATGACTCATTACCTTTCTAATAATCAATACTATAGGCGGACTAGAATAAAAACTTTTCCGCCTTTTTAAAATAAAAACCAATGAAAGAAGAATCAATAGACTTAAATAATTTACCGCCAGAATTCCAAATGTATTTTCATAAATCACAGATGGAGCGCGTAAAAAAAGAATGTAAAGGAATAACTTACATATCCCACTTGAAGCAAAAAGACAGTTATTTCACTGTAGTTAGAATCAAAAATGATTTAGGAGGTAAAGATGAACTAAACTTTCCTCTTCAGGTAGAGCCTAGTAGAATGACTGCAAAAGAATATGATTTTATAATTGAAACTGTTAATGCTCATGAAAGAAACTAAACAACTTTACGAGAGTCTTTTATCAGACGGGGATTTATTCGATCTTGTTTCTGGAATGTCAGGGCAGTGGGAAAAAGATAAAAAACTATTTTCAATTTACTATGATCAGCAAATGGCTTATATAAATGATTTTGATATAGAGGATGAAACAGATTTTAGTTAAGTATAAAAATAAATTAAATTTCCCTTTAGATGACTCCGACATAAATCAGATTATAGTTTATTTACAGAACGGTCAATTAAAGAAATTACACTTTGAGTATGGAGATTTAATTTTGGACGTTTGTTTAGAATATGCTGAATCTAAAGAGGACTATTATTTATGCGCGAAATTAAAAAAGTTCTATGAAGAAATTAATAGATATAGAAGAGATTAAAAGATTACAGGAAGAACTAAAAAAAGCTGAAAATAATTTCTCTAAAGCTATTCAAATCTATAAAAGAGAAGCGGGAATAACAGAAGGTAGTAAAATAAAACTTACAAGAAGTTCCTATGATTTAATGACGGGAAAAGAAATCAAAGAGGAATATTACCTTATAATAAAAACATGCTATTTTAATCCTAAACTTCTTCAGTTTCAATATACTTTCTCACACATAACGCCTCTAGGTAAGGTAGCAAATAAGAAATGCTCTATATACCATAACATAAAAACAGACTTAATAGAAAAAATAAAATGAGATTTACTTATATCTTTGAAAATAGTATTGATACGGAAAATGTGAATGAACTTATCTCCAAGCTGTCAGAGCATGAAAAAATTGATTTATTTTTCTCGACTGATGGCGGTTATATATTTCCTATGAAATCTGTATTGCATTATCTTAATTCAAGAAAGGATGTTATTACTAACTGAATATGAAGGTGAGAAAACAATAACTAATGAATTAGAATTTATGATGGCGCATTGCATAGATGCGGAAGAATATACAGTTAGGAAATCAGCAGTGAGTAAAAAACAATTCGCCAAACAAAGAGATAAAGATAATAAAAATCTAGCTGAAGGATTAAAAAGAATAGGATTTACTCCAAAAGAAATTAAAAAATTTCACAAAGGAGAAGACGTTATACTGTATCAAAAAGATTTTAAAAGAATAAATTTAAAATAAATTATAATGATGATACACGTAAACGAAATAAAGTTTGAAGAAACAGATGCTTGGACTAGACAATTCAATAAATGTTCTGACGAATTTAAAAAGTGGGATGAGGCCATAACGGAAGAGGAAAAGAAAGAGGCTTGGGATAATTACTGTCACGAAAGATGGTTTTTAGAGCAAGGTGGGTATAAGTGGAAATAGAGCTTAAAATATACTAAGGTATATAAGACTATCAAAAATATATAAAAGTGTCTCAGAAAGCCTTAAATTAGTGTTTAAGAAAGAATATATAAATAATTAACTAGGCTTCGCGCCAGAAAAATGAAAGCAAAAGAAATATTCTTACCAATGCAGCCTCACAATATAATGAAAATATTAGAAGGACAGAAAACGACAACTATAAGATCTAAAGAGACTACAGGATTAACAACTGGTGAAGTAGGTATAATATCGTTTAGAGGAAATCAATATAGTATTATAAACTTAGGATATTTAACTATAGAAGAAGCTGGCGGTAAAAAGGAAATAATAAAATCTGAAGGATTAAATAGTGAAGATGAGTTTATGTTTAAACAGTCTAAAGATTGGGTTAATGGAAAAGGTAAGATGTGGGTTTATAGAATGTGGAAGTAAGTTACAATGTCCCTCCTAGTGAGGGATTTTTTATTAATCTAAAATAGGATGTCATGGCTCTAAGAATAAGAATTACAGGCGAAATATTTTGCGCGGCAAAAACAAAAGAACAAGAAGGAGATACTTACATAAACGATAATACGCTATCAGAACTAACTGGAGCTATAAGACCTAGTAAAACAGAATACAAAGATGGACTGTGGTTAAAGAAGATAGTTTAAAGCATGTCCTAGTAAAGAATATTAAGTTTGTACGAGTGGGAATTAAATCATAATCTTAAAAATTTATTGAGTGACGGTGTCAAAGATAGCCCAACTCAGCAAATCCCACAATCAGGCGCGTTTCTTCCCAAACCCCTATACTTTTAAATCCCTCTTTTCAAATTCCAAAACCAAAATCGACTTTTCAAATCAAAAAAGTTTTATTTTTTATACTATTTTATTTGGTGGTTTAAATATATCGTCGTATATTTACCATAGGTAAGACGGTAAGTTAATCAGTTCTTTTATAGCTGCTTATAGTATTTGTAAAGATTATCTTTTTAGAAAACTTTAACATTATATACTTGCACAGAATAAACAATTAGCTTATCTTTACTATAACAAAATGAATGAGTGATACCACACGGTAAGAGTTTCTTTGACGTAATGTGAAGCAGTTATATATAGGATAGAATTTTCCTCAAAGCGTAAAGGCGTGAGTTAACTACCGACAGCAGATATAACATTTTAAGTCGTATTAGCACTATCTTGAGACTATAAACAACGAATGTGTATCATAGGCATTAGCCAAACATTTAACGGATAATTTATTTATCCTTATTTATTATATAAGACAGATTGAATTTATTTTCTTTCTGTCTTTTTTAATTCTTTTCCCGCGAATAAAAACTTTCAAAGGAATAGCCGTTAGATATTCAGTTATCATATAGATCGATACTATTAACGGTTACTAAATCAACCTTAAAACTTATTATTATGAAAAATTAAATCAGTACAATAGATATACAAGCAAAAGAATGGTTTGACAAAGTCAATGGTAATTCTTATTTTGCGGCTTTGGTAACTTTAGACTTCGGATTGTCGAGTGAAAAAGTAATAACAATACCTTTTCAATATGGTTATGGCGAACAATATCTAACAGAAACAAAACATCAACTTCAAACGGATGGCGTACTGCCGCAAGAAACTAGTTATAACTTGCAGGAATGGTGCAGAGAAAATAATATAATCTTAAGGCATTCAATAAGAAGAAAGTGTTTAAAGCGTGAGTTAACTAATATCTAACTGTCATGAAACTAAGAAGATTTTACTTTAAGAATATAGAAGTTATATTAATCATAGCTTGTGTAATAATTTTATCAGTTTTGTTATTAGCTTTAATGGAATGGTTTACTAATTCTTTTCCAGTTGTTAGCTTAATCATTTGTGTTTTTATCTTTTTGGCGGCGAATAAATTAACTAAAACAAAAGTATCATGAATGATTTATATTTTAACGGCGAAAAGCTAACAAAAGAAAGCATAGAAAAAACTGAACAGTGGTTCATTAATAATGCTCAAGGGTGTATTGATGAAGTACTCTCAGGTGAGGTAAGAGTTAATGATAGAGAAAGTTATTTTAAATCCTGCAATGAAAGAATGCAAAGGTATAAAGATAAGACTTATACTATCTCTTTGACTTTCTTGCAACACGCATATTATGAACAGACGGGAAAATCAATAGCTTTACTGCCATAAAACGAATAATCATGAGCCTATTAGAAACAGTTAACCAATTAAGTTATAAGAAAGAGTTATTGAATGAGCTTTCTTTAAGCGCGGAAAAACAAAATAAAAAATATATAGAAACTTTAAAACAGCTTATAGTATGTTAATATATTTAAAACAAGGTTGGTATGAATATAGAAGTGAGAAAGAAGGTAATGTTCATGCTTTCGGATTAAATAACATAAGAAGTCAAGTAATAGAAAGATTTGATTTTGATATAATAACTTTGCTAAATTAAAATATTATGATAAACTTCGACAATCTTAAAATAGGGGATAAAGTATTTACTATACCTGTTTCAATGAGGGTAACAGAAAGTGTTTACGCAGGAGTATTTAATACTTTTAATCAGTGGGATAATAAACCACGCCACGTATTTTTAAACAGTTTCCTTAATAATCTTGAAACGGTATCAGTAGGCTATGAAAAGAAATATAATCGATTAAACAGATATTTCTATACAGAACAAGAGGCAACCGCCCGCCTGAAAGAGTTGATAAAAGAAGAACAGGAAAAAGACTACGAATATTAAAACAAAAACATCATGAAAAAACAATTAACATCGATGGATATAAGAGTAATTCGTGTACCATCGCCGCAAAAAGAAGAAATACAGAATAAAATAAAACAAGCTAGAAAAATAGAACATACTCAACTGGCTAAGATGCACTTCCCCGATATTTATACAAGATAGCATTATGAAGACGATAAAAGACTTTAAAAAAGGCGACACTATAGAGGTAACTTATATAAAAGATTCTCATAGTGGGTGCATTGATACTTATACTATAGAAAGTAAGAGTATTATTAATGATGGGCGCGGGCAAATACTACTATCAACTATAAAAAGAATAAATCCTAATTACATGCCTCAATACTATGAGAGAGGGATTAATACGATGGTTGTTGATAGCTTGTGGTTCGATGAAGAGTTAACAGGTAGAAGAATAAAGATCGCGCCAAAGAAAAATTAAATAGAAAAATAATGGAAAAAGAATTTCAATTACTAAAAAGTCAAAACTTATGCTATGATGAGATAGCGAATAGTTTGCATTCAAAAGGTTGGGCGTGGGTAGACGTTAATGTGTTTATTGCCGAACAAAAGTATAACAATTTTAAGTTTAATTAACTGATGAAAATACTATCAAATGAAAGTTTCAATTTGTTAAAAGAGAGAGGTCACGCAGTTCCAAGAAACAAAGAAAATTATATAATACCTTTTATGGTTGGTAAGGAGTATAAAGTCTATAATGAGGCAAAAACAGAATCTTTAAAAGTAGTTTGTACACAAGACTGTCCTCATAATTTAAAAATCTCCCAATAAAAATTAAAACATAAATTTTATGAACCTACAACAAACAATAAGCAAGATAACAGGTCTTACAGTAAGTGAAGAAGATGTAATGACTTACGCTCGTGATAACTTTGGAGTATTAGCAAGTTATTTAAGGCAGGAAAGTAAACAGAAAATAAAAGGTTTGGAGGGTAAAGAATAAATCACTATCTTTGTACATAGAACTATAAAACCTTGTATAAAAATGGCATACTTTATTACACAAAAAGACAATGGGAAGACTTATATCATAATAGATAAAACGTCTTTAGCGGGCTTATTAGGAGTACACAGACACACAATAACCAATTGGTTTAAACCTAATGAGGAAGGAATCGCCGCAAAACAAAAAGAAACAGATAAATTTACTGTAATAAAAGCAGATGAATACATACAACCTATAAAAAGTAGTGGTAATAGAGATAGTAAAGAAGACAAACATAGAAAGATTATAGGGGAATTAGAATGTAAATACCCTAAAAAGAATAGAAAAAGACGTTAATTATACATAGAACTAAGAACCATTGTATAATAATTCATAAGTGATGGGATAAGGGGAGGACAACATTGACCCCACCCCTCACAAGTTTTCAGCCCTTAGTATTCCTAATTAAAATATACCGATTGGTATATAATATTATCTTAAGTGTTGGACTATTCACATATATACTTATGTAAGTGCTTTGTTTATAGGGGGTTATAATAATTCTTAATTGACAGAATTATCGTTTATCGATAATAATATTAGAAGACTACCCACCCCAAACAAAAGCCTACCACTACCAACCAGTTGAAAAACGGCACTCAAAACAAACCAATTCCGCATTCTTTCTTTAATTAATTCTTAATATTTATACAGTATGGCAATTACACTAAAAACTAATGAAGGCTTAAATAACAGCCAATCTTATAGAACCATTGAACAGACTTTAAGAGAAATAGATTTCAATAAAAGGCTTGCTGACATATGTTCTACTTCTAATAGGGAGTATGCAGATATAGATCTTTCTAATTTTCTTTCTTATGTTGTAACTCATTATAGAAATAGAAGGATGCAGGATTTTGGAGAAAGTTTTTTCAGTCTTTAGATTTCTGTTTAATTCTTTTTTCCGCGCCAAATTTGAAATCAAGGCATTAGTAGGTTTACACTCTGAAATAATAAAGGGTTCGTGTTCGATTCTGATAATGCCGCAAAAAATAAACCTTAAACACTATGGAAAACATATTAAAAAGTAAATTATGATACCAACAAACACTTTAGCAAACAGGTATTTATATGAAATTGAAAACAAAATTGTGAATGTTCACCAATGTATTCTTAATGAATACGGCGATATAGTTGTAACCAATGTAGAAGATGATTACTATTCCTTTACTAGATTATATTACTTTTGTTTTTAACAGTTGTAAATAAGGTTTTTTCATTTTCTTTTCGCGGCGGACATGAAAATGAAACTGATAAAACACTTGAGAATACTAAAATAAAGCTCTCTAATCAATTAATTACTAACTTTGGTATAAGACTATACCTTAACTAAAAATAAACACTAAAATGAACTCATTTAAAGAAACACAAGAAAAATATAAAAATGCTGACCTAGATACTTTATTAGAACTAATTCAGGTTGAAGAAGTGGCACAATTAGAAATAGGCTTACCAATTTACTTTGACAAATGGTACACAGTTAGTACAGATTTAGGTATAATAGCTTACTTCGGAAATGAAATGGATGCTTGCAGTTTTAGACTTAATTATATTAACAGGATACTAAATACTTAAAAACTATGGAAACAATATTTCACTATTACGTAGAAGTCAGAGATAAAGAAGGAAACCATTTTCAAGATTTCGAGGGAAATAAAATGAAAAAAGATTTTTAAAACACACTTAGAAATTATGAAAACATATCAAGGTAATCCAATATTACAAATTAAAGAAAAAGTAAGTGAAGGTAATTTAGTTCCTTTCGGTCTTTATAGGGATAGATTTCCTGATAATGGTTGGGGAGAATTGTCTTGGATTAATCTTTCTGCCGCCAATCACAAAGAAGAAGACAGTCAAGAACTGAAAATAAAACTTCTTGAAGATTTGGCTTATGCTTTTGGGACAGATACTGTAGAATTTAATAGGCAATTAATTGAACATAATTTAATATGAAAAATAAAGAACTTAGAATAATACAGAATAAAATTGATTTAGAATGGCGTAAAACCTGCACAACATATTCAGAAGCCAGTAATAGAGCAGATAGAATTTCAAGGTTAGAAAAACAAAAAGAAAAGTTTTATGACAGATAAACAATTTAATGAACTTATTACATTTATAGCAATAGGCTTTTCAGTTTTAGTGATTTTAATAGGTGTATCAACGGCGGCTATAATTAGAAACATTCCGCAAGAAAAAGAGCCTATAGAATCTCATAAAGTAAGTACAACAGTAGAAACAGATAACTTAACATTTGAATAAAGATGATATTTATAGCACTTTCAATAGTAATGATAGTAATAGGATCAATCCTTTTTCTGGCGGGATTTATAACTAAGAAACTAAATTACTGGACGATAGGATCCTGCCTTTTGTTTATTTCGCTGCCATGTATTATAATTTCTGTAAATGCATATAAGGCTCTACCCGAAATAGAAAACAACTTCCTTTACAAACTTGATCCGAAACAAGAATACTATCTTATAGAGAATAATAATGGCGGTTCAAAAAGATTAGATACAGTTCCTTACGGACATTTAGAAGAATATATAGCAACAGATAATTTATAGAAATTATGGTAACAATAAACTTTAACGGAGGAATTTTTGAAGTAACTTCTTTTGATTCAGATGGATGCATCGAAGAAATACTTAGGTCAACACAACCTAAAATTAAAGTATCTGTTTTTCAAAGAGAAGGTGAATTAAAAATACATGGTTGGAAAAATTATCAACCTTTTACAATAATAGTTAATGGCGGCAATTGATACTATTAGAAACATGGATAACCACGAACTACTGAACTACTATTATTATTGCGTAGTAAAAAGATTGGAGTATTTAAAACTAAGAGGCTTTATAGAAAGTTTTCACCCTGAATATAGACATAATCGAATATATGTAGGTAAAGCAAATATGCCACAATTACATTGTCCAAATGAAATGTTTTTATTGTCGGAAATGTGGGATAGATTTATTAACAGCTCGTTTATGGAACAATGTTGGTGGAAAACAAAAAATCCGTGGGCTACAAAGATAGGATACTTAACACTGACAGAAGAAAACATAAAGCCAATTATAATAAATCTTCCCAAAAAAGATGTTTATATTACTTACAATGACAAGCAATATAAATATATAGGGTCGGGAAGTAAAAGAAGAACATATTTATCGCCTTGCGAGACTTTTGTTATAAAAATACCTTACGTTACTAATTTGGGTTATGAAGAAAACAAAAGAGAATTTGAAATGTATAAACAAAATCCTAATTCAATATATGCTAAATGTAATTTATTAGAGGATGGTTTTTTGAAAATGGAATATGTAGAACCTTTATTTTTAACTAAAGATGACAATTACCCTGATTGGGTAAATGATATAGCAGAGGCACAGGTAGGGTATAATTTACAGGGTAAGTTAGTAGCTTATGATTATGGTTCAGATATTTAAAACCTAAAAAAACAAACAAATAACTTATAAATTATGGAAGATTTTAAAGAAAGAATAAAGTATATTAAGGTAAATTCAGGTAGAGTTATAGGGAAGCTAACAAATTATCCTATAGCCTGTCAAGCAGATAACTTAGAGATGTTGCAAGAAAGACTTTCTGTCATGCTTCAATCTTATATTAATTTCGCGCAAAAAGAAATTGATAACAAAAACTTTGAAGTTCAAGAAGTTGAATATGAAGATTGGTTAAAATTATGAAAGCAGTTTTTAATACAATACAAGCAGAAGATTTTATAGAATCATTAGAGGAATTTATAGAAGCGGTAATAGAATTTAAAAAAGAATATGACGGTTATAATGCTAATAATAGATTTTCATATCCAAAATACGAGGAAGATAAAGTTAGCAACTTTAAGGACAAACTAGTTAATATGTTAAGGAGTAATACTTTTGAATCAGAATAATTATGAAAACAATACTAATATCACTTTTAAGCCTCTTATTTTTATCTTGCGGCGAAGAATATAATCAATATAAAAACGGGCAAGAAACAGGAAGTAAAATCTGGGAAAATAGAAAACCAACAGAATTAGAAGGACTTTATAGCAACTCAGAAGGAAGTATAATATTTATGAGTGACAGAGTAAGTATAAATACTCCAAATCATTATCATGAATTTAAATATTTTGAATACATGAATGCTCTAATATATTGTAACGAAGAAATCACTGATTGGTATATTAGAGTAAATGATAATGAGTATAGATTTAATGTTGATAAAGAGGTTACTATATTCTATTTCAAAAGAGATAAGGATAAAGTCTTTACTAGAGTAGGAGTATTTTATAAAGAAATGCAATTTGAACAAACCCCAATAATAGAGAATTAATTATGAAAACACCACAAGAAAAAGCAACAGCTTTATATAATATGTTCTACAATTCCATCTCTAACTATGGACAATGTGAGACGGAAAGAGAAGCGGATGCAATAAAACAAGCTATAGATTGTGTAGATGAAATACAAGACGCCTTGGAAGAACAAGGTCTAATAACACATTCTAACCAGGAGTATTATAATCAGATAAGATATATACTATCTAACTTTAATAAAGAGGAGTGTTGGGGCGAAGTTTTTGATAAATTTCAAACAGAGAAGGATATAGATACAATGGTTTTAGAAGAGGGCTTAGAAGAATGGTTAAATGAAAGATATGAAATCAAAGAAAAATAGTTTAGGAAAAGAAGGTTTATTCTACTTAGTAATGATAGTTATAACTTTATTTTGTATTTCAGTTTTATTAATCTCTTTTTGCGCGAAAAATGGCTAAATCAGAACTTTATAAAGGAGTTTACCACGCATATAAAAAACATGGTAAAGAAGATGAAAGGTGGAGATGTGTTTTAGATGGTTTAACAACTTATCATAACACAGAAAGAGAAGCAGCAATAGCATTTGATAAGAAATTGATTAATAAAGGCAAAGAGCCTGTAAATGTTTTAATAAGAAAATAACTATGAAAATAACAGCAAAGTACTCAGTTTTATCCTATGATGGCAAAAAGGGCTTTATAAAAGATACTTACGAGTGCCCCGACTTTAAAGACATAGAAAATAGTTTAGAGATTCAAGGTAAAGTGCACAAATCAATATACACTGCAATACAACAAGCGGATGAATGGTTATCTGATATTGATAAGGCTGATTTTATGGAAGATAATGATATACATATGATTTTTGATTGGAGTATTATATCCGCCATAAAAGAAGATACACAATTAATCCCTTCAAAAGTTAAAATATCGAAAAAAGAGGGGGTATATTTGTGGTTAACCCACTTAAGTGGGTTTGGAGAAGATTTTCAAAATGAGTTTAGAGCTGTTTATACAAAACTATATCCTAAAATAAAGAATCTTAAATTGGATAAACAAATATCAATGACTCTAAGTGGTATTGATTTAGCGTGTACAGCGGCGGAGTGGCTTATCAAAGTATAACAGATATCCTAAACGGCAGTAAAAGATTGGAAAATGTAAAAATAGAGGAAAAATTATAAGCCATGAAAAAGACAATTAGAGAGTATTTTAGTATAGAAGATTTAGATGGAATGGCAGTAGATGAAATGATAACTTATTTAAAATCCTTTAAAGAAAAACTTATAGAAAAAGGAATGTCAACAGCTAAATATTCTTTTGACAAATGTTGGGAATGCGGATCAGACTGTATTGGTTCAGAATTTATTTTAGAAAGAGATGAAACTGAAGAAGAAATACAGGAAAGACTTGCTGCGCAACAAAAAGAATTTGAGGAGTTTAATAAAAGAATCCAAGCAAAAGAAATCGCCGAACTAAAAAGACTGAAAGAGAAATATGAGAAATAAAACAATGAGAATAGAATTTATCGGACGTAAAAAGACTAACAGAATGGAAGATTTTAATTACTATATCTCCCAGGTTGTAGCAGCAAATGACTTAGGAGATGCAATTCTAGAGTTAGAAAAGAAATATGTAGTAGTAGAAGTATTAAATAGCTAAAAATAAAGAGTATGGAACCATTAGAAAGACTTAAAGAGTTATATAAACTCCAAATAAAAAGCGAGTTTACACCATCTTATAAAAAGAATAGAGCAAGATATTTAACTTCCAGAGAGTTTGCTTTAGATTGTGAATTAGTCAGATTCAATCAAATAGATTTTATGGAATATGAAGAAGATAATAGAAATGGTTAAGTCATGAACATCAAGCAATTACTTGAATTTTCGCGCGAAAAATATAAAAACACAACTGTAAAAAACTTTCAAGGAAATCAGGTAAAAGTTATAGGAGAGATTAAATACAATAGTAAATTAAAAACAATAAGCTGTCTTTCTACTTGTTTAGCTAAGATTAATATCGATGAAGTAGAATGGGTGAGCGTAATAGAATAAAATTATGAAACATACATTAACAGATCCGCTTATATTAAGCGATACAAAATATGGGTATAAAGTAAACAAACCTTTACAATATGGTCAACAGAGTTTAGTTTCCTTACAGGTTGCAGAAGAAATAATTGGTGCGCTGAACGATGTTTTAGCTAATACTGCATGGAATAACATAGAAAAAAATTCTTTAACCAATGCCCAAGAAGTGCTTAGAAAATATAAGAACCATGATAACATTTAAGACTAAATCTCTAACAGATAAGGATATAGACACAGGAGTTTATACAACCATGTTTCTATCTTTTGAGCGCGCCATAGAAAATGAACAGATAAAAGAAAAAGTTTTAGGGTATAAAGTAACAGAACAAGGAATAGTAATTATATTAGAATGACGATATTTTTATCAGTTTTGTTATTATTTCTTATTTGTGCCGCACAAATTAAAGCACAAGAGCATAAAATAGCGTATTGGTATGACGCAATAAATTCAGAACAGAAACAGGCATAAAAGTAAGACTGTATAATATAAACGCGCCAGAAAAAGGAGAACCTAAGAGTTATGAAGCAATTCAATTCATGAGACAATTCAAAAAAGTAACAATAAAACTAGTAGACTTTGATAAATATGGAAGACAAGTTTGTAAAGTATATTATAAAGGTAAAGATTTAAGTTTACTCTTAGTACAAAAAGGATATGCTCAGATTTATTGGAAGTATTTTGATGGTAATGAATCTTTTTTGAAACGAAGTTCCTTCACAGCCCAAAATAAATGTAAGAAATTAAACTATGAAAAGTATAGAAGAAATTAAAAACGAGGTTGCTGTAAACAATGGCTTTGTTGATTGGAGAGCTGTTATGTTTTATCATAAACAATCGCTAAATACAGAAGAGTTTTCAGAAATAGTAGATCAGGTAGCATATGAACACGCACAACAATGCTGCGATGAACAAATACGTGAATGCAAGGAAGGGATAATCTTAAGCATTAGCAATATAACATACAGACGTAAAGCCGCTAATATTGTAGCGAACACCCCTAACGTAGTAACAACAAAGTAAAATGGAAAATAAAATAAAATGTTCAGGTAACTGTAAAGAGCATTCCGATATAGTAAAAAAAGTCTATGTTTTTGGATGGGGTTATTTTAATTATTGTAAAAATGCAATTGAAACGGATATTAATAAGGGTTTAATAGTAACAGAATAAAATTATGACACCAAAAGAAAAAGCAATAGAATTAGCAGAAAGTCTTCACAGTATTAATAATTCTGACGGTCTAATGGATAATGTAGAACTTATTTGTAAGACAGTTATTGATACTCTTGAAAGTGTTGTAGGCTCTCAAAGGTATGTAAGGACACAACATGAAAATGATACTTTAGATTTTTGGGAAAAAGTGGCTATAGAGGCAAAAAAACTTAAATTTTAAATTATGGAACGCATACTATCAATTTCTAAATCGACGGGGAAAGGTCAACAACCAAAACTAGAAATAAAAATAACAGGAGATCAATGGGCTATAGTACATCTATGGGGCTCTACTTATTATACAGAAGTGAGTGATAATATTCCTAAGAGTTCTATCCGTTCTTTAGCTTTAGACTTTTTCCGCCAAAAAAATGTGGAAAAATATGTTAACATGGAGTTAAAAACTGTATTTGAGTAGTAATAAAACACTAAATTTGCTAACAAGAATTAAAATTATGAAAATAACAATAGGAAATATATTTACAAGCCTTCTGTTTATACTATGGCTTATATGGACGGTTTATGTGTTCAAAAGATTTTTTAAATATCACATAAAAAATTTGACAAAAGACACTCCTCCAGTAACATTCATAGAAGCTCTTTGGTGGTTGATAAATATATTTGTTCCAATAGGTGTTTTAGTTTGTTGGATAATTATAAAAATTATAGAGTTTGTTAGTATTAATTGGGATAAAAGTATTTAAAATGAAAACAAATGTTTATTTAGGAATTGCTATTAGAATAATAGTTTTATTTGTAGTGGGGATGATATCTACATTTATTCCAAACCAACTAAGAGACTTCTTTGGAGACACTCCATTTAAAACAATAACTGTAGACAGCTCTATTTATAGTTATTCAATAAACAATGATGGCAGTATTGATCAAAATTGGATATGGGGAGCAAGACACTATTGGTATTTTAACATGATGCTTCTTTTATTTTTGTTGTCATTATTAAATGTAATAGTTTCAATAAGAAATTTAGTTTTAAAGAATTATCCTGAAAGTTTTAAAAAATAGATAAAAATATGAAAAAAGTTTTATTAATAATAGCAATAGCGGGTTCATTAATTTCATGTGAGTCGCCCAAAGATGAATATTACACAGCAACTAAACATGTATGTAATTGTCAAGAAATAGAAAAATTACAAGCTTTTATGAACAGTAAAGTTATTAAGGCTTCTAATAATATGTCTGATGAAGAGATGGAAGATGTAATAGCAGAATTAAGAAGAACTGCTATAGAAATATATTGTCCTCAAAGACCTGTTCCTCACATTAGAAAAGCAGGAGAAAGGTGGGGAGAAATAGACTTCACTAAAGTAGATTCTTGTCAATTTATAATGTATTAGAAAATTAAATAAAATATGAGTAAAAATCTGTATTACAAAATACAAACACTGCCACAGACAGCAGAACTAAAGACTGAATCAAGAGAATTCAGTATATTTAGAAATAAGAATAGAGACTTAAAGACAGGAGAATTACTATCTGAAAAAGACACCTTAGAGCTTTATTATAAGAGTGCGGGGAAAAACCCTCTTGTAGGGGCTATTTACAGTCTATCAGTTGGGTTCGTAGATGAAGAAAGTCAAGTAATAAGGGTTAAGGTTTTTAAGGGATCTGAGAGGTCTATTCTACAATCTTTTATCAATACTTGTAATGATGAGTTCTTTAAGGGGTTTAAATTAACAAGTTTTAATTTCTCTTTTATTCTGCCGTTTCTAAGAAGTAGAATGCTTATAAATGGTATGAAGTTAGAATTACCTGATGGACTTATAGATATAGGACGCAAACCTTGGACTATCAGCGGGTTAGACGTACAAGATCAATATAAAGGAGTAGGGTGGTATCAGAATTCTTTAGAAGAATTGGCTTATATATGTGGACTAGATACTGATTTTATTAAAGGAGAGGATGTTTATTCGGTTTTTTTAGAAGGCGGCGAAAAACAATTAGAACAGAGTATTATAAATGAAACTATTGCTTTAATAAACTGCCACAGAATTATAATAGGAGAAGAAAAGTGTGAAGAATATACCTCTAAAGTTGAGTTAGTTGGAGAGGTTGAAGAAAAGAAATTAGGTTTAATGGATAGAATCTTCGCAAAAGGAGAGCTTACAAAAGATTTAGAAAAAGAGCTTCTAGATAAGATAAAAGACTATTCTAAAGAAGAAAAACAAGAAGTGGTTGAAATTCTTAAAGGCACTTTAGGTACAAGAAAAGTAAATGCGGCATTAATTAAAAGAATTATAAAATAGATGATAGTATTACCTAAAAAGAAAAAGATTAATGGAGAAGAGAGTTTTTATTTATCTTATTCTCAAATATCATCATATTTAAAATATAAAAAGGATTATTATTCTTCATATTTTTACGGGACACCTTTTACAGGCAACTCTTATACAAAATTTGGAGGAAATATAGGAGAAGCTTTAGAAAAGAATGATTTTTCTCAATATGACCAAGAAGAAAGAGTATTTTTAGCTAGTTTGCCGAGATATGATGAATTTGAAAGAGAAATAAATCTTAAATTGCCTAACGGTGTGTATGTTACAGGATTTATAGATTCAAATACAAAATGCCTTAGTAAGATACTAGATTATAAAACGGGAAGCGAATCAAAGAAGACAGAGTATGATGACCCAATGAAGTATTTACAAATACCTTTATATGCGGCGGCAATAGAGCAAGAGACAGGAATTATTCCAGAAGATTGCAAAGTTGTTTTGATAGGGAGATCAGGAAACGGCTTTAATAATGAAGAGTTAAAACTTACAAAAGAGCATTGGATAATAGAACTTTCTGTTAACAAGAAAGAAGTAGAAAATGCAATAAAAGTTGCAACAGAAGTTTCAGAACAAATATCAAAAGAATATCAGCTATTTAAAAAACTTAACTCATAATCAAGAATGGAAACAATAGAAGGAGATGTTAAATCACAGCCAGTTGATAAAAAGCCTAAATCTAAGATAAAAATAGACATATCTTTTATAAGATGGGTAATAGGAATGACAATAGCTTTTCTTTCAATAAGCCCTATAGTAAATGAGGTTAATTGGGTTAGGTGGTTAGCGGGAATAGTTTTAGCAACTTGTATTAACGGAACAATAAGAATTAAAAACATTAAAATAAAATTTTAGCATAATGAAAAAACTAACAATAATAATAGCATTACTTTTATCATACATCTGTAATGCTCAATTAGGTTCAGATGTAACACAGGTTAATGTCATTCTTTCTGAGTCGGCGAGCATAGAAGTGATGCACAACACTGTAAACTTAGTAGTAGACACTGCTGATAAATATGAGAATGGTACTAATAGTAATTTACCTTCTCACTTAAAAATAACCTCTACAGTAGATTATCAGCTGAATATGCAGCTTAGTAGTAATTTTACTGATGGTTCTAATTCTATTGCGGCGAATAAAGTGAATGTAACAGTTCAAGAACAAACAGTTGCTTTAAATACTAACCAAACTAATCTTCTTCCTTCAAATGCAGCCTGTATAGCAAGGTATTTAGATGTTAACTATACTTTGGAAGGTGGAAATCATTTACTTCTTCCTGCCTCCACTTATACAGCTCAATTAACTTACACCTTAATGCCGCAATAAAAATGATACTAGACAAAACACAAAAAGCCTATGAAGATATATTAAATCTTCTTGAAAAACACAAAGGTTTGCATAGCTATGATGTAGAGAATCTTAAACAGAAATCTCAAAACCACCTATTCGGCCTAAAACTGAAAGAAACCTACGGACTTGAAATAAATGAAAAGGCTATATCTTCAACAACTTGGAACACCTTTGGAGATTATAGAAGTATAGGAATGTGGGGAGAAAAATACAGAAGAACAATAAGTTGGTCAGTGGATGGGAGGCAACCAGATGATGAAATGCTTTTAAAGATAGGATTCTCTACAGGAGCATATATGTTTGGTCAAGACTACCCTAAAGAAATATTCACGCAATTTTGGCAAGATTTAAGATCTTATAGTCCTAAATATACAGATGAAGTTAATAATTGTCTTTATTTTGACTTAGAAAACGCGGCAGAAGTTTTTAATAATTTTGATAAAATCTTAGCAAAACATAGAGAAATTAATAATGAGGACGCTAAAGTTAGGAGAAGAAAACAATTAGAGGCAGAGTTAGAAAAATTAAAATAGGTATAAAATGAAACTAAAAGAAATAGTATGAGTGTAAAAACAGGATTAAACGATGAGCAAGTAAAATACATAACAGACTTTGCTTTAGAAGAAGGGTATGTAGAGGCAGATTTTTCCGAGGATGATTTTTATGAATATCTCAGAGAATGCGATAAAGTTGGTGAAGTTGATAATGATGAAAGAAGGCATTGGGAAGAGTACATTTCAATTGTAGAGATAGGTGGAAGATACTTTGGCTTTCATGATGCACACAGTAGCGGCGATATGTCTGCAAGAGAAAAAGGTTTTGAACCAGATGATATGATATCCGAATATGAGCCACAAGAAATAAAAACAATAACTTATAAATTAAAGAAAGTATAAAATGAAAAAATTATTAGTATTAGGAGCATTAGCTTTGGTGTTCGTTTCGGTGTCAACTGTTATGGTTGTAAAAAGTATTCAGTTTGATAAAGCTTGTGCGGGATTTTTAGAAAGAGCTTCTAATGCGACTACTACAGAAACAGCTTTAGCCGAACTTAAAAAAGCAACCACTTATTTAGAAGGAAATAAGCTAACCGCAGGATATACATCAGTTCTTTGGCAAACACCAGATGAAGATATAAATTTTTGGTATACAAACATTAAATCGGCGGAAAAAGAATTAGAAAAAGTAGACTCTAAAACAACAGCATTAGAAAAGACCAACATATTGATGAAGTTAAGAGAAACTTTAATTGAAAAAGGAGATAAATCAGACCGTGTCTCAGTACCTAGAGGTCTTTCTAGATATCCAAATAATTTACCTCTTGGGGCACTTTGGTTATTATCGTTAATTCCTATGATAATCTTAATTGTTATTTGGAGTAAAGAATAACAAAATTTATTAACTCACTAATTTTATCTGTTATCTATTTGTGAGAATGAAATAAAAGATTTATATTTGCTCTTATAAATTAGGCGACCATAGACAAAGAGTGGCGCGGTAAACGATAGCCTTGTAATGAGGGTCGAGTTATCAAAAAAATAAAGAGAGTAAGTTGCTTCCCCCGAGCTTCTTCTCTCTTTTTTAATGCAAAATTAATTAAACACATAATAAATGAAAGCAGTTTACGAAAAATATTGCGGGAAAGAAATTAAAACAGGAAATTACAGCGGACAAGTAGCAGGATACAGTGAAGACAAAGTTATTCTAGCTGTTGAAGGTAATCCTATACCTTCATTTAAAAGACTAGATAAAGATTCTTGGGTTGAAGATCAATGGAGAGCAGGAAATCATCGTTTTGTCTATTCTGATGAATCGGCTATTGAACGTTATTTAGGAGTGAAAGGTATGTATGGCAAATAAAGGATGGTATAGCTTACAGGATATTTCAGATTTGAGTGAATTAAAGTTTGATAATGTTTATTATCGCGCGCGGAAACTAAAATTAAAACCAAGAAGAATATCTCACGCTCATTATTATAATGAGCAGCAAAAAGAAGCTATTATAAACTATATTCCGCATAAAAAACCGAATCAAAAAAACAATAGAAAGAAAATAACTTATATAGAGTTTTTCTTTAAACAAGGTACAGCTACAAAAGTTGCAGAAACGTTAAATACAAGTAGATACTATGTGCAACTGGCAGTTGAAGAGTGGTATAAAGATGGTTGTATCACTGTAGAAAGTAAGATGAATAATGAGAGATAAAGATAAAATATTAGAAGCAGCGTTATCAACAACTATAATAATGCAAATATTATGTCAGGAGTTAGAATTATTACCTCCTACATTATCGCGCAAAAAAGTTAAAAAGCTAAGTAATGAACTGATAAGAGAACTATCTCCTATAATAGAAACTTATTTCGACAGAATGTTCTTCACAGATGAAGAAATTACTCAAACTATAACAGGAGAATATGAAGATCTTATAAAACTATTAGCTGGTAAAGGTATTCAGAGTAAAGTGTTTATTAAACAAGCACTACAAGCTCATTCTATAGATTATCAAAAAGCAGAATCGGTTATACAGGATATTATAATTAATGAAACAGAATAAATCAAAAGTAGAATATACCTACTATTTTTCAGAATCAGTTGCAGTATTTCCATTATTTATTGGAAGTTAGGTAGTAGAATTTGTATAAGTGCAGTAAAAAATGTTAAAATTAACTTAAAGAGAGCTTAATAGTTCTCTTTTTTATTTATATTTGCTTTAAAACAAGAGAGTTTGACAAAATTGGAAAATAAAATAGTAATACTTTTAAAGATTTAGATTATGGAAGAAACAGCGAAACAAAAATCAATACGTGAAGCATACGGAGAAACCTGGAATAGCTTTAAAAATAATGTTGACAGTAACGGGTGGATACATGATAGAGATTTCTGGGGGCGTTGGCCTGAAAATACAGGCGTTATAAAATGGGAAACAACAGACCATGATGATGAATATTACGACACCCGAAGACCTGTTATACTTAAGGGTATAGAAAAAAACAACGGATGGATTTCTATTAACTCAAAAGAAGATCTACCTGACCACACAGCAGAAAGACATGTTAGATGCAAGGATGGAGACATATTAATATTGTTAGCTACACCAAATTATCTTCTAAAGAATTGCACCCACTATCAAGAATTAAAAACAATTTTACCCCCAATTTATTAAACCGTGAACAAAATTAAAACCCTTATACCCCTTAGTGAGTTTGTTTCTAAAATAGATGAAATATGTCCTATTGAAATACATGAAATGGATTATGATCACCAGGGAAGACAACTTCAACTAATAAAAAGATATAATGAATTTCTTTTACAAAAATTAGAACTAGGTATGTTTATTCCTGTCGATGCCAATAATAATCCTACAGAAGATATTTCTAATGAAGGTTCTTTTGCCACCGCTTATTATAATGAAGCTAAGTCCAAAGTAATTTTTGAGGAATTTTATACAAAACAGTTATATCCCCCTTCAAAATCTTTTCAAGTTACAGATTTAAATGACCAACAAATATGTATATATAAAGATAGACCCGATTATTTTATTTGGAATTATGAAACTTTGGAAGATTTAACTAAACTTAATCTGGGGTTAACAGAAACAGGTTTAAAACAAATCTATGGAACTATATAAAAACATGATACTACCTTCTTTAGTATGCGCAATAGCTTCTGCTTTCTTCTGTTATAAGTATTTAAGCGGGAGTAAGAAAAATGAGGAGATAACTTTCTGTCTATTTCTTCTGTTTTTTGTGGCGACATTTTTAATAATAGTAATAGATATAAGTAAATTATGAGAGATTATAAATTTAGAGCGTGGGATGATTTAAATAAAAGATGGCTATTAGGCTATGAATATTTAAAATTAGGCGGTTTTTCTATGAAGGGAGAAGTTATGGTGTTTGGAGAATATTCTAATATGCTGAATTCTTTTAGGATGGAAAATTGGGATAAAATCATACTAATGGATTTTTCGGGCAAAAAAGATAAAAACGGAAAAGAAATATACTTAGGAGACATTAATCAAGATGGAGGAGTATTAATATGGAATCCAGATGATGCTTCTTTCTGTTGGGAATATAAGGATGTTGAAACTCAACCTATGGGAGAAGAAGAATTATGGTGCATAATAACAGGAAATATTTATGAAAATCCAGAACTTTTAAAACAGTAATTATGGCAACAGTAGAAGATTGGGAGTTAGAAGAAGCAATGATTTATTGGTTTGAACATTTTGATAAAAACGGTTACAGACATGTTTATGGTGAAACATCTTGGGAAAAAGTTGTAGAACTTTATTTTGAAGAAGCTTTAGATAAGACTTTAAACGATTTGCCTGAAATGTCGGATGAAGAAAACGATGCTATTATAGACAGAATAAATAAAATGTTTTAATAACGATAAACAAATCTATTAATAAGTTAAGGTTATTTATTATCTATTTGGTAGATATATTATATAGTTGTATTTTTGCTTTATATTATTTCTGTCATTATTTTGCGCTTAGTCGCTTTATTGGGCGGATTTTAAAATTACACATAAGTTTTTCTGGTTCGCACACAGTTTAAACTAAAATATAAATCTAATATTATTGAGACTAATTATTAGAGCAAAGGTTTTTAAAATAAGCCCCTTGTAAGTAGATGTCTCAAGTCTATTACAAGGGTTTTTTCGTTATATGATAGTAGGTAAAAAAGTACATGTAAACACTAATTTATATCCTGAGCTTAACAAGGCTGGCGGAGATAGATTAATTGCGTTTTACTGTCACCTAAAAGCCGCTAAAGGACGAGAAAATAGAATAAAGCCTATAATCACAGCAAATGGCAGAGTAATAAAACATCTAAATCTTATAAGAAAAGTTACAGGTTCTACAAAATCTACCTGTTCTAAATACATTTCTAAGTTAGAAGAACTAGGACTGTGTAATTTCTCTAAAGACGGAGGTTTTTATTTGATGGGTAATAACAAAACCCAAGCCAAGTACGAAAGTAAATTTAGAGTAACAATAACCGTAGGAAATAATCTGGCAGAGACAGCCTTATTATCTTACGCGGTTAGAATAAAAGCATTAGAAAAGAAACAGCAAGAAAGCATAAAGATAAAACAATTTCAGACTCAACTAATTTCAAGAATTGACCAAAATATCCAAGTATCATTTGAAGATTATAAGGTTTATAAAAAACTAAGTAAGGATCAAAAGAGTTTAGATAAATTGGACAAGTACTGCGACAAAGTTGTCTTATCAAGAATGGGTTTTGCAAAATATAAAGACGGATCTAAAAATAGTAACAGTAAAGGATATTATTGGAAAACTAAATTAAAATCGGCGGGAATAATAAAAACCCGAAGAAATAATAAGTTTATCATGAAGTGCTCCAAGTGGCAATACAACCTAATAAAACAGGAAGAACGTAACCCACGCTACAATTATTATAAAGGAGCAATGTATGAGGAGAGAATATCAGAATTTACCTGTGCTTCTTTCTCAGATGTTGTTAAGCCTTTAGAGATAGCTAAGACTAAGGATAAGATGAAACCTAAAGAGTACTTAGGGTTTGACTTCCTTGCCTTCTTAGTGAACCAGCCGCAATAATTATATACTTGAAATTAGTTGAGAGTAATAAAGTAACACTTCAAGTAAGAGGTGGATTTTTTATGTCAAAAAGTGAAATAAATGTTAAATAAAGTAAATCTTAAAAAGAATTAAATTACATTTGTAACTATGAAAGATTATCAGTTTGTTCATGACACTAATGAGTATGTCAGAGAAAATTACCCTAAAATCACGTTAGAACAAGTCAAAGTTCTTATAGATAGCGGAGTGGTAAGAAGATTTAGAAAACTAAGAAAGCCCAGAACATTATATGTTAATGAAAAGAACGGAGCTATATTATACTACGAATATACACAAGAGAAATTTAAAATGGCGTATTACTTCATAGATCCGAATCATCCAAAGGAAATAGAATATCAAAATAGTTTAAAACAAAAATCTGTAAAATAATAATACTCTAATCGGAAATAAACCGATTATCTAATTAAAAATACAACATGAAAACTTTATATTCAATTTTACTTATAGTAGGTATAATGATATGGTCATCGAATTTTATAGATTGGATTAATGAGGGAGATTATTTTTTAGCTGCCTTAAGTTCTTTTATAACAGCTACATTAACTACTACTTTAATAAACATACATAAAATAAAATGGGAACAATAAAACACGACACTGTTATAATAACAGGAGAAGATTATACAGAGGTAGATACAGCTTATAAAAAAGCTATCGAATTATTTATAGAGAACTTTGATGAAAATCAATACATAGATCCTGAAAAAATAGTAAGTCCTATTATAAGAGGATTAGCTAATGACCAATATAGTTTCTTCCTAGCACCTGATGGTTCAAAAGAAGGTTGGGAGACTTCCGATATAGCTGACGAAGTAAGGGAAGTATTCTTGAATTATTTAGATACCACTTCATTAGATTATGTTCATATTAAATTTGGCGGCGATACAAACAAAACAACTGTAGAAAGATTTAAATAATGAAAAAATGTACTTTCACTGAAGACGAAATTCTAAGAATACTTCATGACAGAATGAGATATACTATGGGATTTGATTATGATGACAAAACTACTTTAGAGTGGTGGGCGGCAATGGAAGAAAAAGGAATGATAAATGAACAAACAAGAAATAATTAAACAGATTAATATAGGTATAGACCAGATATCCAAAAGACAAGAGATTTGTTTAAACAGTGTAAGATATGATAAACTGGAAAGTTTTAAAGATGGTTTATATTACTGTCTAGGGCTAATTATAAATACAGAATAATGGAAGTACTTGATTTATATTTAGTAGTATCTTATCTTTACATGTTAGGAGTAACTTTTGGTAATTTTTCAAATGGTTCTGATATTGGACTGTCTGACATAATTTATCTAGTTCTTTCCCCAATAATATTTCCTGTGCATGTTGGCTATTTTGCCACAAAAGAAAAATAAATGAATTGTTAAATTTATCATAACGGGCTATATAGGCTCGTTTTTTATTTGTAGATTTGTCTTAAGAAAATTAAAAAATATACAATTATGGAAGGAGTATTAGACGGAGATCATTGGAGGACAGCACAGCTTGTAGATACTTTACAATATGCCGCAGATATAGAATTTGAAATGAAAATAGTGTCCATGTTAAAACTAGAGCCTAAATTGATTAGTAAAAATGATTACGAAACAGATGTAAAATATATATTTGAATGGGGTAATTTATCAGGGTTAGGGGATAGTGTTTCCGAAGCTGTAAGAGATTTCAATAATAGCTATTATAATTCTAACAAGAAAAAGTAATAGAGGATATTTTACAAAAACTAAAAGAGAATAGAAAATGAGCCAATTCTTAGAAGACTTTAAAAAATATCTTGCAGAAACACCCAGAGAACAGATAGAAGCTGATTGGAAAGCAACAGAAAAATATGATCAAGTAGGAATACCTGTTGATGAGTTTATAGAATTAAATAAAGGGTATAAATTCACTAAAGAACTCCCTCCACAATTTAAACATGAATTCAGAAGTATACCATATGAAGAGATTATAGATAATAGAAGTTCAGCTTATGCCTTTATAGATTTTAATAATTCGCCGTATAGAGAGGAAACAAATCAAGAAGAAAATAATAAAGCATGTTAAGAATATTCAAATACACATTAGATACCATAGATGAACAGGTAATAAAATTACCTGAATTTTATAAAATATTATCATTAAAGGTTCAGAACAATACACCACGACTATATGTTCTAATAAATGATAAAATCGAAGAAGAAAAAGAAATTAGGATAAGAATCTATGGAACAGGGCATCCTGTAGATGAAGTAGGAGAGTTCATAGGAACTTATCAGTTAAGTAATGGTCAATTAGTATTTCACGCCTTTATAGTATAATTTTATGAAAACATTTAAAGTAATAAGCAACTCGGCATATGATGAGCATTCACCAATAACTTATTGGATAGAAGAGAGAAGTAAGATATTCTTTGGTATTTTCTCCCGCCGAAAAATATTAGGAGATTATAAGTTTGATAATGGAGGAGCTATGTCTGAAATGCCATTTTTTGAATTAGAACGGGCTTTAGAAAGAGTAGAACTATTAAAAAAGAATTTGTAAAATGAGTAAGATATTTTTGTATTACTACATTTATTGTATGATAGTAGTTTGTATATTCAGTTATGTAGTTTTTATACTTTGTCAAAGCGGATGGTGGTTTTTATTAGCCTATGCATTATTAGATAAATAGCCTAAAACATATTCAAATGGAAAGTGAAAAATTAGAAACATTATTATTCTGGCTATTTGCTATTATATTATTATGTGTTTTCAGCTATGCTATATTCTTCTTAGGTTATAACGGATCAAGTTATGTAGGAATGGTAATTATATTATTTTTTATTAACGATTTTAGAAATTAAAATGAATAAATCTCAACTCACAACCCTTATTTTATTAGCATCAATAGTAATCAATTCTGTATGTGCGACTATAGCTGTTCAGCAAATGTTAATCAGTTTTAATATAACTTATCTTTTATTTTTTACGGCGAATTTAGCACTTATTTTACACACAGTAAAAAGAATATATGACGATAACCGATAAAGATATTACAAAACCAATGAATTTATTTCAATTAAGAATTTCAGGGTGGGATGGAGATGCATCTTACCATTTATTACTTCATCCAAATAAAACACAAGAAGAGTTTGAAAAGGAAGTTACCAACTTACTTAGAGAAAAAGGAGAAGAATTTATAAAACAGGAAGAGTGCTACATAGGTAATGATAGTTGGCTTGATTATATCGTACCTTTCATGATAAATGACTTAGGTTATACAAATGCAGAAATAAAAGGACTTGTATGGCAAGAAGTGGGTATAATAAGAGAAAATAATCAATACAGTACAGATTGGTTTGACACTGTTGGAGAACAGTTATTTTCTAAAGCCGCGAAAAGAAATAGAGATATAGAATATGGCATGGAAAAACCACTTAAACAAGAATAATTATGAATTACGATGAATATTTATTAAACCAACAGAATAATTTAGATAATAGACCTTTAAATAATGAAAAGGTCTATGTTCTATTTGATGAGAATAAAGGTATAGTATACTCTTCCGATCAATATGAGGGTATGAAAGAGCTTATTTTCCAAGAAGGAGATGAGATTGGCTGGGTTTGGGAAAATGATTTCTATGCAAAAGATACTGAAAAAACATATAAATTACTAAATAAAATAGAAAATGATTAAACTTGATAACCAATACTCAATAGATATTGATAATTTAAATTTCACTTTGCAATATCGCCGCGAAAAAGAAGTAGAAAAGAATGGAGAAAGAAAGACAGTAACCGAGAAATCGGATTGGTATTTTCCGTCTATTCAAATTTCCCTTAAAAAGTATTTAGATGAATCTATGAGAGAGTGTAATAGTGTGGATGAGATACTTAGAAAGATTGATGAAGTACACGAAACAATTAAAAAATTGAAACTAAAATAAAAATGCCAGAAAAAGAGAAATTTTACAGATATAAATATGAGCCAGGGCAAACAACAACTGAAAGATTAAGAAATAAGCTTTGTTCAGTTTTTAATATTGTCCAATTGCTTGCAAATCCACGCGCAAAAGGGCTGTTAAATGAAAATGCCGTAAGAATAGCCAATGAAGATTTAGTCTCTGTACGTGATTTAATAGAAGATATAGAAACTGACTATGAGAGATTTAAAGAATGTCAAGGAAATGAAGATAATCAGAAATGAATATTGTGTAATAGAACCTCAAGAAGGAATATTCCTAATAGAGAAAACTAAATATTTATTTGGAAAGAAGTTTTGGATATGTGTATTAGGGCGAAGCGATCAGCGCGGAGAGCCATCTATGGACGATGAAGAGACTAGCTTTGCTACAATGAATTGTGCTTTAGATTATATTAAAGAACTGCGTTTAAAAGAACTTAAATAAAATGACAAAAAAGGAAATAAAAGAACAGATAAAACTGCTTAAGGTAGAGCTAAAACAGAAAAAGTCAAAAGAGAAGCTAAAAGCACAAACTTGGTATAAAAGTAAAGTTGATACAAATTACATAGTTTATGTTAAGGCTTTTGATAAAGAATCAGTGGAAGTATATGGATGGGATAATAACAAAAATTGGTTTGAAGATGAAGTTGAATACAATCTATTTTGGAATAAAGAACGCCCTTTAGTAAATTTATCTGTAGAAGATGTTGAAGCAGCACTTATTGAAGAAGCGAAAAAAATGGGTTTTAAAGAGGGGATTAAAGTCAAATGCCTAACTATAAATAATCCAATAGATTTAATAGAACATTTTCATTTTGAATTCGATTTAGAAAACAATGAACTTTGGCTTTATCAAACAAATGTTAAGACTAAAATATTTAGCAAAGGCAAATGGGCGGAAATAGTAGAAGAACCAAAAGACAAGATTAATTGGAATAAACATGGGCAGTTATTAAGTGATGGGGATGGGTATATCGTGTTTACATCTGGGCTGCATAATACTCTTCAATTTGAAGCTTCGGTAATCCAAGCTCCTTTAAGTGTTGGAACTTATCACACCTTACTAAACAAGTCGGAGTTCAAACTATATAAAGGCTCAATAACACTTAAAAACGATTAGTTATGGACTCAGAACAAAGATTTTATTTAGATCAGGAAGTACTCTCAGACAGGAAAAATTCCGCACAAAAACCAGAATCAGAAAATGTAATAAAACTACTGAAAGAAATAGAACAGTTAAAATTCTGGGAACAAATAGAACTTAGAAGATTTTTTAACACATCTTTAAGAAAGAATAATATATTTTAAGTCTATATTTGTCTTTCGGAGACAAGCTCCTTTTAAAAAACATTCATGGAAAAACAAGATATTACCTTATACCACCTCTCTGACACGCATAATTTTCATCAGTTGTTAAATATACCTGAGCAACATATTGATATCATTATTTTTAGTGGCGATGAATCCTCAGCAAGAGATCCTTACAGAAACGAACCAGAGGCTAGGGAATTTTTTCATTGGTACAGTAATCTAACAGCAACTTATAAAGTATTTGTTGCGGGAAACCACGGTTCAAGTATAGCTAAAGGTTTAATTACTCGTAAAGAAATTGAAGATATGGGAATTATATACCTTGAAAACGATTGGGTTGAATTATTTGGCTATAAAATATGGGGTAGTCCTTATTCACCTACTTTTGGCGATTGGTGTTTCATGAAAGCAAGACATAAAATGCAAGAACTTTGGGCACATATTCCAGAAGACACTGATATTCTAATTACACATACGCCACCTAAAGGATGTTTAGATTTATCTTATAATAGAAACGGTGAACTTGAATTCTGTGGATGCAAGAGTTTATTAAATAGAGTGATGCAAGTAAAGCCTCTTCTTAGCCTATACGGCCACATTCACAATTCTCCTGAGGGCATTTTAAACGCAGGAGTAATGAAATTAGCAAACTATCCTACTGTATTCTCAAACGGAAGTGTAGTGACGGATGGTAAATTTGGAAAAGTGAGCTCTCACGGTAATCTATTCAAAATAACAGATGGAAAAGTGCATATTATATAAATTCAACCATAAGACATTACAAACAGAGCCTGTAAACCTTAAAATTCTTTGGCTTATACCTCTAATAATAATCTTCTCTCTAGCTTTTAAATTAATTTATTTTAATGCGGCTTTTATAGAAGTGACAAATTGGCGCGGACAAAAAGAAAAAGCAACTATACATGAATACTTCAAAGAACAACAAAGAATAAATAGTTATGATAAATTGGATAAAAAAGATAATTAGCCCTGAATTAAAACTTACAAATGAAGAGAAAAAGACTCAAAGTATTTTAATAAAGCTTCTAAGTAAAACAGATACCGATTTGATAGAACAACCTTATAGTACTTCAATATTGGTAGCAAATTCTCAGTTAGATTGCTATATTGAAATTAATGGAAATATTTCTATAGTAAACGATAATATATTTAGAGTTATACCATATCGTCTTACATTTATAGAACAACTCAAAAGTCTGGCACATAAAGAGATAGCCAATAGATATGCAGTAAATAAAGAAAAATTATTTAATAAGTCTCTATCTTTATTAGACGACATGGAGACAAAGTTAAGTTAAATTATGAAATATTTAAGATATATAAACATTATAACAGTACTATCGGCGATATTAGTGACTACAATTAACCTAATTAATAATTGTCCTGCAAGTCACTTTGCAGCTATATCAGGCTCGAGTATGGTTTTAATTAACATGATTGAAGAACTATACATTGAACATAAAGCGCATAAAAATGACTAAAGAGGGAGCAATTGCTTGTTTGAAGGGAAATTCCTATTCAGCAGCAGAAGTAAAAAGACTGATAGAATCTATAGATGTAAAGGAAAAATATCAAGCTCCAAAATATTTAAAAGTAGGCGATATCTATTTAAATGCTATAGGTGGCGGCGTAGATAAGTTTGGAAATCTAAAAAGAAGACCATGTGTTATAGTATCAGTGAAAGAAGATATAGTACTTTCTATTCCCCTTACTTCAACAGAGAACTCTATGTGTCTGGTTGAGAGTAAATATAGATTTGGAAGAGATGGATTTTTTACAAAGTCTCTTATAGCGGCAAATAAAGAATATGCACTACAGAATTTTTGTGGAATATATGATTCGCCGAAAAGACTTAGAAAAGTAATTAGAGAAATGAAACAGTATCTTAATAATACTATATAATGAATTTAGAAAAAAGATTTTTGCAGGATCTTCACCTATTTGGAGATGAATCTACAGGAATGGGAGCCGCATACTGTACACCTGATAAAAAAGAAATTATGTTGCCTTGTACTTGCTCATGTTCAGTATTGAGTGTTAGTAAATGGAGCGATGATGAAGATTATTATTTTCAGTTTTATAATAGCTATAATTTGAGTAGTTCTTTTTGGACGAGATTGAAAGAAGCTTGGAGAGTGCTTAGAGGACATTATAATAAAGGTGTGGGAATAGTAGTAAGTGAAGAAGATTTTAAAAAACTCTTACAGAATGAAAAAGATTAGGATAAAATACGTAGACTTAGTACAACTAGGAAGATATCTTATAATGTTAGCTATAATATTTATATCTTTATTAGCAATTAAAAATCTATATGAAATATGCACATAAGTTTTAAAAAGAAGTTGGTAATTTTAGGGATAATTTTTTATCTTCTTTTGGCGGGGATTACAATAGGAATATATGAAGGGATTATTTATTTAATTAGTTTGTTATGAAAAGAGTTGCTGTAATTGGATCGAGAGGTTTTGAAAATTATGATTATTTCAGAGTGAAATTAGAATACTTGCTTAGTGAAATTGAAGACCCTATAAGTTATGTTTCTGGTGGAGCAAAAACAGGAGCAGATAACCTAATTAAGAAATATTGTTTAGAAAACCAATATACGCTTATAGAACATCTTCCTGAATATGATAAATATAGTGGAAAGGTAGCTCCAATAAAAAGAAATCATACTATAGTAGAAAATAGTGATTACCTTATAGCTTTTTATGATGGTAAAAGTAGAGGAAGTAAATATACTATAGATTTGGCGTATAAAAAAGGAATACCAGTAAAAATAGTTTACATATAATTATGATTAAATTATGTTAGATTTAGAAAGATATCCTAAAAAGAAAGTACATAAATGTATAATTATTGTACCCGAAGGTTATACACCTATGCTGTACAAATCAGAGCCGTGTCTAATAAAGAATAATTTGTTTGACGGTATTTGGCTAGAAGATAATATTTTTAGAGAAAGTGTAATAGATACAATTCCTACAGAAATGGGGATTTATAGTTGTGATATCCATTCTACAGTTTCAAAAGATTTGACAGATTGTGGTTATGAGTACGATATGGATTTTTACTTGGAAAATATTAAGAAGATCGATTTATGTATATAAATTTTAAAATTTCTAGTAGTCTTTTATGCGGCGACATAGAAAAATTAACAGCCATAAAACAGAAGGAAATAGAATGGCTTAGTAAAAACCTCCCAGACACTGATTTAAGACGATTTGAGGAACTTTCTTTAATCTCAAGAGTAAAGACAAAGAAAAAGAATGAAAGCCCGTTAGAAAGTCTAAGACTGTCAGATAAAGGAAAAAAACTTTTAATGGACTTATCTTACGAAGGTGCACCTGATGAACAGACTAATATTTTATTGAACTGGCTTATACAGATATATAAATCTAAGAAAAACGGCATAATAAAGAATAAGACTGAATGTGCTAGAAGATTATTTTGGTGGAAGACAATAACTAAAATAGAGGGTAATAAATTAGCAGTTCTTTTATCTCAGTTTGTAGCAGATAGTTTTATTCCTGAAAATCCTAAGAATTTTGCAGAAGAGTTTAGAGAATTTAAAGAAAATAACTCTAGAGGCGTTATTAGTAACATGCTAGACAATATTTGTTGGCAAGCTGATAGTATGTTTGATAAGCACTATACCTTAGACAAATCGCCGCTTTATCGATACTACACTGACAATGAAGAGTTTATTAAAAACATTTGGCGCGAAAGAAAATTAGAAACAGATGAATAAAAAAGTAGCAGTTATAGGAAGATACAGAGATTATTTAGAAATAGAAAATCCAATTAAAGATGCAACTTACAGTTGTGTAAACACAGAAAGAGATGTATTTGGTCGTCATTGGGATTATTATATGATAGCTAATTATTTTTATCCCGAAACTAAAGAAAGAAATTCTATAATAGATTATATTGAATCACATGGCGGCAAAAAGATTGAATAGAAAACAACTCATAGCGGATTTTGAACAATTAAGAGCAGGATTTGATCAAGCTGTTTTAAGAGCTATTTATGCAGAAGATAATATTTCTAAATTAGGTTTTGCGGCACATTATTATCTGGCTAATAAAAGAGTAGCAGAACTTGGAGGAGAGCCTTATCAAATAAGTTGGATTATAGAATATTACAAAGAAGAAGTAAAAGAGATGTCTAAAGCATTAAAAGGAATTTTAGATAAAAACCAAGAATTAATTGATGATTATGAAAGAGGAACTAGAACACTATAATCTTTTTGATGAGTTAGATATGTCGGATATAAGATATTATTTATTCACAAGAAAAGACATTGCGCAAAAAAGATTAGAAACAAAGGATAAAGCTTTACAGAAAGAAATAGACACTACAATAGAATATATGAATAGTAGATTA